ATGCTCGCCAACCGTCAACTGCTGCATCCTCATGGATTTGTATTTACGTCTACATATTCCGCCACTAAATATTTGAATGGTGTCCAGTAAAGGATTTGAACCTTCAAAAACATGGGCCTAAACCATGCGCGTCTGCCAAATTGCGCCAACTGGACATAATTCGCTTCTATTCAGTTTTTCTTTTTTTTCCACAATTTGCTAAAAGAGTCGTATGAAGCGATAACAGTAGACTTTGGTATCCTCGGTGGGAGTCGGACCCACAGAACTTCGGGTTTGAGCCGAATACATATGCCAATTCTGTTACGAGGACATAAAATGGTAGCGAGAATGGGATTCGAACCCACACTACAGAGATTTTAAGTCTCTTGACTCTGCCAAATTGGTCTACCTCGCCATATTGCTACTATTAACCGTCGTAGCCACGTGCTCCCCAGGTACGCATTATTAAGAGGCGCGGGCAAGTCTATTAAAACTAGACACGCTTATCTTCCCGGAGCCGACCCGGTGCCTTTTTACTGCAATTCCAAAAATAGCTTGTTCTTTAAGAAAATTTGCTGACGTGTCTCGGCTTGGAGCGATATGCGGGACTCGAACCCGCGTCACCGGCTTGGAAGGCCAGGGCACTACCGCTATACCAATACCGCATTTGCCTATTTAACCCAATAGGCCAAGAAAGTGGTCGCAACACCTGGACTTGAACCAGGGACTTTCATCTTATCAGGATGACACGCTGACCAACTGCGTCATGTTGCGTTAAGATTTTTTAGCAATAAATTTCATTTCAATTTTAGTATTAGCAGGAATAGAATATGAAAGAAAATAATTGTCGGGAAGAGAACACATAATGCTAGAACCTTCAATTGTAAAACAATTAATACAATCTTCATGGCCTCGCTGTTTCAAAGTATCTATTAACCAATTATAAATAGACTTAACAAATTCAGTTTTCGTGGCTTGAATAGATAATTCTTTCTTTTCCATAAAATCATTTCCTTTCTCTTGATATATTTATTATATCAAAAAATCTTAAAAAAGTCAAATATACAAGACCCGCTATAAACGCGCCCGGCCATCGGGCATCTTTCCCCATAATGGGGAAAGGTTAGAATCGAACTAACTATCACGTGCTCTCTATGCAAAAGAAGAATTGCTGACAGGTCTTAATGGCGGCCGATGAGAGAATTGAACTCCCCTGGGGTGGTTAACAGCCACCTGCCAAACCACTTGGCGAATCGGCCATACGAAAGGGATTTCTCCCTTTCAACATATTTATTATAGCATAATTTTAAATAAGAGTCAAATATTAGGGCCACTCGCCTAATGGCTTACCAAGATTTGCACGCTCAACATTAGTATTATAGAAAACACCTTCTGTTGCTGGGCCAGTTAGAACTTCTTCTGCAATATCTTGATATAGAGTACTAATAATACCATGACAATCGTTTAGATTATCTGCGGCAAACTGCACTACGCAATTATTAAATACGACGTAAGTTGTACCAATCCACTGATAACCTTCTTCAGCAGGACAAACAGAGTATGCATAAGCAGGATTACCTTTGAATGCAGTATCAAATAGTTCAACCTTACTGGTAAAGGCGCGATTAGTTGGAGTTCCATCAATCATAATTTTTAGTTTAACATTGCCAAAACCTACTTCTTCTGGCAAAATTTGCTGTAAAGCCGCGACTTTATCGCCGTTATTACAAGCAAGAACTACTGTTGGATGTTCGCCACTAAAATCAACATTGAAAGCAATTAGAGGATCTCCGTCAAATAGAGCTTCTAATTTTCTTACTGTAATCGTCCAAGGTGGTAGAATTTTTAATCTTACATTATTCATTTCAGTATACCTCATAAATTAGAATAGCAGTAGGTTGCTAGCCACACATCAGAGTCAAATAAAAACTAGACAGACTTATATACATTCTATCCATTGAACTATTAGCCGCGTAAGCGACTAAGTGAGATTCGAACTCACATCCCTTGTTATACAGACAAATTAAGAAAATATTGCTGACCTGTCTAAATGGTGCGGCAAATAGCACTCTAAGCTATACATCATTATAGGGACGTCTCCGTAAACTATAAGGTGTCTCTCACGTAAGCATTACTTTGGTCGCTTACTGGTTGCCACATATAAAGCCGAGCACACCCTCGGCGTGGGTTATTAGGGCTGTTATCCTTATAAGGGATACATTTTTTCAACTCCATTACAGGCACCCTACTATTAGAGATTATAGTGTGTAACCGCACACTTACTTACTTCGCCTGTCTTTTTATTATAGTCTGCCGCTAAGCCGCATGCTACATATCATATTTGATTATGAAGTATTGCTTAGAAAGTTCATTCATAAGCACTTCTCCCAAATACGCCAGTAGTAGTTTAGTAAAAATCCGTGTTTTCCGCAGACTTGCATCGTAAAGGAGGCGATGCGAATGGCGGCCCCAGCGGGTTATGATCCCGCGATCTCGGCGGTGACAGCGCCGTATTCTAACCAGCTGAACTATGGGGTCATATAGATAGTCTTTAAAGCTAAAGGCTTACGTCATAATCTCACATTGGCATTACATATTTATACTGCTGAAGCCACATTTGATCTCAAAGCACGATGGTACCCACATCCGGGAACGATCCGGAATTTTCACCTTGAAAGGGTGACGAACTAACCAATTATTCGATGCGGGCATAATTCCAGTGTTGGCGCACCGGAACGACGAGATGCAGTTGACTAGTTATTATTGCGCCAACAATAATAACAACGAATTTTTAATTTCTATGTTTGTCTTTCATCAACTTTATCTCTCACGTTTTTACACAGATACGTGTCAACTGTTTGCTCTTCATTGGAATCGAACCAATCCTACTCGGTGGTATATCCGGGCGTGCCTTCCACTACACTATCAGGGCATATAGGCGTTTGATAACCCAGGTTGCGCCCAAACTCTGGGCATGTGTTGTACTTTCACATGATGAAAATGCGGCGACCACATAAACCGCGTTCAAGAGATTCAGGTCATGACTCCCTTCTCTTGGAAGAGCACTAGGATTCCCTTCCCATTTTCATTTTACTATACTGCGTCAGAATGCTGTTCCTACATTCATTGTTAAGGGTTAGCTTTCACCCTAACCGTTTACAGCGGTCGCATTTTAGCCTACACAATGTGACGGGTGCGGAGGGCCCTTCCACCGCTTTTCTGATTTGTTAACAATCAGTAAGGACTTCACCCATTACTTTCCTTCCATCCCGTTTTTCGGCCGTTGTACTTCTTACGTGGTACATCACGCTTGCCTGATATTCTTCCAATTTAACGCGCAAGTCCGCTAAATTTCCTATTGGTCTCAGTGGAATAGGACGCTGCTTCGATTTTTTGTTTAGGCCAGAAATCAAGACAACTGGCACTTTTGACTATCGAGGTGGCCCATATATTAGAAACCTGCACTAATATGGCGATTCTTCTAATATACGTATCTCAATCTGGTCTTCGTCCATCCCCACTTCCCGTTTCCGAAGTGTAGCGCACCATCAACTACGAGTGTGACGGAAACTCACATTTCTTCTTTTACGTCCTTACTGTTTGGACTTGGCTGTTCTTCAAACTCCATTTAACCCATTCTTCCTAGCGTGTGGTCTAAAGCTTCTTAACCTTAGTTTTTCAAAACTTACACGCTAATTACGGCATTTGGGCACCTAATAGGCGCAATGATTTGCGCATTGCTTTAAGCTCCCTTAGCACCGATGCTCTGCCTGACTACCAGAGCTACAGCAGTCTGGCCCTGCTTGCCGACATCGTTATTTTATATACCGCGAACGATGTGCGGTTGCGCTCTCCAGTGGCCGCCTTCGAGCGGGGCTAGATTCTAAGTGCATCAGAGTTTTTTGACACCGTGGCCTTCCTCCGCCACCGCCGGGAGTCGAACCCGGGCAGCGTCGTTACCTTTTCGCCCTAACATCACTACGTCGATGTTTCTCACCTTGAACGAATACCTTCTAACGGTCTGGTATCAACCGTTGGTCGCGGGCCTGGGAGTCGAACCCAGTCCTTGAGGCTTATGAGGCCCATGACTTAACCGCTTGTCCTGTCCGCGATACTCTCTCTTTCTTACATAATTATTATATCATAATTTTTGTTTTAAGTCAAATAACTAGACTCGAAATTTCATGCTCTACCTCTTGAGCTACTCACGCTATTGCATAAGATGGGAGTTGAACCCACGACACTGAAAGTGTTGTTTGCTGTAAGAGTCTATAATGCGCACTGCTGGACTCGAACCAACGACGTCTTGCTTGTAAGGCAAGCCTTCTCCCAACTGAAGTAAGCGCGCACGCGTGCAACATCCATATTACGGTCATGTTTCAACCTTTAACGAGTTGATGCTGCCAGTATCTCGGGAAAGAGATCGGGTCATGACTCCCGTTTTTCAGATTTCTCCTACTTTGTCGTCTCCCAGTCATCCTCGCGACATTCTGGTACTCCACCAGGGAATCGAACCCTGAATCCACTGATTAAGAGTCAGTTGCATTACCATTGTGCTAGTGGAATATAAATCTCACAATTTACCATTCCATATGCCCTTATGTTCTGGTCGTAGGGAATTGGTGAGTTTCTACCCTACTGTTTCCTCCTCAACGGGCGAGGTGTCCGGCGTACTCTCTGGTGGCCGCGTTTCACCTTTTGGGAGTTGCCGCTCCCGCACTACTTGCGGCAACAAGTAGATTGGCATATAAAGACTTCTTGCGTTTAGGGACTCCAAGGCTTGCGCATCGCCGGTTTACAGTCCGTTCAGTCATTCGGACAAATGGTGGAGCTAATGAGATTCGAACTCACTACTTCTTCCTTGCAAGGGAAGCACTCTACCAACTGAGTTATAGCCCCATTTTATAAATTATCATTCTTTTATTGTCAATTTGACCTGGATTATATTTACGAAGAAAGTTTCCAAACTCATAATCATAGAATAAATAATTACAAGTAGGACAACGAAAAGAATAATAATCTCCATCACGGTCGAGGCGATTTGAAGTCTTAACTTCAGTTTTAGACTTTACAATTACATGTAGACATTGCGGGCACCGAAACGGATACATTTTCATTTCTTTCCCTTCTTTCTTACATATTTATTATATCATAATTTTTAAGAGAAGTCAAATTCTTATTATTTTAATGTTTACAATTTCAACCCTGGTCAAGTCAAAACCAATATTACGAATATAATTAAAAACTTCTTTTTTTGAAGGTTTTTTAGAATAGAGAACTACAAAATCTCGGGTCATTTCTCCATATTTCAATGATACTATACACCGCCAGTTCTCTTTCTGCATTTTTCTTCCCCTTTCTTACATAAAAATTATAACATAATTTTATTTTTAAGTCAAATAATTATTTTTTTGAAGTTCGATAATCTTCACGAGAATGAATGGTGTTTTGATATTTACATTCGGGACAATAAATATATTGTTCATAATCCCATTGACAATGATTATTCTGAATATCACTATCTTCAAAAGTAAAAACGCATTCACAATTCTTACAAGTCATTTGGTAAGGAGCATGCCCATGTTTAATAACTTTAATCATCGTAACATTCTACCTCGATTCCCATCTGTTCACAAAAAGTACTTTCAACTTCATACCAGGTATCACGAGAAATATACTCTTCTTCCATTTCTTCAATAGTACGATCACAAAGGAAATCATCAAGATAATCAGGCATTTTCTCATCCTCCCTCTTTACATAAAAATTATATCATAATTTTAGTACAAAGTCAAGAAAAAATCCATACTAAATTTCAAGTAAATCGACTATATAAGATTGGGTGTCTTTAATCTCTCACTATCAATTTAGTATGGATAGTGCAATTAATATTCGCGTAATATCAATTGCGGCCGCATATCTCACAGTTGCCGCGACTGGCAATAGTGCTTATATCGAAAGCAATCCGAGCGGATTCTCGCGCCGTATTCTCCGCGCCCACTTGGTTAAGGTAGTCAGCTCCTTCCAACTTTCATTCTCGAAAAAGTTGGCCTACGTCGTAGTATTACTCCGGATTAATTTACATGGCTACGAGCTCATGGCGGTTATTAACGCAAACCAAGCCCCGGCGCTTACTTTATTCTCCGCTCCCCTCGCTAGCAGGTTCGCGGGCGGGATGAAATAAGAAAACCCTTAGTTGTAAAAAGTCCTATCGGGTTGCGCATTGTAAAGAGGCGTGATAGGCTCTTACTGGTACTCCCTCTGGGATTCTAACCCAGGACACCGGACTTAGAAGGACCGTGCTCTATACAACTGAGCTAAGGGAGCATATAAAAGGGTTGATTACGGCTCAACCCAAGCCATCAATTAAAGAAAATTTTTGAAGAAAGGATCAAAAATATCAAATAAAGCGGGTACGTTCTTTACCCCATCGGTTGAAAAATGGAAAGTACCGTACTTTTTACAGAAAGCTTCAAGTTTTTCTCTATAAGCTGACTGTGCTTTATTAGCCGCTTCTAGCGCTGCGGTAACTTCTGCCGCCATAGCCTTACGCTCTGCGGCTTCCTTTTCTTTCTTTTCCTTTTCTTCTGCGGCTTTACGTTCTGCACGAATACGCTGACGATTTTCTTCTTCTTTTGCTTCGAATTCTGCTTGCTGGCAAGCTTCAACAGAATCAAATAGTTTGTTTAATTTTTCGCTATAAAACTTCATATAAGTTCCTCTCCTTATAATTTATGTAGTTCCTATCCTACATATTTAATATTATTAGAATGGGATTTTCCCTTTCTAACAATATTATTATATCATAAAAAATTAAAAAAGTCAAATATTTATTTCAACCCATCCATAAACACCTGGTTCCCATACATTATTTGCGATAGTATTTTCCCAAGTTTTTCCATTATGAGTTACTTTATCTCCAATCTAATATGGATTTGTGCTATCTGGCTATTCCCATTCAGGAATTACATTTTCATCTGGAATTAGTACTTTAGCCCATAGGCTTGGAGCAGAAAGTGGGTCCCAATTTGGTTGTGGTATATGTGTCTATAAACATTTGTATAAAATACCATTATATCGAACTCGTGTATCTTTTTCATAATTATCTTCATTTGCGTGCCACTCTGGAAATAATTGTACGGCTTCAATTGCATCAGCATCATCTAAAGAAATAGCGGCTTTTTCAATATAAGGGCGCAATTTACGAGCAAGTTCTATTAAGGTCATAGGTTACTCCACCCCCAATAAAATTTTTGCCGCGGTGAGTTCTTCTTGTAAATTAGCAATAGCTTTAGAATTTTCTTCATTCATTAATTGAATGTATTCGTCTTTAGTATATCCAGTATAATCATATTCAAACCCGTTAATTACATGTTCATCTATTTCTTTTTCAAAAGGAATAATGTTTTTTGCAGTAAAAACCATAGAATCAGTTATTTCAATTTCTTGAGGATATTCAAATGATTGAATTTTACCATAATTAATCATACTAATCACCCCTCAAATTTTGCTTTCCATTTATTTATATTTGCAGTATAAATATCATTTTTCTAAGGAATATACATTAAATTCGCGCCAAAGGAATATTTAGAATATGTAATTTCTCGATCGCATCCATAATAAAATGGCCCTGCGCTATCTTCACTTTCCCAAGTTCCGCCAATCACTACACAATTAGTTCCATTTAAATTTGCTTTAGACCAAAAGTTATCTCCTACTGGCAAAGCACTATTGGCAGAAGCACATTCAGCTGGCATAAATACCCAATCATACTTATCATTGCCATATCCCATTGCAGAAACCCATGAATGCATAGTAGGAAGTTTAAATCCTACACTTTCATAATTATTATCTACAGTAGTATAGTTATAATTAAAGTTTTTACAAATATATGGATATCCGCCTTCATCATTGCCTTGTCCATAAATATTGATTCCGCCAATAAAATGCCAAATGTTACCCCAAGGATTTTCTATGCCACGATAAGATATTGCTCTTTTTCCAGAAGTATCATAAGAAGTATATTCACCATTTATTTCAGAAATGGTTGTTTGGGCTACTCCGGTATTATTGCCAAGTGATGCGGTTGAACCTGTCAATGAAGCACAATTTGTATTATAAACAGCTGGAATATTTATTATTCCAGACTCTATTCCATTTTGAATATTTAATTGTCCAAATTCTACCATTTCTAACATTTGATTTGCGCTTTCAACTGCCATATTTGTTATATGCCATCCATTTCCTCGATTTTTTGCTAATTGTTCAGCATTAATTATTGTAAGACTACTAGTAGAATTACTACTAACTGGTTTAGCATTAGCAACTGATGAAAGCTTATCATTAGCAAAATCAATAGTTATAGTAGAAGTAGTATTATAATTATTATTGGAAAAATCATAAACACTTCCTTGATAAGCTGGTAATAATACATAATCAACTTCAACATTGTCTTCATTTATAAATAAAGGATGTACTTTAAAACCCGATTTTTTTTGAGTAGATAAAATTATATTTTCTTTTTTAATAATATTACCACTTTCAAGTCCGGTCATATTAATTGGGATTCTCTAGTAATAAAATTTTGGTTGATATACCATAACTTGTCCATTACTTCCATCATCAGCATAATTAGAATCTCCATAAAATGCGGTTATTGTTCCATCGTCTGTTACGTTACAACGCATACGTCCGCCATACATGGAATAAGAATCGAAATTAGCTCCTGCTGTTTTATTTTCTGCGTCCTATATTCTAGTAAAGGATTTATTTACATAGTCTATCTATAATCCTATTGTTCCACTTATATTATATGTACCAGTATTAATAAGTGCCGCAATAATATCCTATTCTGAGGTTGAACCTGCAATTGGTTTACCATCTGGGCCAATAATTATAATATTACCTGCGTCATCAATTGAGAAACTTCCAATTGTTCCGCCGCCAGTGGAAGGGATTTGTGCAATTTTATTTTCAAGTTCAGTTTTTATTGAAGTTATATATTCTTTGATAGCTTTTTGTGTCATTGAACCATCTTCATTGTTTCCTGAACTAGTATAATTTTTTTCTATATCATATGAAGTAGAGCTACCATTTTTAGTAATGGTCGCACGTTTAATTTTGGCATTACTTGTATTAGCATCTGATATAGTTACATTTGCGGCAGTATTTTGAATTGCCGTAGATAATTCAGTATAATTGTCTGCCATTGTAGTTTCTAAAGAATCAATATCTGTCTGTACTGGAACTAATGCTTCTTGAATTTTATCTTCAACAATTTCATTAGTAAGAGCCGCGGCGGCAGACGTAAAATCTGTTTTTAAATTATCGAAGTCATCTGCAATTGCTTCTGCCCTTGTCTAAGCTTCTTGTGCGGCTTCATTTGCGGCTTGAGCGGCAGCATTAGCATCCTAAGCATCTTGTAGAATTGCAGCCACTTCATTGGCTTGCGCCATAGCAGCTTTAGCTTGTCGTACAAGTGTTTCGGTTTCTCCTGTAAATGACTTTTTTGAGGCTAAAATAATATCAATAATATCCATTATTCAATACCTCCTTATACTCGTTTCCAAGTCTTATTGCTTTTTCCTAAATAAAACGTTAATTCATTGTTATTATCTTCATCTTCTAATACAACGCAGACTGAACCTAAAGTAATATATCTAGGATCAATTCGTTTTTTATCTTCTGCGGTGTCACAAAAATGTGTATATGTTATAACATTATCTTGTGAACCGCGCTGTGTCATAATATTTGCCATATCTATCACCTCAAAAGAAAAGGAGCGAAATTAATCGCTCCTTATCATTTATTCTTCACTTTGTTCAGGTTCTACTCTTTTATTAATTTTATTTATGTTAATATAAGCAGTAGAATTATTATTATTGTATATATTAGAATTAAGACTGGTGATGTATAAATCTTCTGCGAAGGTTAAAGTAACTATTTCTTCATCTTGTCCGTTTAGAATTTTTAGACTTTCAATACGGACATTTTCAAAGAATTTTGCGCTTGATAGTGAGCTTAAAGAAACGTTTAATCCAATTGATTCAGAATGTTGAGAATAATTATCAATTCCCATTGTTGCTGAATAATTCATTTCATTAGCTTCAATAAGATGGGTGTCGTCGTTGTTTAAAATAATTTTAATCATAATAAATTCCTCCTATTATTGTGGTTTATATATTGCTCTGACATTGAAAGCAGAGTAACTGTTTGCATTAGAAGCACTTCTAGTGCCACTACACCAGCAACCACCAAAAATATTTCCACTATACCAATATGGCGTTCTATGACTCCAAATAGTTTGTCCTTCAATTTTAGTATACTGAAAACCTGAATAAGTTTGATTAGTATATTCATATGGGGTTGGATCACTATAATAACCTACATTCGAACTATAAGGAAAAAATATATAATCATTTTGTGCAGATGCAGATGTATTTATTATATTATAATGATATGTTACTTGTCCAGGAATGATGTCATTTGGAATCGTATGCTATTCAAGAATTGTATATCCTTGAAGTTCACTGGTACTAGCGGGAATGGTATTAGTAATAGCTTGCTTAAAAGAATGATTTGTTGATTTTTTATCTATATAAAAATAAGAGTGCGCAAGGCAAGTACTAAATGGAGAAGTAAATAGTCCTTCAATACCATAATAATATAAAATATTATTAGCTTTAAAACAAGATAAAAATCCGTTTTGTACAGCACTTTGGTTAGTACATCCAGTTGTATACTGAGTAATATAGCTATCTGTACTATTACTATTATTCCATTTATCAGTTCCTTGTTCTATTAAAAAAAGTAATTGTAAAGCACTATATACTTCTATAGACATAACTTCATAATTATTGCTAAGTCCAGTAATTGCATCATTAATTGTTTTTCCATTAGTATAATTGTAGTTATCAACTGTATTATACTTTATTTGTAATCCACTACTTGATTTATTATTACTGTTTAAATAATATTTAGAAATATATACTCCTGAACCAGGATGTAATTTAAATCCAGGATATTTTGAAGAAGGAGGCTTTCTATTTGCTATGTACATATAGTAATCCTAACCTTCTTTTATTGCTTTATAATAAAACTTTGGTAAATAAACATAAAGATTGTTATTTGCATTATCAAGGTCATCTCTACTATTAACTCTAGTAATATTATTCTATTCATTAATATTATAAGTTAGCATTTTTTTCCATGGAGAAAAGTTTTTATATATAGTTGTATCATCAGCGTCACCGGCATTAACATAATTATTTGGATCCTAATTATTAGTATTGGAAGAATTGGGTAAAAGTTTAAAATAATTACTACTACTAGTATTCCATTTTATTCCAAATATACTTAATTCTTCTGTACTTAAAGTTGAAAATAAATTTAAAATCATTAACTTACTTGAACTCCTTTTATCTAAACTATTGTTATGGGAATATTCTCAGTAGGAGGTTCTCCAAATGCTGTTGCAACAATAGTTGTTCCATTTGATCGTGTAAATTCTAACCCTGCAGAAACAATAGCGGTATGAACGCCTTCAGTAGCAGTACCTTGCGGGCCAATTATTAAAGTGTCAGTTGCGTCACTATTAATTGTAATATTCTATGTATATATACCGTTAGTAGCATTCCAACCACTACTAGTTAATGTTTTATTATAACTTTTTATATTTGCAGCCTCTAAATCTTTACTTGCATGGCCTGTAACGTTTGCTTCAATTCCACCAGGAACTTTCATTAAACCAGTTGAAGGATTAAGAGTTGGAACTTTGGTGATATCATCCCATACAACACCATATATAGTATTAGTAGAGCTGCCATCCGTTTCAGTAGTTCCTATACCGCCCGTGGTTGTTATTTTTGTACGACTTACTAATAATGGATAATCCCCATTATATCCACTCTTTTGCCTATAAACACGAAGTCCATAATTAATACCTGAATCATACTATGTAATTAGACGCCAGCATCCATGTGCTGTTGCACGAGCATTAGAAGCGATTATACTAGTACCACTTACTGCGCCATATACACTACATGTTGCGGCACTATCATATCTTAATGTAATAGACATGTTGTTATTAAACCAGTTCTATAATCTTGAGCCATTACTATGAATGATTGGATGATATGTAGTACCATTGTCTAATGATAACCAAGTACCATAGTCATGTGCGGCACTAGGGATTTTAACAGTAACTATATCTCCATCTATTGGTTCTATACCAGCATTATATTTCCAGGATGCAGGACGATAACGTGGGTTTGCTGAGGCACCTAAGTCTGATGCAGTAACACCAGTACCATCAGTTATTGTCGGAGAATTAATAGCTTTTGCAGAAAGTTGAATCGCGCCATTTAGATACTAAATATATGCTTTTTCTGTTGTTATATTTGTATTAAAAGCCAACTTACCAGTTAAACCAATTGCGCCCGCGGCGTATAATTTATAAGTATTCTATGTTGCATTTGTATCGCCGAGCTATAAATTATTGTACTAATTAAAACGAGCAATTTCAGCACTCGCTTGCTAAATGACTATACTCGCACCACTCGCCCTATTTAAAAATAGTGTGCTACCGCTACTAATTGTTAATGTCTTTCCCGCAGTATCTGGAGAAAGAGTAATATCAGCTCCAACGGCGCCAGTAACTTTTAAGCCGCGAGAAGCCATTGCACCTGTACCATTACCCACAATAACACAATCAGCTGTAAAAGTTGTCGCCCCAGTGCCACCGCGTCCAACTCCTAATGTACCAGAAGTTAGCTTACTTGTTGATAAATTAGGAATGTCATCTGCAGTTAAACTACGAAATGTTGGGGCGGCATTCGAGTCAGAGGTTCCTGCTGGCCCAGCGAGCACTGTATTATGGGTCTAAGCTACAAATGAAATAGTTGTATTTAATGAAGAGGTTTGAGCAGTATTTACACTAGACTAAAGTGGAGAGGCGGCCTGTACTCGTACACTAGTTACACCAGAATTACCCCAAAATATATTAGTGCCATTTGTTTTTAAAACCTATCCATTAGTTCCCGCCCCATAAACTGCTTCAGTATCAGAAGTAGAAGCAATTATTGTCTAAATTCGTGCTGATTCTGAAAGAATAGTATTAGTTACCTAAAGATTACCAGTAACCAATGTATCTTTTAACTAAGCCATATATTCACCTCCTTACATTTCTATAAAATCTTTGGCGATTATTTGACCGTCGCGTACAAAAGATACTTTTTGATTTATCCATGAGTTTGAATCTATAATTCGATTATAAAATTGTCCTTTTCGAGTTATTTTAACTGGAGAAGGGGTCATTAATGGGGTGGAATTAATTGAAAATACTTTATTTTGATTATTAGTATCATTAGGTAAATCAGAATAACGATATGATATTACAATCATTCCATAAGCAGCATTTTTAGCTTCATATGGTATTACTAATGTTTTTTCAGTAGCCTCACAAATTTTAGGAGAAGTAATACTACTCTATGTAAGAGTATCATTAAGTATTGACAATGATTGCAATGAAATTGTTTTTATTAAATTATCATTGTTATCATAAATTTCTAAATAACTTTGATAATAATAGTTTTTAACAAAATGAGTAGTGCTAACTTGACGATAATAGTTACCTGTCCTACTCCATTTTGAACTGGTGTATTGAGCATCTATAGGTATAATTGAAATAGCAGGAGAATGTATAATATATTCATTTGCTCCCTGAAAATAAAATTTATTATATTTTTTAGTATATTCTACGACAGATAAATACTTAGTTTTTTGACTTGGAGCAATAGTGCCAACGACGGAATATTCTGTTACGATACCACTAGAACTAGTAATATCAGCAGTATCATTTACTTGATAAGATTGATTAAATTGAGTTCCTTGAGTATTTTCATTCTATTCTATAAATTCAACCGCATGAATATTATTCAAATTATCTATTCTCATACTATTATTATACAACAATTTTATGTCATTGTCAAGTAATGGAGTACAATAAATTCTGACATCACTTATATTGCCCACTTGATCAGTACTCTGTGGTTCATTTTGACTTGCCTTTGCTTCTCCTGAAATTACTAAAGGAGTATTATTTGCATATTTAATTGTATCTAATGAAAAAGTAACTTCCGTACTAGTTTTTTCTATTCCATCTATATAAATTTTAACGGAAGTTCCATCAAAGACTCCAGTAAACATATGCCAACCATTTGTTAAACTAGTATGATCTATTGCGCTACGCGCTATTTTGTAACCACCTATATTTGTTAAATATACTGGGAATTGTATTCCATATGTAGTGCCGCCATATTCAAAATTCCATCCTCCGCCTTGTGTACAAGAAATGGGATTTCCCCATGTAGTCCATTTTGTCCATAAGTTTACTGTCATCTATTCTTTAGGTAGCCAGTCTCCACTCTATCTTGGAGAAATTGCATACTATTCATTAGTAAAATTTGTAGAAGTTGAATATCGTGCGGTATTAGTATCTGTTGTGCCGCCGATAATATTTAAGTAATTCCCATATCCACTTGCGTCAGAAACTCGCCCGTCCATAATAGATTCTTTAGTAAAAGTCCAATGAGCAATTAATCCTTGTGATATTTCTTTTACTTCAAGTGGACTTAGACAATGATCATAAATGCGGACGTCATTTAATGAACAAGCTGGTTTATAGTTGTTATTTGTTCCCGGTACATCCCAATTAAATATAGATATTTTTGTAGCTATTGCATGATTTGTATAACTCTAAGTTAATTCTGATTTTCCGTCTACCCATAACTAGAATTCTTTTTTAGTATTATCATATGTTAAAGCTAAATGATGCCATTCATTTTTTATATTAGTAGTACCATAATAAGTATAATATGTACGAGAGCTTCCATTTCCTGTACTGCAACATATACGATAATCATCCGTAGAAATCTATTTGACATTAATGCCAAATCCAGATTTATTTGCTGTAGAATGATTGCTGACTAATCCGTTAGCAGTATTCCCAACCGTTTCTGTAACTTTTGCCCAGCAACAAATAGATAAATCCTTATCGAGTAAAACAGTAGCATCTGAAGAAATATCTCCTGCAGTTTTTATATTGGGTCTACAATAACAGTTTCCAATTTTCCCTTCATTATTAATTATAATAGTAGAAGAATTAGAATTAATAAATTGTAAATTTGAACACCCTAAATTCCTTAAATCCCCATTTAAAGGAAGCCAAACCTGTAAACTCATTTATTTTCCTCCTTTTACTCATATATATTAAAAATATGAGAGATATAAAATATATCTCTCATATTTATTACTAAAATATAAAATCTAAACAGTTATCTGTTTCATTATATTCTATTGATACATGTTCATTTACTATATGAGTCTCTGCATGTAAAGTATGTGCATATAAATTTCCTTGTCCCATAATATAAGCGTTAGTAGTACCCCCAGCAGTAACTGCGACGTTAGCACTTGTAGGTTCATTCTGAGAGCCCATCAAATAATATTGAGTTGTAGTATCAGAAATTAATTTATAATCTACTTTTGTATTAGTATTAATCCAAGGAACGTTTACAAATGGCACTCCATTTATATCTGTCTCAATTGCATAATAACGTCCCGGAGTGCTAGTTCTACTTTGAATTGCAGGAGGAGTGGTTGCGTAAGTACTATGAGAAGCTGTAATTTTTCCAGTTGTAGAATATAACGGATTAATTCCACCGAGTGTTGTTGAAGAGGCTTCATTTAGAGTTACATTACCTGATGATACTGATAATCCAGTTCCAAAACTTGCTACACCTAAAGCTGAAGCAGTAGCAGTAGGTAAATCTTCTGCTGTCGGTTTCGCCATTGCTTTAACCTTAACTGCAGAGCCATTTATCGTTAATATGGTTGCTTCCGCGCCCCATGATAAGGTCGGGACAGTGTTTGGAATTGTTGTATTCCCGGTATCTAATATGACTCTCCAGTCTTTTGCACTATTATTCACAACTGAACGGTGTAATAAATTTTCATTATTAGGAGACATAAAAATATCATGGAAGTATGTTGAACTCCAATAAACACGTATTGTCTAGATATTCGCTTTTGTTGTATGAGAAGTATAATCCGCTGGATAACTCCATAATTTATAACTATTACTGGATCCCTCATAAGCATTCCCATCCGCAGAACCAACCGTTGGCTAACCCGAATAATACTATAAACCACTTGTATTTTCTGTTGCGCTAGACGCGAGTAAATTTGCTTTAGTCGCTGTTGTAGCATTACCACTAAATGTTGTAGCAACAACAGTACCATTATCTTTAATAGTGAATAAATCTGTATATGAAGTACCACCATTAGTAGACTACTAGAATGTAAATACAGCAGTATTCGTTGTACTATCATCTGTGATTGTTATACGTTGTCTATATGTATCACTATTCCAATCTAAAATATTTGCGGTTGGAAATATTAAATTACCATTTATTGTTGTCGCGCCGTTTAAACGTGAAGCTCCTTTAACATCCAATACATAATTTGTTAAATCTGCATCACTATATTTGGAATTTAAACCTAAACGACTAAAGTATCCTGGAATGCTTGTGCCACTAGAGGAAAGAAAGTAAAACCCATCAATATCTTGTTTTGCATAGATTCTGTCAACATTTCTTAAATATCCATTGTCATCTATACTTATTGAACTGGTTTGAATAGTTCTTCCGTTTGTCCCATTAAATCTCACAATTGCATTATTAGTAGAAGTTGTAGAAGAACTAGTCACATATCCTGAGTTATTATTAAACTCATTTAAATCAGTTGGGCGTCCAGATATATTTTCCCATGCTACACTTGTAGCACTACCAGCAGAAGTAGCATAAGGTACAGTAAAAGCACTACTAGTTTTCCCACCGGCAGTAATAGTTACCTAATTGGCATTACTGGTGCTTGCCTAGATAGATGGATTATTTGCTAAATTGGTCGCGGTAGTAGCTGTATCAGCATTACCTTTAAAAGCTGCAGCGTATACATTCCCTTCAACTTCTAGCCATGCGGGAGAAGCACTAGTTCCACCTATAAGTTTTAACCCCGCGGGGTAACGATAACTATCCAAATCAGTATAAATTAAATGTACTGGTTGTGTTCCTGTATTTTCCTAAAATGTAATACGTGGATTTGTACTTGCTGCAGTCATTGTAGCTGTTGTTTCTCCGCCCAATACAATATTATGGAATGGGTTAGCAGTAGTACCAAGAGCAACAGTTTGATTACCTTTAATATCTCCAGTCATCGTTCCACCTGATAGAGGAAGCGCATACGAAGAATAATTGGTCGCGTTTAGAACAATACTGCCATTAATTTTTACATGATTATCATCTTTTGCTCTAAAACTTAGCCCCCAATAATTTGATAAACAAATCCATTGACGTGTAACGGTAGAACCCCCACTAGTTTCCTCCACATCAAAGCCACCAAGTCCATACCAGCTAGCTCCATCAGAATTGTTGTCATTATCTGAAGTAGTCCATTGTAATTTTCTCGCGGCTGAAGAATAAATTTTACCAGTCATATTGCCGCCTGCAAGTGGCAAGTAATCACCTAATGCTGCCTAATATGCAATTCTCTACCAAGTTGTAGCATTAACTGGCATATAATATAATGCCCCATTACTGCTAAAGCCAAGTCTTGCTTCATAATAATTTGAACCACTAGTTGGATGTGCCTTTACAATTAATTCCGCATTTGCATTGTTCATTTTTGGCATTGAAGTATTAGATACATTGCCCACTACGGTCATCGTACCTACATCTAGAATACTAGAAAATTCATTTGTTGCAACCGTGGCGGTATGAGCACCTTTACCAGTAACATCAGATTTGGTTGCACTGCCCGCGCTCGTCGCGGTTGTAGCAGTTAAGGCATTACCGTTTAATGTAACATCGCCTGCTGTATTACTATATACAATCCACTTACCTTTTGTAAAATCATATAAACCGCCATTACCAGATGTGCCGCCAACCATTAAAGCTATTTTCTTTGCTTTTGTTGTATCACTATTTGGATTGGTATGATTTACATATATACCAAAATTAGAACCATTATTTGCTTTAGCTAAAGTAACTTCTCCACTAAAACTGCCACCAGTAGCCGCTAGTATTCCATTAATTGTTGCTCCCTATGTTGAGTATTTTAGACGCATAACCTCGTTATTATAAGTCGTGGCCTGTCCGCTAGTTTTATAATCTGTACGGAAAATTAATTCTCCTGCTTCATTAACAATTTGCCAAGAAGCCTTACCGTTTGTTGTATTATTAACTGCACCACGACGTAATTCAATCGCGGCAACTGGGCTAGAAGTAGAAGAATCGCAAATCTATAATTGTGATGAACCTTTTTCTGATGAAGCTGGGGTTGTATAATTAATTGTAGTTTGTCCACCTAATGAAGTTGAGCCGCCAATATATAAATCTCTCGCGACACCCGCGCCGCCATCAACACGTAGTGCTCCTGTTGTTGTTGAGGTAGCATTATATTTATACTATATATGCAAATAATTTGCGCTATTTTCTTCATCCGCATATCCAACAAATACTGGGCCACCTTTTAAATTAAGATATAAGCCCTAATCAGCACTACTTACAGTATCACCTCTAACTCCCTAAGCATTGCATCCTGAAATACCACGTACAATCAAAGGATGTTCGCTTGCTGGACCTACAATATGTACGCTACCAGTTAAATACGATGCCGCGCCAGTAGCAATACCGCCGCCTACAACTAAAGCACCGGTTGTTGTAGATTCAGAGGCTGTGGTGGCTTTAATTTTAGCGACACCATTACTATTTATAGTTAATAAATTATTATTACCATATAACCCTAATCCTACACTATTATTTGCCGCAGTTGTACTATAATTAAATTCTAATACAGCAGAATTATTAGTACCATTTCCTTTACCAGTAATTAAACATGTATGGCCGCCGCTAGCTAAATTAGGGACTAAATGATTAATACCCCAAGAATAGCTGCCACTCTTTGCGACTGCTGCAGTAGCGTTAGATGTTAGATTTATCATTCCCTTTGCAGTAGAATCAGTAGCGGTAGGGGTGTATTCAATAGTGGTTTGTCCAGTAAACAGTGCTCCACCAGTTTCATAGAATCGTAATTGAGCGGATGTTGTTGCACTTGAACCATTGTATAAAGTATCTGTAATGTACGTAAATAATAAATCATCTGTAAAAGAAGCGTTATCATAAGTACCAATTTCCCAAGAGCCATTAGTGGTTTTCATTGAAGCTAATGGACTATAACCATTTTTAGTACTAATAGCTACTAATGCATTATCACGACCTTTATGCCAATTTGATGCTGTGCCTTTACGATAAATGCGACCGGTCATTTCTCCACCAGATAGAGGAAGAGCATAATTATTATAATTGGCACTGGTTAATACCCGTTCCCATGTGCTCCATGCTCCAGTATTCCAATAACGCATCCATTTAGCACCGCCAGAACTATAAAGTTCTTGTACGCGATACCCATCAGCATTACGGTAAACATACATACCAAAGGCAGTAACTCCATCTGGAACATTAGTAACTGTATTCCCACCAACCGCATAATACCAAGTTGGATATTGATTTTTATAATTATTAAGATCCTAATTAGTTAATTGCGTTGCAGTTAAATAAGAAGCACTAGTAGCACTTGAAGCATTTCCGCTCAAATTACCACTAAAACTGCCATAATAAGTGCCATCAATACGCATATTTAAAGTGGCAGTATTAGTTGTTCCGCCGCTAGTTAGCCACATAGTCAAGTCACCAGTATCAGTTACAGTAGATTCTGAACCACCACTGGGAGTATATTTTAAACGAGTATCACTGAATCGCTCTCCCCATACTTGATAACTTCCAGTTGGAATAGCCCATGTTGAAGCTGATGCAGTGGTGTCGTCTGCGATTGGTTTTAATAATGTTGTCCATGTAGAAGTGGTTGCATTACCACTTAAATTACCATAAAATGTTGTAGCATAAACATTGGCCCATTTATAAGTTGAACTACCTAAATTTCTTGATAATACTGCATCACCAGTTCCAGGAAGAATAGAAGTACCATCAAATGTCGCGGTTGTAATAGTGGAATTATCTGTATAGGTTTTAAACTAAATTTTTGTTCCACCACTAATTAATGTTGTTTTAATAGAATTAATGGCCATGTTACCACTATCATCAATACTAGCATTACTGCTATTCTAAATAATCCTACCCGTTGTTCCGTTCCAACGAACGATTGCATTGTCTGTAGAACTTGTAGGCCCAATAACCGCCCCATCTTCATTCGTTTCAACTGATGTCCAGTCCGCATTATTCGCAGTGGTTCCATCAGTCGTACATATAATTAAAGTACCTTCTTCACAATATTTCCCTGCCCATGTTCCAGCAGTAATAACACGATAAGTATCGCCAGCATTATGAGACGCGGGAAGCGCGGTGACTGTGCCATTGGTGCCTAATGTACCTTTAAATGTCATTGCATTTGCATAAGCTAATGTATTATTTACAAACTCTGTGGTTGCAATTTGTGTAGTGCTTGTTCCATTTGCAGCAGTTGGCGCTTTTGGCGTACCAGTAAATGTAGGAGAATCTGTAAAAGCAAGTTGTTTCCAAGGGGTTTTAGTATCTAAAGCAGAACCATTAAAATTACGATAATAAATATTACCATTACTTGAAAAACCCAATTGAGAATTATAATTATCGTCGTACTTATTTAATGTAATAATACTATTAGCATTATTAGTATGCGCAAATAATCCAGCAGTATTTTTATTTACATGAAATGAATATTTTATTTTTCCAGTACCAGGTGACGTAGTAAGCGCCGTAGTAGTCTCACTTGTACCGCTTAAAAATTTGGTAGTGGTAGTTACTGTCCAACCTTTAGTTGAACTACTAGATTCACCAGTTGTATCTCCAGTTAATTCTACTGTTGTACCAGATGAAAATGCGGTCGCTGTATTAGCATTGCCAGTCAAATCTCCAATAAATGTAGTAGCATAAACATTTGCCCATTTATTATCACTAGTTCCAATAGAACCAGTGTTATTATTAATAGGGTAAAATATTCTACTATTACTGTTTATTGCGGCAAAATCTCCATTTGTCATTGTAGTTCTAAAAATAATTTTTTCATTACCATCATCTAAAGATTCAAATACTAAATTGCCTTCATTACTTGCATCTACTCTATAATAAAGCTTAAACTAATCAGAAGTTCCTCTCCAAGTTAATCCTTTTGATTTTAATGGATAAACTTCATCTTCAGTGGAAGGCCATGTCCCTGTATTACTAAAGCTAATATCTCCAGACATTGTATCACCAGTTCTTTTAAGATAGGTTCCGCCAATATCTGGTATATCCGCTGCAGTCAATGCTCTAAAACTTGGCACCCCATTTTTATCACTTGGCGCGGCTAATACATAATTTTTTGTTTTACTTGCATAGGGGTTTTTAGTATCACCATATTTATCTGCAAGAGATATTGTACCAGTTCCAGTAATATCTCCACCAGTTAATCCAGTTCCGGTAGATACTTTTATTACACCAGAGCTAGTAACATATTCATTAGTATCTAATTCCCACGTATTAGATGCTGTTTTCTTTAGCAATCCACTAGTACTGCCGTTACTGGCTTCAATTGCGCGTAAGATATCTGTATTTGCCGCGTCAATAAAAGGTAAATTCACTACTGTAGTTGTTCCGTCCCCAATTTTTATACGAGGATGATCATGCCCTTCTTCATCTACTGAATAGATAATAACTTCACCCTTTTTAGGCTTAAAATTAGTAGCATAGTTCCAATTCGCTTCTGTATCATTTTTTAACTAAATTCTTGCATTTAAAATGTTATCAGCCATTTAATTCACTTCCTTATAAAAGAAAAAAAGGTATATTATCAGTGATAATATACCTCTTTTTCAGTGTCATTTTCAACTGATAATATAATCATAGTATCTTTTCAACTATGTAATTAAAAGAATTAATCGTATCCCTACTATTAACTCAGTCTATTAAATGCGTAGCATCACCGCAATCCCATATGAAATATTTAGCGGTACGCGCTTTCCCATTATCGATCGGAGGCTTCTATGTATTTGAAGCATTTCCTAAATCATATATATCTCCTGTGGTAGCTACAGTTTTTAAGTCTAATTTCTATACTGTTCCTGAACTCGGAGTTAAAATTAATTTTTCTGCATCAGAAGTTGCTGTCTTATTATTCCAAGTTAAGGCATAAGTAGTATTAGCTGCCGCAGCAGTATCGTCTACATATTTTTTACTTGCTGCATCAGTATTATTTATAGGAGTAACTGGAATTGTTACTGTCCCAGTAAACTCAGGATTAGCTTTTGGCGCCAATGAACTTAAATCATCAGATAAAGTAGTATTTGCAGTGCTTCCTGCAATTTTAGTTTGAGCTATTGCTGCATTATCATCAATATCGTTATTAGTTATACTACCTTTGACTGCGTAAGAACCTTCATCACCTAATAGTTCCCAAGCAGTTCCAGTCCAAACATATTCTTGTCTAATTGGTTTTGAGCCATTTTGATAAAGAACAACATCGCCTTTTGCTTTTTCTGTGACCGTTGTATTACCAATTGTTGGATCTTCTATCCCACCATCAGTAATTGTAGTAGTTGATATACCAATAAAATGCATTGCTCCTGTTAATCCTGCAGTTGCAGTTGAAATTGCAGCTGAAACTGCTCCACTAGTTACTAAATTAGAACTATTAGCATTAACAGTAGTATCAATTGCTTTCGTTGTAACAGCATTTGTACCATTACCTATTAACACTTCTCCGCTTGTAAGAGTTGAAGCTCCAGTACCACCCCTATTTACAGGTAATGTACCAGAAGTTAATTTATCAGTAGATAAATTAGGAATATCACTAGCTTGTAACGCGGCACGACTAACACTAATGCTACCATCTGTTTCTGAGACAGCGGTTACAAATTGTCCTGTTTCTGCACTATCTGAAACATCTAACAATTGTAATTTGGCTAAAATCTAACTTTCAATTGAGCCCGTGCCCGCTCCAGAACTTAAGGTATTAATTGTTGTTGTCAAATAATTTAATACTTCTTGTACATTAGCAGTTGTAGTCGCAGAAGCTTGAGTATCTCCAATATTATTTTTTAATATCGTAGAAGTAATATCTCCTGCTTCTCCAGCAGATTTTTTAGCCCAAGCATATACATCGCCAGCAACTGCTTGAATCCAAGGTAAATCTTTTAAATAATCAGTTCCATTACCTACTTTTATTCCAACAGTTGGTGGCATTAAGCCAGTAGAAGTTTGCTATGCAGGAATTTGATAAATTATAACTTCACCAGCAAGCGGTATAAAACTATTTTTAACTAATTCCCAATTAGCATAAGTATCATATTTTAACTTAATGCGGGCATTTAAAATATTATCCACTTACAACACCCCCATTAGAGGTTCCACCATCGAGTATCAATGAATCTCCAGTGGGAACATATAATAAAGTAGTTGATACTCTATTTAGTGTCATAAAACCGCGATTATCAACAATTATTTTATTTTTTTCTATTAGTTCTCCATTTGAAGAAAACATTGAAGCGCGCACAACTTCATCTTCTGGTGTGGTTGTTCCAGACTTAACTCCGCCTAAGTCAGTAGAAGTCGCAACTTCTAATGCACCAATTTCTGATGCGGCAATACCGGAATCTACTAGTGCGCCATCTCCAGCAACCGCAATTAAATGACCTGCTTCTTTATTGCCAGTAACTAGATTTTTTAAGTCTATAGAAGTATCACCAATTTGAGTCATCTATGGCTAACTATTGGCATCATTTATAACCATATATTCTTTATATTTATCTGCCCCTTTTGCGCTACTGTCTAATACCATATAAATAGTATAAGGATCTGCCACATTAGCTTCGGGTAATGTAGTAACAATTTCTTTCTTTAAATGCCCGGCTAAAGCAATTGCTCTATCTACATAGTATTTATTAACAATAGCTAAAATATCACCACTATCGGGAATATTTGGACGATTTAAGCTATCTGTACCATAGTCAATACGAAGTGGTCCGTCAATAGTTCCAACACCATTAGCATCTTTACTACTGCTTACAATTACATTTGCTAATATATTCTAAAAAGTAGAATTAAAAGTAATAGTACCATCGGCAGCCTGAATAAAATAACTTTGGTCTAACTTATTTAAATAAGGCAATGAATTCCATGGAGTAGTTCCATCACCAATTTTAAGTAAAAAAGAATTATTTTCTAATCCAAATTCTCCTTGAGCCAGTGTTGGATTATTATTAGCCCAATTCGCTGCCAAGTCATTACGTATTTTAAGTGTAACTTTTACTATATTATTATAAGCCATTATGCTCCACCTCCTTCCAAAGTAGTATTTGCAATCAACATTGCATTTACTGGGATATACTCATTGTCCCAATAATATAAAATTTTATCTATCTAATCAAAATATAATTTATCTGTTTCTCCAGTTTGTGGAAAGGCGGTATAAGCAGCAAATATAACTTGTTTATTATTTAAATATTCGCCAAAATGAGAATTAAAATCGTTTTCTGTACCATTAAACCCGCTATTTGCCGCAATAATATATAACTATTTACTTACCTATTGCAGTAAATTATTTTCCCATGGATATACCATAGCTAATCCGGCAGTACGTGGACGGGCTGGCATAATAGATATATCATATTCTAATAATCTATCTCTTGTTCTCCATCTTTCTTTACACATCTTGTGCCACCTCTCGTATCTCACATACAGGAAGTGAGAAGGCGGCATAATAAGAATCTATTTTTGTTCCGCCGACTAAAATTCCATCTTCATCATAGACTGGTTCATTATAAATTTTTATATCCCATAAATATTTATTTGGCTTTAGTTTAACCGTTTCTTCATGAGTTAAACTAATTTCTAGTTTATCCGCAGTTACTGGAATACTTTTTTCAAATATTGTTGTCCTAGTCAATGCATCATAAATAGAAAATATAGCAATATCCCCCTCTTTAGCACTAGGTAAAGAGGGGATAAAAAATGAACCAGTATCTCCGCGTGGAATGATTAGACGACGTTGTATTAATCTAATCATTCTTCATCATCCTCATATATTTTTTTTATTTTTTTACAATATTGTTTATATAAACAAGATTGCTAATCTATAATATAAACAATATCATATCCCATACTTTCTAGGTGAATTTGTTCTTCTTGTGCGTCTGCTAATTCATGGCTTACATCTTCGACATATTTAGCTATTTTAATTGCACAATTAATTTCACCTAGTTCGTATAACTACTTATAGCTGGCTTCAAGTAAAACTTTAGTTTCTTTTTCCCAATCAACCCATTTTTTCATTAACTCTTTTATCGTTGATCGCTTAGTATTTGTATCTACTTCTATTTTAGTAAATTTATACCAATTAGCGGGAATTATACTTGGCTATTCTACGTTATTTTCATGAATTAATTTATTACAATATTTTAAAAAGAAATTCTATAATTGACGATAACTACGAGTTTCTTCGTAATAATGATATTCATGACATTTCTAATAGCCACATAAATTTAAAAATCCATATAAAGAAGCTAACTAATTATGAATTAATAATCCTTTTGCCATATGAGTTGAAATATTAGAAAAAATTTCTTCAACGGTCATTTTAAATCTCCATTAATGAATTTTAGTTACTACAATATTAATATGAGCATCAGTTAAGGGGGTAATACCATTGATTACTTGAAGAACAGTTGGACTGGAGAAGCAATTACATTGACAATTGTTTTCGGCTACTTGAACAAATGTTTTGAATCCAAAAGTATCAGCAGTTGCGGCAACACCTGTAAAGGAGCTAATTGCCTGTGGCTGAGCAATTCCATTAACATAAAGCTGAGCAGTTACTAACGTCGCGTCCGCGGGAGTAGCAAACCCATCCACTTCTACTAGATATACGCCACGTTGATTTAATTGAATAGAAGCAGGAGCGGATAGAGTTTCACCACATCCTTTATCTAAAGTAACATTATTAAATGGAAAAGCCGCATTGGCGGCAACATCTAAATCAGAACTATAAGCTTGTAACATAATTAACCCTCCTTATATAAAGCCAACATGCCTTTAACAGTAGCTACATGTTCGACATGCTTGCGATGTAAAATTTCATAAAGTAATTTCATAGCCTCTGGTGGTTCGCCTTTTTCTTTTTTATAAGCATCTATAATAGCTACTACCTGAGTATGTAATAAACTCATATGATTTAATTTTTCAGTAGCAATTTTATAATAAACTTCTGCTAATTGAGGATAATCTTCTTTTTTAGATACAGCACATTTAGCATATTTTTCTGCGCACTCGATTTCGTCAGCAATCTAATCAGACAAATATTCAATGATTTTCATTTTATACTCTCCTTATAATAAAAAAAGAGGACGTGCGTTAAGCACGTCCTTTTATATTGGCGTACTTAATACGCTCTATTACATATTGCAGCCACCGCAGAAGGGGCTAGTACCAGCATTATAAGTCCAACCATTAGGATAGCGGACTACACCAGCAAGTTGATTTTGTAATTCAAGTTGATTGATACGATTTTGCATAGCATCCATACGATTGCCAGTGATAGCATCTAATACACGCTGATTTTGAGCAACAATGTTAGCATTAGTTGTAGCATCACGCATTGCGGCTTCATAATTCATTTCACGAATTAGAGATTGAATATTGCAGCAGCACTGATTCTGATTAGCTAAAGCATTGGCTTGACCAACTGCTAAAGCTGCTACGTCACGCTGAAGTTCCATGTACTTATCGCCAACATAACCAGTAATATCATGATATACTTGATTAGCAGCAGCAACAGACTGAGCAGTTCCAGAAGTTACGGCGGCAAGAATGTCACGAGTTTGGGCTTGTAGATTTTGATTATCGAATCCACGATTTACATCAGCCTAGATTGCATTACCATTATTATTGCCCCAGCCACCGCCGAAGCCGCCGCCCATTAGGGCTAAAATAGCAAATAACCAAATCATTCCACCCCAACCATTGCCAAAGCCATCATTATTATGGCTCATTAAAGCTACATCAGAAGCACTTAATCCATTATCATTCATAAGAATTACCTCCTATAAATTTGTATAATAAAAAACCTATCTTTAAAAGATAGGTTTCTATTTATCATGACTATAAAGCATTTAAAACCATTTGAGGGTCAACACCCAGTTGTTTCGCATAATTATAAAATGCTGTTTGTGGGTCGCCGCCATTTTGCCTAACGTATTCAAAAACCTAAGCAAACTATGGATTTGACATTATTAACTAATTTAAGAACATAGTTGGATTCTATGCCATCTTAGCCTAATTAAACAGCGTTTTAAATTGTTGAATTGCTTGTGGGTTGATCTAAGTTGGAGTCTACGGCGGCGGATTGTTGCCGCTGTTTCTTAGATTGTTTTGTAGTTCCAATATTGGATTGTTGTACATTAGCTATTATCTCCTCTAGTTTAGTTACACGAGCGGACAAGTCATTCATATCCACTGGTTTTGGAGTTTGATGTGGAGTAATATCAAATGGAGCTACTGTTAAATAACCAGTGCCATCTGTTTGAGCATACCATACAATAGGCATAGTATTATCTAATAATAAAGCAGTACTATTAGGGGCCATTCTAAAATTTTTCGCGCTCGCTTCTCCATTAACTCTAATAATTTCATAACGAGGAGCATTATTCATTGGATATAAAGGACGTAATGGTGGTGGTGTAATAGGATTTTGCTAATTTCCACCCCATCCTGGCCCTCCTTCAGAATTATACATAATATCACTCCCCAAATTTTCGTCCGCAGTATGGACAATAATTGCAGATTCTCATGTTATTTGCGCGGTCAAAGAAGTAAATTTCAAATTCCTTCTTCTTTTTATCATCCCAACAAAATTGACAACCAAATTCTTGTTCCTTAGGATTATAAGCTTCAACCGGCTGATAATCAAGTTCATCTTCTTCGTCGTAATACTTTTTCTTCATATATTCCTCTCTTATTATATAGATGGATTTATTCCATCCTTATGAATATATTATAACATAGGATTAAAAAAAAGTCAAATTCTTTTCTCATTATTTTTGTATTGACATAAATAAAAATATTTGGTTTTTTATTTCTGTGTAGTAGATATTTTCTGTATCAACTAATCGACTATTACTAAAGCGTCATGTAACTTTTGCTGTAAATCCAATAATGCTTTTTTGGTATCTAAATCTGGAACGGCAGGCTTTTCTTCCTCTGCATCTCCATCAGTCCAAACTTTATCGCCTTCAACATATGTTACTTGTACGCCTTCTTGAATGGCGGCTGAAACTGCTTCACGGTAGTCCTTCATTGTTACGCCATATAGTTTAAGCCAATGAGTAATATCGCTATGGTTACTGGCTAGACCTATATCGCATAGTTCAGAATGGTCTAGCACCTTACTAACTGGAATTGAATATTTTTTACATAAATAGGCGGTTAAATATACAGATAATCCCATTACTACCTACTCAAAATAATCCTTATTTTTCTTATTATCTTCACAAATTTCAAATCCAATGTATCCAAGTTTATTAGCATTTCCCGCTTTTCCGCTGCCACTTAGCCAACATCTATATTCCCAAGGTAAGGTTTGATAAATGGCGGGAGTACCATCCTCTAATTTTCCAATATAGGCATTCGCGCAAACACTTAATCCTGGTTTATTATGATAATTTCCATATTTATTTTCTCCTAAACGCCCATCATTCGGGCCTACATAGCGTTTTAAATATGGATTATTCGCGCCAGTTGAATGAACTTGTATTCCTTTTGGCTCTTGTTTTACTCCAGATTTATAACAATCACAATTAGTAAAATAGTGACGATAAATAGTTATTTTATGCATATTAGTCACCTCTCAGCGAAAAGTTGTAATGAGGTTGTTCTTCATTAAAAAATTTCCATCGTATATAATCATCTATTATAATGCAAAGTCCCGCTAATCCATACCAAGCAATACAAAATGGAATACAACATTGTTCGTAAAAGAAATTTAATGGAGCATTACTATAGTCCCAAACATTTAATTTCAACCACACATTCAATATAAGTCCGCTTATACCTTCAAGAATAGTTGCTATTATCATACCAATTCCGCACTAATACCAGAAAGGCATCTCCCATGGAATATATTCATTAATGCCGCCTATTAGTACACCCGCGAGTCCTGCAACAATAAACATACTCCAATGGGTTAGATGACCTTTCCATAATGTTTCTATTATAAAATAGATAAGGCCGAATACTAAAAATAGTATTGCGGCCTTACCAAATTTTTTAAGCATTTAATGCCTTCAATACATCAGATTGATATTCCTCAGGTAATTCTATTCCATATGTTATATTCGCAATTACATAAGGATCATCTAATGAATTCACATAATTTTTAAGTGCATTATAATATGTGGTATGATAGGTTTTCCATTTAGTTGCTTCAGAAATAATCATTTTTATTTCTACTGGAGTATAGAATTTACAAAGCTCGCCATCAGCATGATAAGGAATTTGTTCAAGTCCCTAATCTACCATTGCCTGTAAGCTAATTAAATTAAGCTAGTCTTGAGTTGTTAATGAGAAATGATGAACTTTCCCGTCAAGCATTGTTATATCAATACCATTTTCAATAGTCTAATTACAAATATGACTTAATTCCTTTATTTTTGCACTTTTAATTAATTCAATACCAGTTATATCTATTTCTTCAGGCTATACAATAGGAATTAATAATTCAGGATTATTATTATCTTCAATAATTACTTCATTAATCTATAAAGCAGATAACAAATTTAAATAATCTTCTTCATTAATTTCTTTGATGATTGCCATTTGAAAACGTTTAAAAGCATTAGGAATCGTTTTCATCCAGGAGTCGTGATATAATGTATTTTTATATTCTAAAAAATTAGCTTTAGTAATATCTGTAGATAAAATCATATTATTAATAGAATTTATATATCTGAATCCAAAACTGTCATTTACACCAATTATTTTTTGGTCCTAAATTATTTTATAGTATTTCATACACTATCACCTCCTATTGCAAATTCAATGCAAAGTCCTCTTGTTGTATCTGGAACACTATTATAGCCACCACTTGGAATACTTAAAACACCGCTCTAAGAAATACGTTCAAAATTCTATGGACTTAATTGATCTCCAGAATTACGTAAAATAATTGTTCTGGTGCTCCAAATAATCGCAGGTTTCCAACTATTATTTGAATAAACATACATTGTCTAATCTGCTGATCTTAACCAATAATTTCCTTCTTTCGGTACAATACTGGCATTATTATAATTGTATCCTGATGGATCATTAGTAGTAGTAAATATAACATTATTAAATTTAACCTATTTTTCATAGAAGCGAACTTTCTAAATTTGGCTCAATAACTCATCTGTTAAAATGCCCTCTTCAGCTCTGTTGCTTACACTTGAATCTTTATAAACAATTATATTATCTCCAGGTATTGTCTGCCAACGAAGATTAGCTTCTCTACTAAGAATAGTATCAGTAATATTTTCTAATTCTCTAGCAGAAGGTAAATAAATATCGCTACTATCTATATAAGGAGTATCATTTCGTTGCCATTGCGTATAACCTCCACTACCGTTAACATATTCATAAGTAATACATGGAATTTGATTCGTATATAATATTGATTGTAACACGGTAGGTAAAGCATTGTAAATTACAGTCTAACAATAATTTTTAATATTAGAATTATGCCATCCTGCTATATTATTAACTGCAATATCTGAAGTGCTACTGCTCCACTAATATCCACGATCTCCTATTACAGAAACAGAAGCAAAATTTAATTTTGAAGAGCGTCCTACAGTAATAGTATTATCTTCTGTACGAGTATTACCATTATCATAACCAGTTAAAACAAAAGAAATATCCTCATGTGGCCAACTGGCTAAAGCATTACAGTCATCACTTCTTAATGCCGCGTGCCAATATTTCATAAAATGAATTTGCGCTTTTGCTGGTCTTCTGACATAACTTCTATCATCATTTTCAATGATATTTTGAATTTCACCCGTATTAGTATTAACTAGATAGTTACCACCTAAAATTAATGGTACATTAATTGAAGTATAATTTTCAAGAGTTAAAGAACTAACAATTACTTCACCAGGTAGTGCATTTGTAGAAATTGGTCTACGATAATATACGTTTAATACATTACTATTAGCTTCATGAGATAAAACAACAATATTACGGTATCCATCATTACTGGCTAAAGAACCTTGTTCTATAGTAGCATAATTAGTGTTATCTCCCCAATAAACACGAATCTATGAACTAGTAACATCATAAGTGATTTTAAATCCATGTATTGTTTTATTGTTATTATTATAATAGCATGAAGCTAAAATAGTTTCAGTTACAGAAGATGGAACATCCTATAACATTGTAAAGTCTAGAGCTAAAGTAAAACTTTCATTTTCTTTTAATGGATAAATTTCATTAATATTATTATAGGTAATAACTCTATTTACGTTACCATTTAATATATATGGTAATGTTTGTCCAGATAATAAATCTTCTGATGTAATATTAGAATAATTAAAGTCATGTCCTAATGTAAAATTAACAGTGCCAGACCCACGATAATTTTCTAGACAATTCTATCTAATGTCTCCATTTAATTGTCCTAAACCATATAAATCTGCTGCATTTAATTGTGAGAAGTCCGTAATATTAATTTCATTATTAAAATCAATAGTACTTTCTTCCCAGATAGCATTAACAACCGCGGTATTATTTTCTAATTCAAAGTTTTCTTCGTTTAAAATGGTTAATGCTTTATCCCATCCTTTAAAAGCATAATAGTGTCCATTACTATTTTTAACTGTATTTAGTTTAAGATTCCCAGTCTCTTTTTTTGAAGGAGAAGTATAAGCGACCAAAGATTGATTATATGTAAGATTTGGAATGGATGTCAATGTTGTACCATTATCTTTCCATACAAGAGTGTAAAGTTGCGGAGTTTGACTATACTAAGCATAGAAAGTATAATTATTATTAGCTAACATTCCAGATTCTAAAATCTAACCAGTCGCAGTTTTCCAATTAGCAAATGTATAAGTTGCTACTCGATCTGCTTTTTTCTATGGCAATGGTGGAACCTAGCCAGTTATTGGATCTGGATAAGTGGTAGGATCTGGAATTGTTTCTTCTGAAGTTAAATAGAAAGTTTTATAAAGTACTTCGCCATTAAAAAACTGAATTGTATTTTCAGTAACCGTCTACTGGTGTACATCAATTATTAAATCGTTGCCATATCGTTCTTTAATCTTATTTAACAAAGAAGCTCTAATTTTATTAATTCCAATTCTACCAGTAATTTGTGGAGTCTAATCTTTTCGTCCGCCATCGCTTGATAAGAATTTATTTTCCATTAAATCACTTGCTAATATTTCAAGGAAATATGGATCATCTTCTAATTCAATATTAATTCCAATTAATCTAATTCCATTAGTTAAATGACTAATTTTTTTATCAACATTATTAATTTTAACAGTTTGAATAGTTTTAGTAATAATGTCAACAACTGGAATGTTAGGAGTATTTTCTATCCATAAACGCATAACATTAGCATAATTATTATTTTCAGAATTTTCATAACTAAAATTAGTTAAACGACTCTAATTAATAATTGTAATGTCAGTTATATTTTCACCATAAGCAATAGTATCAAGTACTCCACCACGAGGCAAAGCAATTGTATTTAAACCACTACCAGTTGCGTATACTTTTTTAATAAAACCATTATTACTTAATTGTAAAGAAGTTAAATTCTTTAAATTGCATACATTAATTTCTTCTAATAATACGCAAGAATTTAAACCATCAATATCATCTGTTGATGTATTAGAATATCCAATGGCATCAGACCCAAGAATTAATTTCTTTAAATTTACCGCATTACCAATTTTAACTTGCCATGGATGGAAGCGAGAAATATCTCCAATATCATTTAATACTGAAGCCCCGTAAATTTCAATACCATCAGTATTATTCATATTACCAGAGTGCTATATTTGACATGGAGTAAATTCAGGAACCCATTCTTCTTCATTAATATCTTTCCAATCTTTTAAATTAAAATCATATACTTTATTTGCACGACGCGTAACTTTAGTTGTATCATTAACATCGCCAAACTATGCGCCAGGATATAATTTCTAGTTAGCAACTAAAGTTAAAATAGAATTATCATGATTAACCTATGTTCCCGCGCGGAAAGTAATTTTATCTTGAAGAAATTCATTACCATCATATTTACTAGCTAGGAACAATGAACGCTATTTCATAAAGATAGCCTTTTGTCCAGTACGAGTTCCACGTTGTAAATATTTATATTTATCAGTACTTGGAGCTGGCGGATCTTTTGTATAATCTAAGAATCCATTAGTCCAAGGCTTATCATATTTTAATATCATATCTTGATTAACGATGGCAGGACACAAAGAAGCTAAATTATCAGTAATTTGCTAACGATAAAATACTGAATACTTTAAGCCAGTAGTATAGTTATATAATTTTTTAGCCATGGCCTTTAAGTCTTGCTAGAAACAGTCTTCTACTTGTAACCATAAAATAGAATCAAAGCCCGCAAATTTTAATTTATTGTATAGACTATAATCCCAATCAGCATCATAACGAATTTTTAAATAACCAACGTTATCTGCACTAAAACATGAATCAAGGTCATACAATACTGGAGCCCAAATAGCAAAATTAGAATGTCCGTCTCCTTGCTCCCAATCTATGCTATTAATAACACTATCTTTAACAAATACATGTTCTATATTACCTAATTTCATGTTACCATTTTCATCAAACTAATAATCACCATTATCATCCATAATTGGTTCTTGCATTACACGGGTTTCAAGATTTTCTGAAAGTGTCCAAGGGCCTGAATTAGGATTATTATTTCCTTCAAAATAATATGAATCAGAATCTTTAATTTTAATTCTTTCTTCGCCTGCATTATCAGTTCTCATATGAATATTCTTTACACGATTATCACATAACGCAGTATATTCCATGAAAAGGTAATAAATAAGAATATGATTAAAATTAAAATGATTTTTAAATTCATTAATAAAAATTTGTTTCTTGTCTGCACGCTTATTGGCATCATGTTCATACCAGTAATTAGCACGATTTCCTAACCAGGAAGATAAAATCTAAAAATGATTATAATTGGGAACTTTATTAATATCAGCTAAATCTCCTTCATCTGGATAAATACATTCTAATTCTCGCGCTATTGCTGGTTTATTATCAATTATTTCAAATAAGCCATCATGTTTAAAGTATAATAAACTACCAGTATTATTACGAAAATCCCATTTTTGACACATTGTGTCGTCATCTTTATCATTAGGAGCTTCCAAACCGAACGTTTTATGATTACCTTTATCATTATTTAGACAGCCATCCCCAACAAATTCAGGCTAATCGTCTCCATTCTACTGAAATAATAAACATTTAATTCCATAAACAGTAAATTGAGTTTGATCAGTCCAACGATCAGATAATCTATCTTCAGCACTGTATAAAGTATTAGCAATGTTTGCATTAAAAGTATTAGCATGATCAGTAGACATATAATCTGCTTTCCAGCACAAAGTGCTTTCGCCAATACCCGCTTCTTTTAATGCATATTTTACTTTCTTGCTTTTCTTATAAGCTTTAATAGGATGAATAATTAATTCATCACCTGTGCTATATAAATCATAAGCATTTCCTACTTCTACTTCTTCCGTTGCTAAATATTCTTTAATTTTTTCTATTACTTCATTTTGAGTAGGTACACTTACTAAATTTTTTACAAGTGTAGAAATATTAGCTCCACAATCAATAATATAAGTAGGTAATTCTGCTTCATCTCCGTGTATACTTCTATACGCGGCTGCCGCAGCAGTATTAATACTATATTTATATACTTGCTTTACAGAAATGTTTTCATTTTCATCAAATACCATTACATCATTATCGTCGCCTTTAGCTAAATATATTTTTAAATTTTTTACAGGGAATTTCTATGAAGAAGTACCTTGTACATTATTAGAGCTAGCATAGCCATACAAATTATTAGGATCAATAAGTTTATCCTATAAATTAAATTCAATAGAATAACCTTCATTATTTGTAGCATCAGGCTTAGTTAGTAATAAACCAGATTCGGTTTTTCCAACCGTATCTCCATCTTTCTAGCGTCCAACAACAGAAGGATATCCCTTATATGGTGCCATAGTCGGTACTTGAACTCCATTAACAGTTCCCATACCAGTTAATAATAAACAAGTATATTTTTTACGCGCCTTTTCATAATCTACTAAACCCTAATCATTAAGAACATCGTTATGTTCAAGACGAATAATTTTATCACGAGTTGCTACTGGGGCTACTGCATAATTGTGTAATACTTTTTCAGTAGTTAGACCACGATTATATAGTTTAATACTATATAATTTAATTAAGCAGGTATCACTACCAATTGTAATTGTAGCATTATTATTAAAATCATTACCAGTAATATTGTATGGACAAGAATTTGCAAATTCACCGTTAACATAAATATTAGTAGATTGATGATAAGTCCCATCCGCGGCTAAAACAGTAGAAATAGGTTCAATAACAAAAGTTAAATGAGTGCGTGTACCTGGATTTAAATAAGCCGCAGCAACACTTTCTTCATTTTTAATAAATCCTGTTTCATCAATGTCAATATTAGATCCGCTATTTAGTAAATAACAATTTTGTGGAGTTACTCTAAAACCAGTTGGATTTGTACCTGTGCTCATACAATCAATAATTGTTGCTTTTAAATCTGTTGTGGATAATACTTCATAATCAATTTCAATTGTACGACCATTAGTGGTAATGTTTTCTATCTCTGGACTTGTTTCAATACTAACATTATTAAATGTTGTGCTAAAAATAGGAACATTTATATTTAATGTCGCTCCGCCACCAATGATTAAACTTTCACCGTCTACATATCCATCAGTGGCCCAATTAAAGTTATTAAAAGTGCCAATGAATTCAAGATTTTGACCGCCGGGTGTAGTGTATGTATAAGTATATTTTTCTTTTCCTACATTATTATTAGAACGTCCATAAGCACTATATTTAAAAATTAAATTATCTATTTCTTCAGTTAGCTTATAACTAGTATCTAAATAATTAATTTGTACCGCAATCGTTTGAGAATCACTTAAATTATTATGTGTAGCAGTAAATTTTACATATACAGTAATTGGATCTGGATCGGGATCACTTTGGTGCTCTTTTCTTAAACTTGGATAATTAAATGTTTTATATGGCGGGTCAATAAGTTTATTATTTTGTACGTCAGTTAATACATCAGTCTAAATAGGATTTTTATTTTGTCCATTCATTGTATATAATTCAATTTCAACCTTATCAGTTGTTTCAGACCCAATCGTATTGACTGAATAGTTTACTACTAATTCATCTCCATCCATAATAGAAGTATTTCTTGCAGAAGCGCCAATCATGGGGGCTAATCGTTCATTATCCGTATTATATAAAATATAATAATTTAATCTATTGGATTCAAGTCCTGCTTCTGTTACAAAATAAACCTAAAATGTATGCATCCCATTTTTTTCATTTTCTGGTTTATCTTTTAAAATATTAGCAATAGGAATAAGCTAAGATAAGGTTTCATTATGAGAATTTGTAGTTACTGGATTAGTAGCTTCTTTTCCATCTAATAGAAAATGCACGGTTTTTGTAATACCCTGTCCAAAGCAACGATAGGGGAATAAGAAATTACTATTTTTTACAGAACCATAATTAAATGATTCATCAACAATAGAAATATTTACTCGCGTAACTCTAAAAGTAGAAGAATAAGTTGAAAAAGCATTTGTTTCTTCACTTGTAGGATAAACAGTTAATCTTATACGAAATTCCATTGTAATATCTTCTTCTAAATATTTAGTAATATTTATATTAAAAATGGTATTATTAGGAATAATGTACTTTTCGTCTTCAATATTTGCTTTAACTTCTATTCTATCTCCAGTATTCCAAGCAGTAGTTCCTCTTCTACGATACTAAATATTTCCTTCTGCAGTTGCATTGGGCAATAAAGCATTTCCTTGCTAAATTAAAACTTTAGCACTAATTGTAACTGGATCGGTACTATTTGAAGGAATAGAACGACTTGCGGGCGTAGTAGAATCAATACGAGCATTATATAAGTTTGCAGTTCCACTACCGCCGCCACCAACGATATCATATTCCATTAACTTACCGTTTGTATCTAAAACTTGTAATTTTTGTGACTCTACTTCATTATTACTATCATAGATATTTTGAATACGAGCATTACGAACTGCAACAAAATCACCTAATAAATTATTAACTTTTTCAGTATCTTCTACTGCATAAGCAACTAATCCACCAGAAAAAGATTGTTCGGTAGGCCATTTATCTTGTTCAGCAGAATTTTCAATTTGGACATTCTATACGCCAATTTCATTGATAATTTCATCTGGTAGTTCTGCTTCACCGCCGCTACCGCCGCTGATTAGTTGCCAAGTTTCATTTATATATTTCCAGTAATAGTATTTATCTCCATTTTTTAATAAATAATCTACATCTTCTGAAGGTTCTTCACTAACTAAAATTGGATTACCTTCAGTATCATATGTTACAGCATCAATAACTTTCGTAGCAGATTTTGGCGCTGTTTCTAAATCATTTACTTTTTTTACTAGTCCAGCAGTTGAATTTCCTACTGTAGTTTCAAGAGTGCTTACTCTACTATTTAAAGCATTTCCCTCTAACTTTTCTCCGCCATCAATTGCGTCAAGACGCTCATCTAAACTAGTTAATGATTCATTTAAATTATCTAATGAGGCATTTACTGTAGAAGCAACCGCGGCCTTACTAGCAATATCTTCAACTGCACTTAATCTATCTTTGATACCAGTAGATTCAGTATTTAAATCAGATTTTACTTCATTTAAATCAGAAGCAATATTATCAATTCTACTCTAAGTATCTTCAATTGCTTCAGTATTAAACATTCCTAGTTCAGCTGCAATTGTATTAACTTTCTATTCAATAGAAGAGAAGCGAGCGGCAATTGTATCCGTGGGTTGTCCCGCTTCAACTTCTCGGTGCGCTGCATTTAGTTCACTACGAATTGCAGTAACTATATCTACAAGACTATTACTTTCAGAACCAGCCTCACCGCCATCTAAGCTATCTAAACGATCTTCAATATCTTCGAATCTAAGAGCTAGCGTGTCTACTGGTTGTCCAGACTGAACTGCTCGATGAGCATTATTAACTTCATTTAATAAAGCAGCAACGTTAGATTTTATATTAGAGCCAGACTGTGGATCATTAATGACTTGATCTTCAAGTGCTAATATTCTTTCATTATGCTTTTTCCCGCCTACATCATCACGTTTACCGCCATCAATTCCTGAAACACGATTTAATAAGTCATTAAAATCTGAATAAGTTACAATTGTATTAAGTTTATCATCCGTATAATTTTTTGCTCTATTATAAGCAGCGGTTTCGGCTGAAGCAATATCACTATCCATAGCTGTCAATCTAGCAACTAAGTCAGTTTTTCTGCCTGTTAATTTAGTAAGATTTCCTAAAGCGGTAGAAATGTCACTAACATTGGTATTAGTTGCGTCAAGACTTGCTTTATCGGCTTTTTTAGCCGCCTCCTAATCAGTATAAGTTTTTGCCGCGTCTAAAGCCTAGTTTGCCATAGTTTCTGCTGTAGTATTTGCATTATTAACTATAGAATTTAATTTTCCTAATAAGCTTTTATTAGGTGATTTTGCTGCCTCAACAGCGTCTATGGCATTCTGAGCATTAGTTACTGCTGTATCATAAATATTTTCTTTACTATTCTTCCAGCTTTTTAAAGTTGATATATCACTTTCAAAATTTTCTACTTTATTAGCCTTTGTTACTGCGTCACTAATAGCATCACGAATATCAGGAATTGTCTTATCGTTAATAGTCTCTACACTAGTAGCTACGTTTTCAGTATCTTTAATCATATCGTTCAGATGCTAAGAAGTAATTGGATCACCTTCATACCATATTTGAGCAGTCATTATATTCCCTCCTTTAACTCGGCCCGTCGCCGTAATACCTTTTTCTCTTCAAATAATTTCATTTGAAGAAGAGTCTCCTCTATTTCAGGAGTGGCAATTCAATGTATAAATTCATTCTTTTTCTTCTTGACTTATTTTTTATTTTCTGATATAATATATATAGAAAGGAAGGGATAAAATGAACGATTCTCACTTGTTTAAATTAGCGCGAGAATGTAGTTTTAAATCTGATTATACTGGCGGCGGAAAAGCCCATATTGGTTGTATTGCAGTCTATAAAGGAACTGTATTGGCAAAAGGCTGGAACACTGATAGAACGCATACTGACCAAGCAAAATTTAACATTTGGCGCTATAAAGATTGTGGGAATAATTATCTTCCTTCCAAAACTCATGCAGAACAAATGTGTTGCTCTAAAATTAAATATTTAGATATTGATTTTTCTAAAGTTCATTTGTATATTTATAGAGAATTTAAAGACGGTAAGCTGGCAATGTGCCGCCCCTGTCCTTCTTGCCGTGCCGCACTTAAATCTCTTGGTATCCAACATATTCATTATACGACTGATAGCGGTTACTGTTATGAAAAATTTATTTAGAAGCCTTTATGGCTTCTTTTTTTTGTATAAAAAAGTGATTTTACTTAGAAGCCATAATACCTAAAAATAAGGGAGGTGATATTATGGAAATTCAAGTACAAATCACTCGGCAAGAAAATGCGGATTACTTTAATGCTAAAATTAATGATATTGTTAAAGTAGATTTTGAACAATATGTTGCGGCAGTTGTCGCTTCTGAGATTGGTAATTCTCCATTAGAAGCATGTAAGGCACAAGCTGTCGCGGCGCGAACCTATGCTGTAAAACGCGGTGTCTTACGGGGAAAACCAATTTCCGATTCATCTCTTGTTGCATAGGCATATCGCGCGAATCGTTATGATATTAAAGTATATCCTAACTGTATTAAAGCCGCCAACGACACCGCTGGTGAAGTTCTTTACTATAACAAAAAGCCTATTGATGCTGTCTATTCTTCTAGCAATGGAGGAATGATAGTATCAGCGGAAGAAAAGTGGGGAAGCGCAGTTCCATATCTTGTTGCAAAAGAAGATCCATGGACATTAGCTTCTGGTTATAAGAAAAACGGACATAGCGTAGGAATGAGTTAGCAAGGCAGCATTTATGCCGCAAAACATAATTTTTCTTATCGTGCTATTCTTAATTTCTACTATCCACAAACCACTTTAATGTTTTGTTACGGCGAGAACTTATCTGATATTGCGGCAGATTTGAAATTATTACATAATAAATTAGACGAAATTTAGGCCGCATTAAGTAAAATAAAAGAGGAGCTCTTATGAGCTCCTCTTTATTTTTTTACTTTTCTACTCGATCGCTGATCCATTCTTCGCGCTTATCTTCATTCTTAGATACTCGTTCACCATATTCATCAAACTGGCGGGCAAGCTTTCCAATGTATTCATCCATATAATTTACTAGATAATTACCACGCTTGAAAAGACTTACATTAAACTTATGCTTTGCTTTACCATAAGCAATTGCGCGACCGACTTCTTCATCCCAGGTGTCTCCTTCAGCACAAGTGGCAATACCAGTGAATCGCCGTGGCATTGTTAGTTTTTCTATTAATGTACGTTCAAGATCTAGTGGACAATTACTCCATAGGCCAAAACCATAATCAATAAAGTCAAAAAGCTTATTCTCTGTATTGTCAATAATACAAATTACCTTACGCTTTTCCTGATCAACAATAAATTTACAATCCTTGGGCCGAATATTAATTTTCATTTCTTTTTTCTCCTTTTTCTTTTTTACATATATATTATAATATAATTTTAAATAAAAGTCAAATTATTAAAATAAATAGCCAAGTTAAAAAAATTTGTCCAAAATGAATTAATTGATCTTGAATTAGATTAATCCTATGCAGATTTGCTTTTAAATTATCTACATAAGCATGACATAAAGTATTATAAACATAAGACATAAAGATAGGATAATATAATGATGAGTCATTTTTCCATATTGCTATTACTAGTAATGGTAATGAAATCATAAACGCCCAACTAAAAGCATGTTCATACAATGCCATTTTATAGTCATTTTTATATAGCTAATCTGGTGCATTCTTTTCCCACCATATCTTTTGTTTCATTGAAGCGAGGATACCCTATAAATAATAGTCATCCACTATGTGGCAGAAAAACATCATGACGAGAACTATAAACTTAAAATCAGTAGTCATTAATTTATTTTCTCCTTAGCATTCTTGCACCACAACATGGACAATAATTATTAATACCAATTTCTAATTGATATTCTGAAATTTTAGTTTGGCATTCAGAGCATAAAGTAATACCATTGGCTAACTTAATCCAATGTGCGGTTCTTTCTTTTTGGCCTTCTAATCTTAGAATACGATTATAACATTCGCTATAAGCACTAAAATTTTTAAACCCGCCCTTTTCATTAATGTCACGAATTATATCTATAACCTGAATTTTTTTAATATTCATTATTTGTCCCCTTTTTCAATAATTCAATATTAGAAAGACGATAATCATGTAAAATCCAATAAAGTTTATTATGTCGTGGAATAAAGCTTCGTTCCATAGATTCATTAGTCCCATGATTTGGGACTGAAACATAAGTCATAGTTTTATAACTAAATTGACTGATAAGATGTAAAACGGGTTGATTATTGAAATAACTATGAACAATTATTCCAATGTATCTACGTTCAAAATCTTCAACTATGTCTCCATAATCTAACTGTTGGCCGCTAACATCTTTCCATTTTAGCATTTCTTTCTCTCCTTCCTGTAAAAATTATAACATAATTTTTATAAAAAGTCAAGATAAATTTTCTTTTTTACTAAATAACTCTTTTAATTCTTCATTTTTTTCTACAATATCAATAGCCTGATAAAATTTAGCTAAATAAGACTTGTCAACAGTCCAAGTCTTAGGGTCAATAAATAATAAAATAAAACTAACCACAAAGGCGGCATTTTTAAAGCCGCACTCTTTCTCTATCTAGGAAGTCAGTTTGCTTAATACTTCCGTCTAAAAAATGTTTTTCTCGTCCATTTAAGTCCTCCAATGTATTACTATAACCTTCTTGAAAGCTATAAATATTTCCACAATTACCACAAGTTACAGTAATACATCTTTTATTTGGATTTTGTTCTGGTGGTCCTACATAATATAAAAGAGTTTGTGTTTCATACATTTTATAATAATTAGTAGAGCCGCACTTTGGACAGGCATCATGTCCATCATCTTTATATATATAAAAATTGTTATATAATTCCTTTATAATTGCCGTTGCTTTCTCAACTAATTTAAGCGCGCAATCACCATCATAATATTTACAAGTGTCACAATTATTTTTATGACAATCTTCTAAATCTTGTAAAATATCTTCAGTTCGCTCTCTAAGTGTTTTCATATTCATAGACTTCCTTTAAAATGTCATAACAATCATCAATAAGGCCATCCATACAACTTTGCTTATATTCACATAAACTACACATGCCTTTGATACAAATTTCTAAGTTATTTAATACAGATTCTATCTTTTCTTTATTCAAATTAATCACCATCTAATACGATATGGAAATAAATAACAATGCTCATCAATATCAAGCCGAGGACGAAATTCAGGAGTGAGAAATTTTCGTGCACGAACTTCCCATTCATCAATAGTTCGACAGCCAGTAATATCTTCAATTCTATAGCCAAGTTCAAAAAGATCATCATTAATTTTATACAAAGTTTCAATAGATAACCAAACTGTTATAGAAAATTCATCTTTCTTCGCTGCTTCTTCTATCTGTTCTGCTAATTGAGAAAGAATTTTTTCTTTTCTCTCTTGTTCTCTAATATATATAGGCATACTGTTTCGTATTTCTCTCGCACTCTTCATTAACATACCTCAATTTGAATTATAATATTGATTTATTTCAATTAACTTGCCACACGTATCACATACATAAATATAATTAGTGTTACTTCTATGTCCTACTGCATTTTGAAAAACATAGTGTCCACCGCACTCACGGCAAATACCGTTGTTATAAGTATTACTAGAATTACAACTAGTAATAAACCATATTACAAACATAATTAAAAATAATAGAATAATAAACTACCACGGAGGTCTTTCATATTCTTTATATCTCATTTTTCTGACTCCTCTACTAAAAAATTATCAAGAGAAATAAATTCAAACTGATCGTAAATATCTGGGATAAAAATGCCAATCCAAAGATCGTATTGATTTACTTTTTTACCGGCTAAATCACAGTTCCATTCTTCAACATCTTTTACTAATTCACGAGTAGCTTCTTTTGTAATATCATTTTCATAAAGATTATTTTCTACTTGAAATACAAGAGATTCGTAACATTTATTACATTTTTCAATATAACCGTCTACACCTAAATAATTAACGCCAAATGCAATACACGAGAAAAGAAGTCCTACCACCGCAATTATAGTTGCTCCGGCGCTGATAGGTAAAATTACATCATTAATCCATTCATGCTCAAACCAGTCATTATTATAAATAACTAAACCGATAACACCAATTGCTAAAATGATAAATACAATAACTAAAATCATTATTTATTCTCCTCTTTAATTAAACTTTCCCATTCTTCAATAGTTGTATCTTTTACTTCAAAAGTATATATCTTTCCAGTTTGTTCGCGCAACTTATATTTATCATTAATTTCTTGCCATGAGACGCTTTCATTTATCGTTGCTTTAATTATAGGAATTCTATTATCGGCTTTTAGAACAAAGCCGAATATAATAATTAATACTCCTATCAATATTATTCCTATACTACCTTCATAGCCTTGTATAAAACTAAATATAGCTCCAAGGCATAAAGCTGCTCCCAAAGCTATCATAAACCATCCAAGCGCCAGATCAGAGCCAGAGCCAATAAAACCTTTAAATAATATTTCCATATTATTTCTCCTTACTCATTAGTTTTATTTCGCTTATTTAGTTTATACCAATTAATTACGCCAAAAATAGCTACAATAAGATAAATGCTCTTTTTTGTAAGATATACAGCGTCAAAGTGCTGAATGTACATAGCGACTGCAATGACGTCAGTAATTAGCCACCAAATATACTGTTCACGGAAACGGAATAGTTCAAGAATTACAGCTACAATACCAATAGCAAGAGTTGCGGCGTCAAGCCAAGCGACATTGCCACCCATTTGTACAAGAATAGCATGATATACAACTGTACCGATACCGATTACTGCGGCAACTAATGTATTTTGCCACCAATTTAGACGGCGACTCTTAGTAAGTTCATTCTGCATTTCATCACGATGCCGTGCCCAGTACCACCAAGAGATAATATTCGCTGGCGCATAAAAGAAAATTTCGAGGAACATTGTACCATAAATTTTCCAATACCATAGATAAATAATATATACAAATGTATTTACACAAGCAAATACAAAGTTAGAAATCGAAGCTTTCGCGCATAAAAATACACAAAATACTCCGGCAATTGCACTAATAAAGTTAATGACCGTTAGCCATGCGGGATTCGCACTTTCACCAGGATTAGTAAAACCAATATACATGGCTCTTGCGGCAATAAAAACCATAATGGCGGCCATAAGCCATTCATACCATTTCATTGCTTTAATCGACTTTTTTAGATTTTCCCACTTCATAATTACATCCATCCTTTCGCTTCTTTTTCTGTCATATTACGACAAGTTGTACCACTAATCGGGACAAAATGACGTGGCGGGTCAATAAGAATATGCGTTGCTTCTGGATACGCACGCTTAAAATAATCATCGTATGAAGGTTCGCTACTGAACACTGCATCAAGTTTTCCGCAATTAGTTAAAACTAATGGCGTTTCAGCATCCCAATCTTCTTTGCCTTCTGGCGTTTTACAATTAGTCACGTCAATTACCAATGGAATGACATGACATTTAGTTGAACGAGTTATAAGCGCTGCTTCAGTTTGCATCATATTACGACGATAATCTAATGTAAGAAATTCTTTTGGAAGGGTTGTATTATTGTGTATGATTTCTTCTTCTTGTGCCCCGCCATAAAATAGAATTAAATAAAGTTTATCACAAAGAAATGAAGCTGTTCGGGCGCAAAATCTGTGACCCATATGCCAAGGCATAAACTTTCCACCATACATACCGACGTTATAGTGTAAATAATTTTCATCTGCTTCATCAAAATGAATCATCTTATCTCCCCTTTCATACACTTATTATACTATAATTTTAAAAATATGTCAATCTTTTGAAGGACGTCCTATATAAATCGAATATGTAGTTTTTAACATAATTGGATTATCTGGATTATTGATGGTTTCACTTTCGTATAATTTTTCGTCTAAAATCATTTTTGTAAATTGTTTTGCGGCTTCCTCGTCAATATACTCTTTTGGAGTGCCTAAAATATACATTTGTGAAAATTTATATTTTTCAATAGGATATTCAGTTTTTACAATTTCTATTTTTCTATTAGGTAATAATTCATCTTTTGTATAGCCACCGCATAGATGAATTAATTTTCGCTTAATCTTTTCTTTTAAAGACATCTTCTTGTTCTCCTAAATGGCAAAAGCCATAATCGGTTGTACGATCATGAATAATCCAATCACCATCATTTAGTTCATCATAACACATTGGACACATTACAGGGTCGCCGCGTTTAACGCAATATTTACATTGTATTACTTTTGTTTTAAATGAATGATCTGGCGGCCAACCGCATGGTTCGACCGGAAATTTAATATTTTCAAACATTATTTTTTTCTCCAAATCCGCAATAAAAACTATCGCCAGGAATTATATGTAACCATGAACAATAGCAAGTATAGTCATTTTTTCCTTCTTGATTTTTAGGAGCTACTATCTCATATTCGTCGCCTTCCCAATGTTTATGAGGTCGATGAATACAATCTTTACAATTTACTACTTTTTTATATCCCATTTCTTCTGGTGTAGGAAAACATACTTTTACATCATTGTTCTGAGATAGAAATTGTTTAGAAGCTTCTTTTAATAAATTTTCTAATCGTGTTATTCCGTCTAATTTCGCAAGCTCTTTAATTTGTTCATTAGTTAAAAATTCACCCATGTGCTTCTCCCGCCTTACAATAAAAGTCATCTTCTGGCATTTGAGTATAATAAGAATCAATACAAACATAAGGGCAAGTATAATCTATATAGCCTTCTTTGGTTTTTGGCGCCATTACTTTTGAGTATTCTTTATGTGGACGATGAATACAATCGCGGCAATATACAATTTCTGGAACAAAAGTAACAGTTGGCGGTTCAACTGTTATAAATTCTTGTGGGGAATTTTTTATTATTTTTACTGCTTCTTTGAATATTTCTTCATCGCTCATATTTTCAATTTCTTTATAGCGTTTACATAATAATTTAATAGCTTCAATTTCTTCCATTATTCTCTCCATTGAGATTCTTCAATCTCTTCTTCATTATATAGACGTTTATCTTCATAATTTTTAGTCAATTCAGACATATAATTTGAAAATTCATATTCACAAAAATAGCAAGTTGGCCGCAAATATCTTTGCCGCATCATACAGTTACTACAATAATAAGTTCCATCAGTTCTTTTTAATAAATTAGCAATCATTATTTATGCTCCAAATTCTTCTTTATACTTTCCTCTGCACCATTTTTAAATGCTTCAATTATTAATTTAAGTTTTTCTTCACTAATTAATCCATGTGCCTGACAAATTTTAAGTGCTGCTACACCGCCATCTATAAATCCGCTGCCGTACCACTTATGAAAATCTTTATTAAAGGCTTCATTCCATGCGGTTTTTTCGCGAAAACGCTTATCAATTTCTTCAACAGAAACACTACCATCAAACTTCACGCCAAGTAATTTTTCAAAATATTCTAAATAAAGTTCTTGTATTCGCATTTTACCGCATTGTAATTCATATTCATTTCTAGCAATGTTAAGCTTAAGACGTTCATCTTCAAGATAATTTTCAAGTTGCTTTTTCGTATAGAATCGCATAGTTATTCCTCCTTAATCCCACATTGCATAAAGTTCTTGAGCAAGTCGTGCGAACGCATCTTCTAATAAAGTTTGCTATTCTTTAGATAGTTCATTTAAGCGATTGAAATATTTTTCATCTATTTCAGTTCGCTTTGGCGTATAAATAAGGTTTCCGTGTTCATCTCTTTTCCATTCATGATCCCAATCATCTAATTGTTTCATATAATCTTCGTAATATTCATTTTTATTATTACCTTCGCAGTCTTGGCAATCTTCAAGGTCTTTGGCAATTTTAAATAAATATTCTTGCCAATCTTCAAATTCAGGGAACTTCTCATTTGAGGGCCATCCATGAGAATGTTCTGCTAAATATTTAAGTGCGGCAGGAAGTACTTGTAATAACCATGAATCTAAATTCCAAGTGTCTGATGGCGCGAAACCTTTTGTACCACGCTAAATAAAATCTTTAATATTACAATAAGTATGTTTAAAAAATTTCCAGGGATGCAATAAATAATATTTTTTTGAATAAGGATAATCTTTTAATACATTTAATCCCATAATATCACCTATTAATTTTTTTCATTTTTACTAAAAACGCACGAGCTTCATCATAAGTATTATATAAATAAAAATCCTATGGTTCTGGCGCGTCATCTGTTAATTGAATAGGCAAAACAGGTAAGCCCCATTCAAGGTTTACCTCTTTAATCGTCCAATATCTTTCATTTATATAAAATATTTCTTTAATGTCTTTGTCTCTGTATGGATTATATAAGTCTACAATATATACATGCTATTCATCCATTAAAGTTCCTCTAAAATAATTGGAGTATAATCAGGTTCAAGTCCCAGTTGAGAACTTACAATTTCATCAAGTTCATCTAAACTTACATTTGGATCTTCTAATGCCGCTTGAAATTCTTCTACACATTCATCGACCATGATACGGGCTTCATTTAGAGATAAATTATCCCGCCGCTTAATTAGCCTAATGATGTCGTCGACAGTAGATACTGGCATCTTTATTCTCCTTCCTTAGCGCCATTCAGATTCTTCATCAACATACTTATTAAGTCCGCACATGTTGATGGGAAGAATGCCATATTTTTCCGCAAGCTCTTTAGGAATTTGCTTATTACCATATATATCATAGAATAATTGAATATCTCTAGTAGTTAATTTAGTATCATAAAAATTAAGAATATCAGCAAAAATGTCATCTAAAGTTGGATAAACTTCAGGCGGATTTTCTTTACTCCAAGTCATTACAATATCTTCAAAATCTTCTGCTTCTGGACTACAATATTCTAGCAAAGGACATTCATCACATTGTTCACTAAAGGAGTCACACATACGCCGATATTCTTCCATAACTTTCTTAAATTCAGCCATTTAATTCACGTCCTTTCTTTTTTCTATATATAGTATATCATAAAATTTTAAGTGTGTCAAGAATTAGATTTCTTAAATTGCCATTTACCAACAGGGAAGAAATCAAGTGGCTCTAATTTAAATTTATTCTTTTCATGAAGTTTGTCAATTTTTTCTTTGACTTGTTGATCTTCAATTTCATTACAAACAATATATTTATTAAGGGTATGATAAGTAAATCCTAGATTATCTTCGTCAGTTTTTCCGCAAAGTCCATCACTTGGAGTTTTATGAGTTAAAATATAAGGTAAGCCGCAAGCATCACCAATAGCTACTACTTCATCAGAAGTAAACTTAGCGAGCGGCGAAAAGTCTCCGGCGGAGTCGCCATGCCAAGTTGAGTAGCCAACCCAATCTTCACTTAAATTACAAGTATTAATTACAAAAGCATTACCAAGAGTTTGCGCAATCATGTATAGATAAACCATACGTACTCGTGCGGGCATGTTAATTAGAGCTTGATCACTTGGCTTTGCTAGCGCAAGTGCGGTCTTAGTTTCAAAACTATTACAAGTACCTCTAATATTAATTAAATATTCATGAATACCTAAATGATGAATTAATGCTTTTGCGTCATTAAGATCACTTTGATCTCCGTTAGGCATCATAACTCCATGCACTCTATCTTTACCAATAGCTTCAACACACAAAGCGGCGACTACACTAGAATCTTTTCCGCCGCTAATTCCAATTACTGCTTTGGAGGTCGTACCAAAGCTATTCATCTTGTTACGAATCCATTCTACAACGGCGTTTTTTGCGGCTTTGGCATCAAAATTTTTCATATGAAAATCATAACTATCCATTTCATTCTTCTCCATGTAAATATTTTTTACAACAATCTTTACAAACATCCCATCGTTTAAGCGTACTATGCCGCCAAGGCTCTGACTTATCTGTCTCCCAAAGTAAATATATAGAATAATAATGTTCAAACCATATTGTTTTATTACAATGTGGACACGTTATCGGAAGTATCGCTAATTTTTTCATAAGGATGATTTTTCTCCATATATTTATATACACAATAGGGCACATCAAAACGATAGGATGAACCATTTGTGGCTTTATAACGAATCCGTGTGGAAGATAGTTCATTACTAAATTCCATTCTATAAATATGGTCTAAACCATACTTCTTTTTTAAATCATAAATGAACCATTTACAACTTGGCGCGCCTAGACGTGTAGCAACAATAATATTACAACTTCGTAGAAGCTCTTCCCACTTATACCAAGTTTGAATATTTATGAAAGCATCCGCGCCAACAATTAGATAAAATTCATTGTCAGGATATTGAGATTTAATTTTAGCAAGGGTTTCATAAGTATAAGAAGGCCCTTTATTTAATACTTCAATACTACTAACTTCTGCCCATTCAATACAATTAGTAGCATCAACTACTAAATTATAACGTACATTAGCAGGAAGCAAATCTTTTTCATTTTTCTGATAAGGATCTCCCGCGGGAATAAACCATACTTCATCTAAACCAAATTTAAGGCGGGCTTCATCCGCCAATGCTAAATGTCCATTGTGAATAGGATTGAAGGTGCCGCCAAGTAATCCAATTTTCATTTATATCCCTCTCTTTCTTTTATAATTATATTATATTTTTAAAAGAAAGTCAAATTATTTTAATCTAGCAATTGCATTAACGATATAATTAACTATATCTTTTAATGATTCAACTGTTAAATCTACATTTTGTTTTGTTGCAAGTTTAGCGACTTCCATTTCAACTAATACTTCTTTTGAAGGAATAAAAGTTATAGCAAGAAGAGAAACTATGAAAATAATAAAATTAATTATTTCTAATTTTTTAAAAGTATTTTCTTCAATTATATCTTCTGTTATTAAAGAAAGAGCTACAATAGCACATGTTCCGCTACCAATCATTAATACAATAAAAAATGTTTTTAAGGAATCAGCAACACTAATCCAATAAATCCAAGAAGGATTAATATAATATTCCATTATTTATTCTCCTTTATAATTATAACCATAGATGGCAATTTCAGGTTTATTATTTACTCTAATATAATATTCACAAATGCCGCAACGACTTCCCTGAGTAATAATTTGATACATAATTCTTGTATTAATATCATATACTAGTGCTACTATACCATTTGATTCAATTTCTTTAATAACAGCGTAATTACCGCATATTATTTTATGTTCTTGTGGGTATCCCAAATAACTTTCTTTGGTAGTTGAAACACATCCAGAAAGAATAAGACATGTAACAATTAATATAATAATTAAAATATACTTCTTCATTTTACTTCCTCATAAGTTTCTTCAAAAATATCAGGCTTACAAGGGTAAATTTCACCATGTACGCCAGTAATAATATAATCGCCTATGTTTGCGTGCATAACACCTTCAAGAGTATGAATATCTAATTCAGTATCGGTTTGATAGGCTTCAATAATTACAGGCTTTTTACGATATTTACGCACTTCTACATTCATATTATTTTCCTTCTTTCGCGGCTGCAAGTCGATAATTTACTGCTTGCTGTAAATATTTTGCATATTCAGCATCCTGTGACATGGTTTTCCCACTATCATCAGAAAGCTTAGCAACAGGACGATCATTTACATATTGTAATTTAATAACAATATTAAGTCCATGTACATTACTATTACTTGTAACGCCACCACCAATACCAAAAGCAACATTTACTTTATCTTTATACGCTTCATATAATTCTTGTGCCTTATCAAGACATAGACTATTACTGAATAGAAGAGTTTTAGTATGAGGGTCAATATTATATTTCTTATAATGCGCAATTACTTTATCAGCCCATTCGTAGGGATCGCCGCTGTCATTACGTACACCGTTAAAAGTTGCGGCAAAACTTCTATCAAAGTCAAGTAAGAATACGTCAGTTCCAAGAGTATCAGACAAAGCAATACCATTATCGCCACGATAAACGTCATACCACTCTTTAAGAGCATAGTAGTTAGCGTATGCTAGGGGGTACTTTTCATAACCGAGCATAGCCATTGTAAATTCATGGGCAGAAGTACCTGTTGGCATCAAATTGTATTTCTTTGCGAGATATACATTGGAAGTACCGACCATTGCGGTGGTTTCAGTAGCAAAGCGCCGCACAACTTCATCCTGCCACTCACGAGATAGACGACGTCGCCCGCCAAATTCACTAAACTTAAAGGTATAAGTACCGTCATTAAATTTCTTAATATTTTCAGTAAGACGTGCACGAGCTCCATCAATTAGAACATCATAAATATAGTTCATACGGAAGTAGACTTCACTAATAATTTCTAGTAGATAGATTTCAAAGAACATAGCGGAAAATAGCGGGCCATCTACTACAATATCAAGCTTGCCATCATTCCACTTAATATCTACATAATCACGAATAGGATGCCATAGCCGCAAAAATTCAACATAATCATAGCGTAAGAAACGAATAGAACGTAGATAACTTAGTTCATCTTCTGTAAAACGCAGTGAGCAAAGATGGTCTACCTGCCGCAGAATTTCATGATACATTTCTTCTGTGAAATAAACATCCTTATTGCGGCAAGCAAAATAATACTTCCCGCGCAAATCAGTATTGCGAAGAAAGAAAGCCTGATCCATCGTAAACTTGTACAAGTCAGTATCTAAAAGCGATTCAATACACCAATTCATTTTTATTCTCCTTTACTTTAATTAATATTGAGACATAGCGAAATCAAATGCTTCATCATATGTATCAAAATTTTCTTCATACATATAAATATGTCCGCAATACCTTCCGCCGCAAACATACTTTTTATTTTCTATAATATATCGAAAGGTAGCGGCTTGTTTAGTAGTAAGTTCAATGATAGAATATTCATCCTCTTCTGCACTCTGGTTAATTACATACCATTTTTTCTTTTCCATTTTATGTCTCCTTAGAACATAATATATGCGGTATCGCCATAATCAAGATCACTATTTTTTACAATAACATCAGCAAGATTACAAGTGCTTTCATCGTAAAATTCACGCTCTTCAGCAGTTGGAAGATACATACTTACAATAGATTCATCACTATTACGCTGTGAGTCTAAAGCAAAAAGAAGCGCTCTGGCCTTATGTTCATTTCCAAAGTATTCCGCGGCAGCATTTTCTACCTCAACGCTATCAAATACAATAATGTTCAATGGTTTTAACATATAATTATCATCCTCCCTTTCATATATATATTATACTATAAAATTTTATATAAGTCAAATAAGTTTAATCCCAAGAAACTCTACTTGAGAAGGGTTCAAGATATTCTATCTGAAAACTACTTTGTTCTAACCATTCTTTGACTTCTGGTTCAAGAGGATAAAAATTTACATAAATATGAGAAGTTCCATGTTTTGCCGCGAAACGAATAAGTTTACAAATATATTTATATTCCTTTATTGCTTTACGATTTCTTTTTGCGGCCTACTTAGGTATTGCGGCGGTAGTAATTTGTTTTGCCGCATAAGCGTCAAAGTTTTTCATTATTTACTTTCTTCCCAATTAATTAATTGTCCGCAATCAACGCAATAGCAATTTTTACGCTGGCGGCTCAACCAACGATGACAGGTAGGGCAATAAAATTCATCAACTATACAAGGTTTATTTTCATATCCATGAGGTTCACACCAAAGACAAAAATCATATCCGCATCTTTTACATCTAGGCCCATTATGATAATCATATTCCATAGCAAATTCATCTATACTTCCATCTTCATCTCTTACCCAATCATGTTCTGGATATTCTTCATGAATATGATCGGGAAGTTTGGGAGTTGCTTTTTCTATAAGTTCTTTAATGTCCATAAAAATATCTCCTTTAATATAATGGATAAGAACAGAAAGGACAATGATGTTCTACTCTTACTACATCATCTACATATTCTGCGGGATTACCGTCTTTGTCAAAAAAATCCATAGTCCAGCCGCCCTCATTAAATAAATCTTCTCCATATTTTTCTTCTACAATGCAGCCACAACTATCACATTTATATAGTTTCATTTTATTTTACTCCTATTCTATAATATTATGACCACTGTGTTGATAAAATTTCATCTTTATTTTCTAATTTCATAGAACAAATAGGACAATAATGTTTAATAGTAACCGCATTACATTCCATGAATGCACTATTTTTATCCGCGGGTTCAATATATTTTGCGAGATTACCATTTTCATCTACAGGTACTCTAGTCCAACGACCTTCATTAAATAAATCAAAATCCCATTTTTCTTCGGTAGTTCTGCCGCAGTTATCACATTTATACATCTCACCACATCTCCTCGTCATCATTATCAAACATCACAAATCTGTCGTTTCTTGCTGGGCACTCCATTTGTTCGAGGTCTTTCTTACCGTAACAATGAAAGGGCCAATAGTTGTCGCAATAAATACAATGCCAATGCGGTTCGCAGCCTTTATACATGAGATTTTCAACTCGCTCAACTTCGTGATATTTTGTTGTTGTTTCAGTCATTTCTATTTCACCGTTCTATAATTCTATAAGTAAATCCAGGTTCTTTATATTCCTTTGACCATTTTCCATTTCCAAAGTAGAAACGAAAATATAGATAACCTCCATAACGATTCTCATCTATTCGTTTAACTTCATATTCAGTAGACATTTCAGAAAAGTGATTTGTCAGTTCAATAATCATTCCCACTTCACCGCCTGTCCACATTTTCTGCAAAATCTGTCCGTTTCTGACATAAGTACTCCACAAGACGGGCAATGACCAACTTTTACCTTTGGTTTATAACCAAGTGTTGCTTCTGCTATATCGTGAACAAGCTTTGGTTCCCGCGCTTTCAGCAGTGAAAGGGCGTCAGCCGCAAGATGCGCTGACCCCGCAAATAGACCATCGCCTTCTTCGCATTCATTGGCATACGGGCATTTTCTACACATTTCTCCTGCCATTTGCGAACAGCATTCCAGCCCATTCATTACTTTCGTTATGTTAACCATTCCACTTCACCGCCTTTTCTCCATATTTACAAGAATCATTCGGCCCACGAAAATGCCACTTCAAATGCCAGTCAGGATCATTTTCATCAACGCGAGTACATTCCATAAACTCTGATATTCCAGGAAATTCCTCTTCCATCTGCCAATACTTACATTCTTTACATTTTATCATTTAATTTTTACCTTATTTTTATTTTTGAATTTCCTTTGCTAATATAAATTGTTTTGCAAATTCTGCCGGAGCTCTTCCTTTAATAGTTATTTCAGTACATTCTACAGATTCTGCTACTTTTACGAATTCAAAAAAAGTAATGCCGCCAGAAGTAAATGGTAATTTTTCGCGAAGTTGTATAATCCATGAACGTACACATTCTTTTGTCATATTCCAATAATAAAACCGCATAGTAGTATAAACTTCTATCATTTAAACACCTCATGAACACTTACATAATACATACCAGGGATATAGTCCGCATATGTTACTGTATGTTTTTGATAATAAATTTTTATGTTACTTGAATCTGGAATTGTAAGCCAGACATACTTACAATTTTTATATCGTTTTTCTAATCTATATTCTTGACCTGGAGCAATACAAAATGCGTCTCTATTTGCTTGTTCAGAAGAAAATTCAACAAATGCCCCATAGTCTCCAATAACAATGCGGCTGAAAGATGAACAGATAAGAGTGCCCGCGGAAGTATAGAGCGGCTGAATAGTAGAAAGAAAAGATGGTACATTTAATTCATAGAGTTGCCGCATTTCTTCTGAAAGTTGTGGTGTTAGTTTATGATATTTATAATGCTCTGCTAAATTAGCTTCTAAATTTCGTGTATCCATTAGTTTTCCCTCGGCATAAAAGGATAATACCATTTATAATATTTTTCATAACATAAAGGACAATAGTGATGAACCGTAGCAATTACTGCATAAGTTTGAAATTCCTTAGTTTCTTCATTATAATCCCAATCAATTTCTTTGTCATTTACGTCAAATTCTACGCAAGCCCAACCGCCATCTTTGAAAGGATTGAAGTTTAGTGTAGATTTACGAATTTCGCCGCACATATCACATTCGTAATACTTCATTTTAATCTCCTTTTTTCTTTTATTATATCAAAATTTTAGAAAAAAGTCAATAACAAAAAAAATACGGAAGTGCTCGCGCACTTCCATATAATCACCACATAATCATAAATTCATTATAAAGTGGAAAAAGAATATCTTCTGTTGAATAAGTACGACTCCAAGCTTCATCAGAATTTAAACGTCCATATAACTTAAATCCTTCTTTTTCTAAATAAGTTATAAAGCTATTAGATAATTTAGTAGTAGGATAAATAACATAATGAAAACCATTTTCTGCTAACGATCTCATTGTATCTATAATTTTTTTATTTTCTTCCTCAACTCTTTTAGCAATAGCTGTATCTGTAATCAATCGCATTTCTTGCGCTAATTTCATTTTAGATATTCCTCCCAAGTTTTTACATTAACCTGACAGCTCTTCATTACAGTACAGGCAGCCGCATGAGACTCGGGGGTTACTCCCGCAGAAGCATCACTAATAAAAGTGATAGGAATTTCTGGATAAAGTGCTTTTATAATTAGCACGTTGCTTACGACGCAAATATCGGAGCAATAACCTACAAAAATCAATTCATCAAAATCTTCCAGATGGACTTCGCGCCAATTAGTATAGCCGAATTGTGCCTTTGGATAAAAGCTACATTTATCATAATAAAAATCTGGTCGAGCTTCTGGTGCTAGCCGCCATCCAGAAGTATTTATAATACAATGAGGTACAGGTAAGTTTTTTCCTTCTTGTAAAGTAAGATACGTATCTTCTTCATGTGTATCTTTTGTATAAATCAACTCATATTTATTATCAACTGCCCATTCTACCACTTTATGTAAAGTAGGCAACGATTTAATTGCTTCTTCATTTCGTAGAGCACCAGTTACAAAATCATTTTGAGCATCAATTACAATAACCGCTTTCATTTTTAATCTCCTTTACCATACAATTTTAATGTTACTTAAATCATTGTCATTAATCATATCTATTAATTTAGTATAACTTATTTCATGCCATTTTGAAGGGAAATCCTTAACAGAATAAAAACTTTCAAAACGGAATCCTAATCCATAAAGCCATTTAACTATTTCTTCATTAAGTTCTGAAATTTTTATAACTAAATTTGTCTTTCCAATTTTTGCTATATTAGTTAAATCTTCAGCAATATAGTAATATTTATTATATAATTCTTCTCGTAAAACAGTCCCTGCTATTTTATGAAGAGAAGCCGCGGAAAATTCTTCAAATTTCATTTTTATTTTCTTTCTCCATTTTTAAGTAATGCCATTTCTCACATAACTCATTAAGTATGTCAAAAGTAGAACGATAATATCCTTGTGCATCACACAAATTTATATCTAATTTTAATAATAAATTATTAACTTCTTCTAACCATTCCTCTTTTGTTAAACCACATATTTCATTCATAAATATAGCTTCCTTGAAATACATCAAATGTAGAATAGGGGTTATCTTTCAGTCCATTAATATAATTTCCGTCTTTAGTAACTTGAATGTCACGCAAGAATGAAATCATCCTGTCATATTCATTCTCAATCCATAATGAATTAGCTTCAAAATAACGTCCAATTTCATAGGAATTGCCGCATGACATTAGGTAATCAGCAACACAACTTCTCAGTACTTTATCAATGGAATCTCTTCCTTGATAATGCCAATCACTATCACTCCATTCTTCCATAAACATTCTTATATTTTCATCAGCGCAATAAGGGCCAAGTTTTAGCGCATAAATAATACCAATTGTTTTATCTTCCATTTCCATTTCCTTTCTAAACTTATGATTCACTTTTATTTTCACAACGATATAGTTTACGTCCGCAATTTGGACAATAAAGCCAAGAGCTATTTTCAAGCGCTTTATCTTGGCATAGACATTCAGGAGGTTCAAATAAATCGTCAAATTGAAAATCTTTTCGTAAATTACGAGGACCATTTTCTAATTGGTCTTGAAGTAATAAATTATGTAACTCTAATGTATCCATAAACTTACCTCCTTTTTCTATATATATTATACTATAAAAAATGTGAAAAGTCAAGAAGAAAAAATCATAAAAATTATGTAATACTGGTACCTCGTAAAATGAAATAAGAGGGGAAGATAATTTATAAATAAGAAATAAAATTGAAAAGGGGAGGGGTATGTAGGGAGAGTAGGGCCTGAATTTTTCTAGGAAAAATTGGTAGTGAGGGGAGAGTAGGAGGATTAGAGAGTAGTGCGTCAAATTTTTACTTTTGTCAACAATTTGAAAATGAAATTCTAAAAAAAACAGGGGTAATTTTTAGGCAATTTTTACAATTTTATACTAGTCAAATATTAGATTTAAATTCAAAATGAAATTCCAAAATTTTACATTTATGGTAAAATTAGGAAATTACGTTGAAGTGCGAGTTCCGCTTCACGGAACTCTCGGGCGTAATATTACTCGTAATGCGCTTCGCGCATTACTCGTAATATTACTTATATATATTATATATAATATATAAGTAATTTTTTGGTGGTATTTTTTTAGGTATTTATAAGGGGAGTGTGGGGTCTACCAAAAAAATACCACCTAATTTTATATCACATTTAAATTATAGAAGCGGAGTTCGCTTTGCGAACTCCTCGGGGCGTAATATTACTCGTAGTCCGCTAACGCGGACAACTCGTAATATTACTTATATATTATATATAAAAAATATATATAGTAAAAAAAGTGTGTTTTTTTTTGACTACACCCTATATAGTCCTAGGGGTGTAGTCAATTTTTGTTACACTTTTTTTACTACAATTTTTTTTAGTAATTATAATAAAATAACCAATATGTTGGTAAGATTTTTTACTTTTATTATGATAAAAGTATACTATTTGACTTTTATTTAAATTTATGTTATACTAGAAATAGAAGGTGATAAAATGAATACAATTACAGTTAGCGATTTACAACTTCAAAACAAATTAGTTTTTCGCCGCGGCGATTACAATATATTAGATTGCGGCATACGTACTGGTAAGACTTATTGGGCAATTAATAATTTAAAGCAATTTACACATGATGGTTAGCTTAATCGTATTTTATTTCTTGTTGATACTAATGCGCTTAAAGAATAGATAATTCAATAGTACAGCGATAGTTGTACGAACGCAGACATGTTTTGGGAGAATCCCAGTTCGTGGGGCGAATCAGTTAATAAAATTGGAGTTATGTGCTATCAAGCTTTGGGACTTCGCGCAATACGAAATAATTTATCTTTTTTAGAAAATATAGACGTTATATGCTGGGACGAATGTGATAGCGTATTTGATTTTGCGACTTAGGCTTTTGTAAAGGCACGTCGTACAGATTTCGCGCGCAAAGATGCATCTAATATGGAAGTTCTTTCTATTATTCAATCCTTCTCTACTAAGAAAGAATATATGCCATTAGTTGTACTTGGTGAATGGCAAAAATTAATAGAAGAAGGCCGAATTATGTGTATTGGTCTTTCTGCCTCTCCTGAGCGTGCGTATGCTTATTATAAATCATTGGTTAGCGCTAGTTATCAAGGTAAATTAGAAGTTGGCTACCGTATGGCTAATGATATTTATTTTACTAATATTATACAGCATGTAAATGAATTATAGCCTGAATTAAATAAAGGATACTGGTGTTTTTCTCCATTTATCGCGCCAAATTAGCAGCTTGTAGAAGCTGCGAAAGCACGAGGATTTAATGCCATTGAATTACATTCTCCTAATAATATTGATAAACCTATGACCCAAGAGCAGCTTAGAGTATATAATATGATTGTAGCTACTGGTATGGTCCCGCCAGAATATGATTTTGTTATCGTAAATAAAGCTCTTGCGCGAGGTATTACAATTATTGATTAGCGTTTTAATCATATCATAATTGATTCTGTTAATTAGGTAGATAGAATACAAGCAGCTCGTTAGACATTTTAGTATTAGCGACATTTAAAAGTTTTTGCGCCGCAGATACCAGAAGAATATTTAAACACTTGGATTACAGTAGAGCAATGTAGAAATTTGGCAGAATATATGAATGTGCCAGAATTAGATAAAAGTAATAAAAATAATTCTCGGGTTATGACCTGGAATAAATTAAAAGAATATTTGCCTAGTTTGGGATATACCGTTGAAGGAAAAAGAAAACGAATGAACGGTAAACCAACATAGTGCTATTATATTAGCGGCGAATGGCACGACGTAGAAATAGTAGATAATGATTTTTTATAGCTTGTAGAAGCAAGTCAAAAGCTGGAAGAGTAATCTTCCAGCTTATTTTTTTTATTTATTCCAGCTTATTTGACTTATTAAATAAATTATGATATAAATATTTATATTTATATTTCCCCTTTTATTATAACATAAATTTAAAAATAAATCAAATATTTTATTTTTTTTTAAATAAATAAAAATAAAATTTATTTATAAAAATAAATTTAATTATTTTAAATTTTTAGTTTATTTTGTAGTAAAGATTCCAGTTTGTCAAACCTTTAGCTTGTAGAATATTTATACATATATTTGACTCATGTAAATTTCCAGCTTGTGTAAAATTTTACAAATTTTTCCAGCTCACTGTGTGGTTTCCAGCTCGCCCGCATGGGCTCTGCGCCCGACGCCCAGCTCGCTTCCAGCTTGCCCGTCTCAGATTTGCCTAAACTCCAGCTTACCAGCTTCTTCCAGCTTTTCCAGAAATTTCCAGCTTATGGTAAAATTTGACATATATGTCAAATTCTGGAAGTGATGTATAAATTTGGAAGAAGTATAAAAATTAGATAAGTAATTATTTGACAAAAGTGGAAATTAGATGTATAACATCTAAAATTAGTTGTTGACTTTTTTATATTTCTGTATTATAATACTATTGAAAGTGAGGGATGAAGAATGTGGGATTCTGAAAACATTATCTGGACTGTATCATGGAAAAAGAAAGAAAAGGGAAAGTCTTATTTTTGCTATGGCGCAAGAAGTTTTTCAAATCCGCGAGAAGCACGAGGTTTTGCTAAATATCTTATGACTAAACCTGAAATGTTTGGCATAATCATTAGCTCAAAAGAAGAATGGCGAAAAGAATAAGCGGCAATAAGCCGCATTATAAGTTTAGATGTTAAACATCTAAAAACTTGTATTGACTTTTATTTTATTATGTGCTATACTCTTATTGTAAAAGCAAGGAGGGATTTGGAAATGATGAATTATTATAGGGTAAAAGAAGAACTGTATTTTAATAATGAAAAGATTGGCGTACAATATAGCCATACTATGAAGGATGAGGAACCTGAATTTGATACTGAATTATATAGCGGTGCTGATTTGTTACAGAGTATCAAAGACACTGGACATCTGCCGGGAAAGTTTCTTGGGCTCGCAAGTTGGGAAGCGCGTCTTTTTCATCGCAATCAATATGTATTGCGCGGTTGGGGCATTGGTTTTAATGGAATAAGCCGCAACTTAAATAAAAATGATATTATTGTTTATACAATTAAATATACAGAAGAAACTCCCTCTATAAAAGAAATCTTACAATATTCAGACGGTATGAAAGCTATTCAATGGTTGAAAGATAGAGGAATGACAACTTGTCCACTGAATCCGCAATAATGCGGATTTTATTATTTAGATGTTTAACATCTAAAAGTTGAACTTGACTTTTTAATATAATATGATATAATGCTATTGAAAGGAAGGGAGGAATTAAAATGTTTAACTTCTTCAAAATGGAATCTTGGGAACGCAAAGAATATATTGCGGACTGGTTTGGCTTGAAGTCTTGGTCGCATTTTTTCTACGCGGCGCGCGTTCTTCCTAAATTTAGACCGCACATTCATGGATACGTTTATGATTGGGCGGAAGAAAAAATTAAACCCGCTTATTGGATAAAAGACAAAAACGGTTCTATTATTCCTTGGGCACATTTTGACAAGAGTACTGTTATGTGTACTACAATGGATGATTGGTTAAACCATGTATAATTAAAATAAGGCGGTTTAACCGCCTTTTATAATTAGATGTTTAACATCTAAAAAAAATAAAGGTAGTTAAAACTACCTATACATAAGGGAAAGAAAATAGCAATTCAATACAACGCTGGCGACGTGAATCATAATATCATTACAATGGCGTTGCTGATTGGTAAAATCTTTAATAATACCAACCACGGCAATGCCAAGGCCAAACCACGATGCGGAAAACCCAAACAACATTACAAGCGCAACATTCAGAATCATGCCGAGCGCGCGGAGATCGTTCCACTCAAAGCGATATGCGGTTTCTACATTGAAAAACTTTTTCATTCCACTTCTTCCTCCACTTCTTCATCATAGCTACTATAAAGAATATCATACAGGGCAGTATCAATTTTATTCAGTTCCTTATAAAAGTAAGGCAGTAAATCTTTGACTTTTTCGCCTGCGTCTTGAAGGAATCTGCGGAATTCTTCAATCTTTTTTGCTTCTTCGCGTGTCCAACTAACTTCGATTTTTTTACTAATATTCATTTCTCAATTTCCTTTCTGGTTTGTAGTGTGTCCTTCACTTTTCACTAAGAGTATAACACAATTTTTATTATAAGTCAAATAAAAAATATAGATGTTTAACATCTAAATATAAAAGAGTTAGATCACTCTAACTCTTTTATTTCTTCCAAACTGTCGCAATGTGAAAAATTATATACTTCATCCCAAAAGAAATTTTTATTACATTTAGGGCAGTATCCTTCCCAAGTTTCATAATAGTAGTCACCTTCATTTTGAGTGCGACAGCATTCAGTATATTCCAATTCTTCGTTACAATACGGGCATTTCGGTGGCATATTATTCTTCCCCCTTTTATTCACAATCAAATTCTACAATTTCATTATTAAGAGTAATACATTTAACACATGCTTGTGACCATTTTGCTTGTTTATTGAGTTTATAGGCATAGCGTTCTGCTTGTTCTCTATTTTTACTAATTGCAATGGGATGAGCGTAGTCACTAATGTAATATACCACATACAATTTCATTCTTTATCATACCTTTCTTTATTGATTTTCTTGGGCGGCGATTTCTCCCGCCAGATAGCCTTCTCCGTATCCCTTCATAAACATAGCATCATACATATCAAACTCATGAAGGGAAAATTTTTTGTCCGGAAAGAGATAGGCAAGATAGTGAAGCATTTCTATACTATACTTTCTTTCTATTACTTCCCATGGATAAAATTTTTTTATCCTTCTCACCATCTGTGTTACTTTGTAGTAAATCATTCTTTATCCCATCCTTTCTTATGCTTCGGCTTCTTGTTGCGCTTGTCGGGAATCACTTTGGTCACGGGGCTGATAGTGCCCCAATCTTTACGCATAGCGCGATAGATTTCATAGTTGGAACGGGGTTTAGTTTTAGATTTTTTCTTGCTCATTTCTTTTCCCTCCTGACAATAGCATTATACTATATAATTGGAATGAAGTCAAGATTGAAAGTTAGATGTTAAACATCTAAAATAGAAATGGGAGGTTAGCCCTCCCAAACTTCTTCTTCCCAAAAAGCAAACATACCTTCAAAATAATCATTAAATTCTGTTATAGTCCAAGAGCAAATAATATCAAGCCAGTTCGGCCCTAATTTTTCTGAAATTGTAGGGCAGTCCCAAGTTTTTTTCTGAAAATTATATTCGCTAAGTTCAAATTCTTCGTTTAGCCAATTCATTTGATATAGGTATTTAACCGCGGATTTATAGTCTTTTGCGACGCCAAGGAATCCATGGCTTTCTTCATTTATTACAATAACAGTCATTTTCAATCCTTTCTGGTTTTTAGTTGTTTTCCTTCAACTTTCATATAGAATATACCATAAGTTTATATAAAAGTCAAGATTGAAAATTAGATGTTTAACATCTAACAGAAGAAGGACGATTACTCGTCCTTACATCCTACGACAAGTTGATTACCGACTTCCTGGGAGTCAATCGGAGAACCGCAGTAATATATCGTCAGACCTCTCTCAGAAATTTCACTGATAAGGTCATTAATTTTATCGGTATATTCCGCGATAAGCAGTTCCCGTGTTGCACGAGCGCGTCGTTCCGTTTCCTGGGGAATCGCATTGAGCAGGAGCGCGAGTTCATAATCGCTAAGGCTTTCCAAATCAATTCCATGACTTGCCATCATTTTTACAAAATTCATCTTAATATCCTTTCTGGTTTTTAAGTCTTTCCTTGACTTCTTACAGATAGAGTATAACATAAATTTTATTATAAGTCAATATTAAATTTTAGATGTTAAACATCTAACAAAAGAAAGGGGATTTATTCCCCTTTTTCTTCTTCCTTCTTTTTCTTTTCTTCCCGCGCTTTCTTATCACGGGCAATTTTCGCTTCTTTGGCCTTGGCCTTCTCGACCTTGGCGGCCTGCTTCTCGTTGTAAGCGTCAATTTCAGACTGCATCAGTTCGCGGGCGGTCATGTCCTCGCGTTCCTCGGCAACAATGACGCCAACACGGCAATAGCGCTCAACGCCGTTTTTATCGGTCAGAATGACGCCATACTGACGGTCGTTGATTTTAACATAATCTTCGCGGGGATTATCAAAATCAACTTCGGTGGGAGGGTCGAGAATGAGATCAGCAAACACTTGGGCGCGCAGGTCGGCATCCACAACATTCTTAGAAATCTTAGCCATAATCAAGCCACCTTTCTGGTTTTTAAGTGTTGTTCCTTCACTTGATGGGTATAGTATAGCATAAGTGAAGGAAGAAGTCAAGAAGTTATTTTAGATGTTTAACATCTAAATTGTAGAAAGGGCGTTAGCCCTTACTGTACAGTTAAGGTCTCTACAAGATATTGGCCGCAATTGGTATATACTATCATATCCCCTAAACTATTAGGGCGGCGAAAATATTCATGCTCGCCCACCTCAAAGAAAGAGGGAATGGCTTCAAGTGCTTTTTCGGGAGAAGTGTATGCTCCTAAGTTTGTAGAACATCCAGTGTTATCTTCCCAGAAGAAAATTACAAATACTTTCATTTTAGCACTTCCTTTCTTTTTTCTATATAAATTATATCATAACTTTTGAAATTTGTCAATTTTCAAATTTAGATGTTTAACATCTAAACAAAAAAAGTGGGTTATTCACCCACAATTGCTTCGGTTAAGTCCATCCAGTCGTGATAGGTCGTAATAATTTTAACTTCATCAGGTTCAAACGTGCCGCCGCAACAACCGCAAATAACGAAAAGAAGTTTGGGTTCCTCATTTTCGTTTTCTTGCTCGTATGCCGCAATCCCGCCCAGAATTTCCTGTTCTTCTTCGGGAAGCGTATTGTCTACAAATTTAACTTGCTTATAAAATCCTACCATTTAGAATCACTCCTTTCTTTTTACATACATATTATATCATGCTGTTTGAAATTTGTCAAACTTAAAAATTAGATGTTAAACATCTAAATTGAAAGGATAGAAAAAATGGGAGATTACTCTCCCATATACGCCATCACGGAAAAGATTTTATTTTCAATCTTTCTGTAATATGCTGTTCCTTCTTCTTTCGTGTTAAGATGAGCACGAAGGACAGAAACAACTTTTTCACATTCAGAAATATCAGGATACTTGCGGCGCTTTACAAAGTCCACGGTCTCTCCAAGTTCACGGAAAGGGAAAAAGCTGATGCCGATTTCAATAGCATGACGGGCGGCAATTTTAGAAAGAATGAAGGTCTCAATCATTGCGTCATCGAGCGCGGTATGACTTTCTACAAAGTCATATTTATTTACCAAATACTGGTAAGAGGTTTCGGCGCTGGTTTTGAAGTAAAGGCCGGAAGCGGAAAGCAAGTCATGATTTAAGCATTCTTTTTTATAAGAAACATTGTTCAAAAGGATTTTTGCGGCAAGGCCCCAAAGGTCAAACAGGGGGAAATCTTCGCCGCGAAACTTGAAGCAATCGGCATCAAATTCTTTTTCGGGGTCTTTACGGTATTTTTCATTTGCGATTCGTGCACACAACAGGCGCTGAACCTGTTCCCACCGTTGATAGTCCGGGCTATACAGTTTCCGGATATACAATTCAGTAAAGGGGATAGCTTTCTTGAAATCAAACATGGAATTAAACGCGCCCACCGCGTCAACCGTGCGCAGGTCAGCAAGGAACAATTCCATAATTTCATCCCAGGTTTTAATGACGGTTTCGCCGCGCTTGAGCATCTCCAGATACCGGGGCCGCTTTTCAGCATAATATGCAGTATTAAACACGGCGGGCACGCAGAAAGTTTCAGCCACCAGGAATTGCTTGCTGTCCAGGATTTCGCCCTTGCGGTTGGTAATAGTCCAGCCGATGTCATACACGAGAGGCCGGGCGATGGCAATTTTCTTTTTCTTTTCGGGGTCATCGTTGGCAATTTCATTAGCGAAGGGCAGGGTCGCGGTTTCGGTGTCTACTACCATGTAGGTCAGTTTTTTACTCATCCAGTTAATCCCTTTCTGGTTTCAAGTGTTTTCCTTCACTTCATGTATAGAGTATATCATGGAATAGATAAAAAGTCAACAAAGAGATTTAGATGTTAAACATCTAAATAAAGAAAAGCGGCAAAGCCGCTTAATCATCATTAGTCAATTCAACTTCATAGAGATATTCGTTATTACAGTGGATGGAAAAGGCGGGGTCTTCTGAATCGGAATCCCAATAGAAGTCAATAGTATATCCTGCCGCGACCGCATCAGAAATTGCCTTACGAATATTATTAAAATATTCATCCTTCTTTTCTTCCTTGCGGCGATGCTGTTCTTTGCATACGTCTAAAAGAATATTGTTCAATTGTTCATCACTTGCGGAATGGAGCATCTGGCACAGATAACCATGATTGAAGGGGGTGAAGTCGTGATTACGTTCTTTCATTCTAAGCACTTCCTTTCTTTTTATGTATAGAGTATAGCATACATTTATAAAAAAGTCAATCTTAAAATTTAGATGTTAAACATCTAAAAGTAAAATAAAAAAGAAAGGGGCTTATGCCCCTTCCTTCATGCGGTAGGAATTGACCTTGCCTTCAATCTTTTCCACCGCGTCAGTCCAGTAGTGGGTCAGGCCATAACCGACCTGATTCTTAGTGAAGCCTTCGGGCAGTCCCTTTTCGCATTCTGCGAAGATCTCCGCGACAGTCGCGGGCTTCCCGGCAATCCGCAACGCTTCCAGAACCGCGGGCTTTGCGGCGGCGTACATGGCTTCTTTTTCCGCCTTTACGCGGTCATTGCGGTGAAGTTCTTTTTCAAGGGCTTCCATCACGGCGGGCTTGTTCTCGAAGTCAACAGTGTTCAGAGCGGTGTAAATGGTGTTCATGATTTCCTTAGTCATATTAGTTCCCTTTCTGGTTTTTGAGAGTTTTCCTTCTCTTTTTCTTACATCCTTATTGTAGCACAGGATTTGCTTTTTGTCAAGAAGAAATTTTGTTAAGTTTTTGTTACAAGGGAGGAGTGGTTGTCACACGAGCGGCCGAAGGTGTGACGTTCTCGTTATCAAGAGAACACTCTTACTTTTTCCGTTTGCTCTCTCCCTTGGAACAATTATATATTACCACATTTTTAGAAAGAAGTCAACATTTGAGTTTAGATGTTAAACATCTAAGTAAAATAACCCGCTATGCGGGTTAATAGTCAATATCAATATAAACAGTCTCACCCAATAGATAAGGGGCCTCTTTTAGAATCACCTGTGAAATAAGGATTTCTTCTTCGTTATAATCTTCATATTCTTCAGGAGGAATCATATAGAGTCCGATGGAACATTCAGGCCCAGGGGTATACTGTTCATTGAAATCGCCTTCAATGTTTTTTCCAAATTGCTTTCTAATTTGGTCAAATACTTCGCGGCCCTCTACATGTGTCCAAGTAGTAAACTTCATAAATCCACTTCCTTTCTTTTGATGGATATAGTATAACATAATAATATTGAAAAGTCAACTAATAAATTTAGATGTTAAACATCTAAGTAAAAAAGGAGGATTACTCCTCCTCCTTCTTTTCCTTTGCCTTGGCTACCTTCTTAGCCTTTTCCGCGTCCTTCGCGGCCTTTTCTTCGGCCTTGATGCGCTTTTCTTCCTTCCACGCTTCCGCGGCCTCAAAGGGGTCGAAGGCTTCGGCGGTCTTGGTGGGCTTGTAAGCCTTGGTCTTGATGGTTACTTCCGTCCAGATTTCCTGGCCTTCAATGTTCTGAAGGATAGCCCACGAAGAATCTGCAAACTGAACAGCAGACTGTTCTTTCAGAGCATCACTCATGGCGGCGATAGTAGCATTGCGGGCGGCGTTCTTCATTTCAGTAGCGTTCATAGACATAATTTATACTTCCTTTCCGGTTTTTAAGAGTTTTCCTTCTCTTGATTACGCATTTATTATATCATGGATTTTGAAGTTTGTCAAGAAGAAATTTTGTTAAATTTTTGTCACAAGGGACTTGCAAGTGAGGTTTGCCCGTGTATCGGGAGCTTTGTAGCATCTGACACGTTGCGTTTGCGGTCTGTCAGATCGGCCCGAGGTTCTTTTCCTCTCCCTTGGAACACTTATATAATATCACAAATTTAGAAAGAAGTCAATAATTGATTTTAGATGTTTAACATCTAAAAGAAGGGGTTGCGTTTTCAAGTATTTTATGTTATAATGTAACCGTAATAAAGAAAGGGGTTATGAAAATGAAAACTGATTACACTGTACGCGCTCAAAAGTTTTTGGATGAAATCTTCCCGGTGATCGAAAAGTCTTTGGATGACCCCTATGATTTGGCTGATGCGCTGTTTGACTATTGCGCGAAAAATCACAAGCGGGTGAATGTTCGGAACGGTGTTTCTCGCTGGGCCATTATTCATTCCGACTATGTAATTAAATATGATTATAATGAGGAATGTTGGGTTGGAAATTGCCCCAACGAAGTGGATAAGTATGCGCAAGCAGAAAAAGATGGCTTTGCCTATCTGTTTGCCAAAATCACCCCGGTAGTTTCTCATAATATTACTTTTTATGTTATGCCCCGTGTTAAAAACATTGGGCGTCACAAGAGTTTGATAAGAGCGCTTACAAATGAAGAATGGGATTACGTTTGGAGCATAACAGATGATCTGCACTGTAATAATTATGGTTGGGAAAATGATAAGCCTGTTATTATTGACTATGCCTGTGACCCGTAAGGGTCTTTTATATTTAGATGTTTAACATCTAAATAAAGAAAGCGCGGTTACTCCGCGCTCTCGATCATTCCTTTCAATCCTTTTTGATTAAGTTCTTTTACAACTTTCTTTGCTTCGCGCTTGCGTTCCTTCTCTTTTTCGGCGGCGGCCTTTTTGGCTTCGCTTGCCGCTTTCTTTGCCGCCTTTTCTTCAAGATCGAACTTGTAATCATCGGCGGCGGCGTAAGCGTCATATTCAGTATAACCGCCCTCACCGTTGCGAGTGCCGCGAGGAATGGAAATCTTTATCAGATAGAAAAATTCATTTCCATCCGCGTCTACGCCCGGAATAGCGATTTCGCTGGGGCCTACGCGCAAAACATCGGCGTTACGACGTTCAGAAAGAATAGTCTGGACTTCTTCAAGTAATTCATTTTTCTGCGCGTTGCGGTTTGCTTCTTTACCCATTTTTCATCCTTCTTTCTGGTTTAGTGTTTTCCTTCACTTTTCATATATAATATATCATAATTTTGAAAAATTGTCAAGTATTTTTTCGGGATAATTTGAAAAAATTTTTATACAGAATTTTGTATAATTATGTGGAAATGAAATTAGATGTTAAACATCTAAGTAGAGAAAGAGGGATAAACCCTCTTAATTCGGGCGTGCTCCATATTCTTTATCGGTATAATTTAGCAAGTGTCTAAGTAAATCTTCAATTTGATCACGCGTTTTTACTCTAACGGCGTAATCAATTTTTTCTTTTGATAATTTTTTAATGTGTTCCGCTTCATTTTCGATGGTTCTTTTTTTAGTTTCTTCTGTAAGTTCTTTACAATATTCTTGAATACATTCTTTCGGATTTATTGGGTCAATATGAATTACTGTATCGTTACTGCCATGCCAATTAGTATATTCTTCTCGTTGCTTTAGATAATCTTCTTTTGTCATATTGACAGAGGCGAGCGCTTCTTCTTCTGTTTTATAAAAGCCAAGACATTCATAGTAGTACCACCCATTGTTTGAGACTTCATAGGCTGTTTCCGGAAGAAGATCGTCTAAAAGCATGTTGACTGCATATTCCCGCATAGTTTTTTCCTTTCTGGTTTAAGGAGTTTTCCTTCTCCTTTTTCTTACAATAGAATTATAGTATTTTAGAAATAAAATGTCAATAGAATAAATTAGATGTTTAACATCTAAATAAAACCAAAAAGAAAAGAGGGCTTACGCCCTCTTGTATTCGTTGACCTTGCCCTCGATCTTGACGACCTCGGCGGCCCACAGTTCCCGCAAGGCGTACTGCACCTTGCTCTTGGTCATGCCCTCGGGGACAGTGCTCTTCACGGCTTCCCACAGTTCCGCAAGCGTCACGGGCTTGTCGGTCAGGGCGCCGATAACCACTTCATGGGCGGCGGCGTACAGGTTACGATTGGCCTGGGCCTTTTCGGCGTTCTTGTCCAGTTCGGCCTGAAGTTCGGCATATTCGGCGGCGAGTTCGGGCACGTTCTTGATGTAGTTAGCGATAGCGGCCATAGTGTTCCTCTTCATAGTTTATCCCTTTCTGGTTTTTAGGACTTTTCCTTGTCCTTTTCATGTATTCATTATAGCACAGTTTGTGCTTAATGTCAAGCATTTTTTTTGTTAAGTTTTTGTTACAAGTTCCTGTGCCCTCTCGGCGTGGTTACGGCTTCCATAACGCTTTTTCAGTCCTTGCGGATATGGAGGGCACGGGAGGAGTTCTTGCCTGCCGTCCGCTTTCCTCTCTCCCTTGGAACGATTATAGTATAGCACAACCTTAAGAAAAGGTCAAGCATTGGATTTAGATGTTTAACATCTAAGTTAAAATGGGGCATTATTGCCCCGGTTCGGTAAAACTATACAACCCATCACGAATATATTTCTTTATATATTCGCCTTGATGAATAATTTCACCATTGACTTTCACGGTGTAAGGCGTAAGGCGCGGGCGCTGTAAGATTTTTACAACTTTGTAATCTTTGCCGGGTTCCGCTTGGCTTTGATTGAAGCACCATTGTAAAATTATGCTTTCAATATCTACATCATACGCGCCCATGTGCGCTTCTTCAAAGTCATTATTTTTTGTAAGGTATCTATATACAATTTCGGCGCTTGCTTTATAGTTTCCGCTATCTGTAAAATACTGGTGTTCTTCACAGAAGTCTTTATATGCTTGTGCGCTTGTGATAAATTCGGAAGCATAGCCCCAAATATCATGAATGGGAATATCTTCCAAAGGGTTATTACACTTAAACCAGTCACAATTGAAAGTGAAAACTTTGTCATCAAAATCACTGTTATAGGCGTAAGCATCGGTTACTTCATATTGGATAATATCACGGCGCATCGCTCGCATGATATAACCCCATTTATCCATGACGGCCTTTTTAGACCGCATCAGACCGATATACAAAGGGCGCTTTTCTTTGTAGTATGCGCTTTCAAACAAGGGTAAATTATGCCATACCTGTTCAACGATGAAGTGACGGCGCATGACAGGCGAATCACTTTCATCATTGAAAATTGAATATCCCACGTCATAGCAGAAGGGCTTGTCTAAAGAGGTCGTTTCAGTGTCAAATACCATATAAGCCATACGGGTGCCTTTCTGGTTTGCGGTGTTTTCCTTCACCTATGGAAATAGTATAACATTAAAGAAATGAAATGTCAAGAGAGAAATTAGATGTTAAACATCTAAATAATAAAAGGGGAGATTAAATCTCCCCTTCTTCCCATTCACCATTACAGTTTAACCATGGAACATTACATTCCAAATCGCTATTGTATGTATTAAGTTTTACTGGTGTAATAGAAATGGAATGAATACCATTTACAATTTCTGAGAAGTCCGAAAAGTATTCTTCTCGCGCTTGAAATGCGGCCTCCGGGGTATCAAAAACCCCAATTAGATAGTCATAACCATCCGCATCTTCTTCAAAAAGAGAATAATGGTGAATAACTACATACAACATAATTTTTCCTTTCTGGTGTTAAGGATTTTCCTTTCCTTTTACACATTGATTATAGCACAGAATTTAGAGACTGTCAAGTGGTTTTTATTAAGAATTGGGAAAGGTTGGAGTCGAACCAACATCAAGGGCATTCAATCGCTCTATCCCTTCACGCGATCAAGCTCTGACCAATTGAGCTACTTTCCCATATTGTTCCAAGAGAAGGAATTGTTAAGAAATTTCGATGGTCTTTCTCGCATTTCTTCCCATCGTCAAGAGCAAAGGGTTTCTGTCGTCCACGATGTTGTTTCTGTTTGCCCGCTCTTTCATTAACAAACGCGGTGGCCTTTCGCTTTCCCTTCCCTTGGAACAATTAAAGTATATCATAATTTTAGAATAAAGTCAATAATTAGATTTAGATGTTTAACATCTAAATAATAAAAGGGTGATTACTCACCCCTTAGAAGTTCTTTCAGAACTTCCAAAATCTGGTTAGGTTCATACGCTTCACCTTTCCATTCTTCACGGTTCGGCGCTTCATCGTCAAACAGAATATCATCTTCATTTTCCATGAAGGAGGATTTAGGCGTGCCATAGGCCACGATGCGGATGGCATCCCAGCTTACCGACCGCAAGTGTTTTTTCAGCCATACCAGCTTTGCGGCGGTCACAGCTTCGTCATATTCGGGGGTAGGGCACTTGGAAAGCCAGCTAATAATTCCAATCTGATACCCAGCTTCCTGCAAGCGGTTCAGATAGCGGGCGAGCAGACTCATATTCAGCATGACTTCGGCTTCCGCATAGGGCGTAGGGTCATAGGCGCGAAGCATAGAAAGCCAACCGTCAACCGCGTACAGATTGCCCAAAGTGCCATCCATGTCAAACCAAATAGTTTTCATCATTCATCCCTTCCTTTCTTACGGGTATAGTATACCATAGAATAAAGAAGAAGTCAAGAATTGAATTTAGATGTTTAACATCTAAAATAGTAAGGCGACAAGTCGCCTTTAAGGACATTCAGTACACAGAATAATATTGGAAGAATGTGTCAAATATGTGATTCCATCCATAGTAAATTGAATCATATCAGATTCGCTGAAATCTTTCCAAGAAGTGATGGTTCCTTCAATTAGTTCACCGTTTCCTAATTGAAGAATACCCCAGTTATAACGCCAATTGGTGTCAATGACTTGTTCATTACCATTGAATATAATATTTCTTGTATTTTTTACTAAGAATACACCGCCAAGGATAATGACAAGTACGAGGGTGACAGCAACACTAATGAAGATCACGGGATGGTCACTGAAAAAATCGAACATAGCTTTTCCTTTCTGGTTTTTGGGATTTTCCTTTCCCTTTCGTTCTTACAATAGGATTATAGCATAAGAAAATGAAATTGTCAATTCTATAAGTTAGATGTTTAACATCTAAATAAAATGGGGAAGCCTTAATGGCTTGCCCACAATAAAGTAATTAGAACAATCAAAACGATGAGGACGAAGCTAATCCAAAGCGGGGACAGAACCCAAAGCCAAGACCACGTGATGACATTGCACAGTTTAAGGACAATAAAGGCGATAGTCAGAAGTCCGCAGAATCCGATGCCGCCGCGAGTGTTATTTCCATTATTTTTCATCTTAGTTTCCCTTCTGGTTTGTGATGTTTTCCTTCATCTTTCTTACATGAATATTATAACATAAAAAATTAAAAAGTCAATATTTATAATTAGATGTTTAACATCTAAAATAATAAAGCGCGGCATTAGCGCCGCGTGAAGTCAATGATAAATTCTTTTGTTTCAAGGTCTAAGCAGAGAACGCCAGTACATTCTTTATCTTGAAGATAAATTGCGGCAGTAGCAAAAACAGTTGTAATGTCATTGCAAGTTTCTGCCTTGGTGAACCCATCATCATACATAGTGGTCAGAACGTACATACTTAAATCTCCTTTCGGGAATTTCATTCCCTATCTTTTTTACAAGTAAATTATATCATCTTAGAAATAAAATGTCAAGTCTTAAAATTAGATGTTTAACATCTAATTCTAAAATAAAAGAAAACCGCCCCGAAGGGCGGTTCGTATTACTTGCGCCGATACTGGTTCGGCTTGCCTTCAATCTTAACCACTTCATCCTTCCAGTAGTTAAGAAGGCCATACTGTACCTTGTTCTTGGTGGTGCCGTCCGGCAGTTCGCTTTCACAAGCGGTAAAGATTTCCGCGACCGTCATAGGCTTGTCACCGAGGTGCGCCATCACTACATCGTGAATGGTTTCATAGGTGTCCAGCTTGGCAGAAGCCTTTTCAGCCTGCTTGGCGAAGTCATCTTCCAGCTCGCGGATGACGGCCAGTTTGTCCGCTTCGTCAGTATTCGCGCCGGTCAGGATAGCATAGATAGTCTTGATGGTAGCATTCTTCATAATTCGTTCTCCCTTTCTGGTTTGGTGGGTTTTCCTTCCCTTGATTACGGGTATAGTATATCATGGATTTGAAAAAAGGTCAAGTATTTGTTTTAGATGTTTAACATCTAAAAGTAAAAAACAGGCAAAAGCCTGTTAGTTTTCCCATGGTGTCATATCTTCATTAAGACAATGAAGATAATAAGCAAGTTCTTTGGCATCGTGAACGCTTACATCATCACCATCCCACGGAAAGCCAATGGTTTCCCAAGGGCCAGTTTGGCTCCAATTATTCTGATTGGTGGTCTTAGGATAAAAACACGGAGCATAGTTAGGGCTGCCATAGCTACCATCATGGCAAATAGCGTCACCCGTATGTCCTTTGAAGGTTACGCGCCAACCATTTTCATAATGCTGAACTTTGTCAAGTTCAATGTGCCAGTCACGGCAAGCATTAACAAGGTCAACCAGAGCATTGATGTAAGCCGCATCAATCTGTTTAGGGGTAAATTCAGAGTAGTTAGTCATCATTCTCGTCTCCTTTCAATTTCTGTATATATAATATCATATTGAATTTATTTTGTCAATATAAATATTTAGATGTTTAACATCTAAAATAGAAATTTGGGCATTACGCCCAAATTGTTTTTCCATTTACTGTATATTTGCTTTCATTTTTATATACTTTCTTTTTAAGGAATGGAGGTATTTTTTTATCTCCCCCGTATACTTTCATCAGCTCGTGAACAGTTGTGACATAAATTGTGATAGTGTCCAGCTTGTTTGCGCTTTTGATGATAGTGATTCCAGTGTCGGTGATGCAAGTCCAGCGCTGGTGAATGAATGCTTCCTTAATTACTTGCCCCATACCAATTTCTGCGACAATGTGCGCGACCCGTTCGGCTCGTTCTACTTCGCAATGGTAACTCATCATGGTTTCTTCCCTCCCTTTCTTTTATGGCTATATTATAGCACAAAGAAAAGGAAAAAGCAATAGCGGACTTTAGATGTTTAACATCTAAATAATTAACCCCTCATTCGAGGGGTGTAAGAGCAAGTAGTTTAACATCATTTGGAACATCACTATCAATATAAGTTGCCTTGCGGCTCTCGGACTCAAATTCTACCATGATCGCGCCCGTGGTTCCATCCATTACATCAGTGGAGAAGCCGTGGCTTTCTGTAATGGCACGAGCCTTGAATACGGCGGCCCAAAGAGACTGAAAAAAATAATTATAGGTAATAGGCTTATTATTTTGCCAATAAGTAACGTGATACATAACTTTTTCCTCCCTTCAATTTTCATATATATAATAGCATAATAATATTAAAAAGTCAATAGTTTATTTTAGATGTTTAACATCTAAAATCATAAAAATAAAAATAGGCGGCCACGTTCGCCGCCTATTTTGGCTCAATCATCTCCAGCTTCGCCACTACTGGAAATGGGAGAATGCCCTCCATTCAATAACGCCGCCGCGCAAGACATTCTGCGCGCTGGCTTGCTAACCGGGTGGAGTTTCCATTCTCAACCCTCCTTCCTTCCTTTCGACGTGTATAGTATAACATAAAATGAAATTGAAGTCAATAGTTTATTTTAGATGTTTAACATCTAATATATAAAGGGATATTAACTCCTCCTTTCAATTTCAAAGTCCATATCCCATCCGCGGCGCTTACTATCTTCTTGGATTTCTTTTAACTGTCGCTGCGCTTCTTCGAGAGAATCAACCAGATCGCCCCAAGCAAAACCGAACATATCAACAACACACCACATAATGATACCTCCTATATTTGGGAGTTTTTCTCTCCCTTTGATGATATAAGTATATCATATTTAATAAATAATGTCAATCAAAGTTTTTAGATGTTTAACATCTAAATTGAAAAGAGGGCTTATGCCCTCATGTATCCAACTTCATTATAATATTCCCATACCTTCACGACTTCATTTCCAGCTTCGTCATACTCAATAGGATATTCTATTAAGCTGCCGGGACATTCCAGCTCTTCAAAGATAATAGTTTCTTCGGTGCGTTCAATGTTTCTTACCCAAAAGGAAGGAATAAACAGCCCGGGGCGCAAATACACTTTTCCGACTTCAAACTTCTTCATGGCTTTTTTCTCCTTTACTCTTTCGTTCCTTGGAACAATTATATAATATCACATTGGAGTCAAATTGTCAACAATAGAATTTAGATGTTTAACATCTAAGTTTCGGGATTTGGGTCACTGTTTAGCGACCCAATTTTCCGCGGCACGTTTGGATTTGAAACGCTTTACGACTTCGGCAGAAATGGTCTCTCCGGAAAAGTTTCGGGCAACTTTCCACACGTTCCAAGTTTTAGTAAAGAAATTGAAATTGATTTCAAATGTCATTTTTTCTGCCTCCGTTTCGGGATTTACTATCCCTTTTCTTTTTTACAATTAAATTTTATCACTTAAAAATGAAATTGTCAAGAGATAATTTTAGATGTTTGACATCTAAATTGGAAAGCGTGCTTATCGCATGCACGCTTTGGCCATTCCAACTGTTACAATAACGCCAACAATAATGAAAAGAACTATATCCATTAGTTACACTTCCTTTCTTTTTTGTAATTATATTGTAACATAATGTAATAAAAAAGTCAATAAAATAATTTAGATGTTTAACATCTAAAAAGCAATATTGATTTTCAAAATGAGATATGATATACTATAAGCATGAAAGGGGTGCAAAATTATGGAAATTCGCTTGGCTAATAAAAATGATATTTCTAAAGTAAATTTAATTCTGAAATCATATAATATTTCTTATATTACAATAGAGCACTTTCGGGAAGATGTAAGACTTAATCGTCAATTTATCATGACAGAAAACGAAAATATCATTGCTATATTATCTCTTGTGTATGATAATCAATATAATTATTATGCTATGAAACGCCTTCTTGTTACTAATGAATATAAGGGAAAGGGATATGCACGTATTATGTTAAATTATGTAAGTCAAAAGGCACAAGGTAAAGTTGGCTGTACTCCATGGACTAATAATGCCGCAATGCGTCATTTATTAGAAACGCTTAATTTTCATCTTGAATATATATTTGATAATAAGTGGTGTTATTATGTTAAGCAAGTCTAACTTGCTTAGTGTACTTAGATGTTGAACATCTAAAATATAAAGGGAGGATTATTCCTCCCGAGATAATAAATCTTCCTCTGTCATTCCAATCATTTCAGTGATAAATTCAGTGTTATAGGCAAAGAAATCATTTAAGATAGTTTCGTCAATACCTTCGGGATAAATGCATTCCAATTCGTACTCAATCGCGGTGAGTTCATCTTCAGTAAACAGTTTTACTATCTGTCTTGCCCTTCCCCAAAATTCAAAGTCTTTCAAGGTGATTTCTTTTTTGATAGTCATTGTTTTGCCCTCCTCTTTTTGTCCTTTCCCTTTGGACAAGTATATATTATCATAAATTAAAGAAAAAAGCAAGTATTTTTTTTAGATGTTAAACATCTAAATTAAAAAGGTTTATTGCTTAGCAATAAACCAAGGACATATTTGACCATTTGAGAATAGAGATTTGATTGTGCTCTTTTCCAATTTTTAGCGCCTCTTTTTTAGTGCTGATCCGCATAGAGTGGTCAACATAGTAAATGCCATCACTGTACCACACGCCGCAATTACCTTTCATTTTTTGAACCGCTTCAATAGCTTCTTTTATTGTGCGGCATTCTGTGCCATAATCTGCGACCTGCCACCCTGTTTTATAAGTGATGATTTTGTTGCTTTTCATGGTAAAGCCGTCGTTATTCTTGAGATTTTCAAAATAGGTTTTGATGTCGTTGTTCATTGTCTTAATCCCCTTTCCTTATCTTCAAGTGTATTATAGCACATATATTTTTTAATGTCAATAATGATTTTTAGATGTTAAACATCTAAAAAAATAAGGGATTATGTATTTTCCCTTAAAAGCGCTCGACGCGCTTCTATAAATTGGGTATGAAGTTTATCTAACCGGGCAACAAGTTCCATCATCTCTCTTTCAGTGAGAGAAGTGGTGTCCGCTTTTTCGGCAAGCACCTGCGCCCGCGGATCATGATGGCGAACATAGTTAGAGAAAGCAACGGCGATTTCGTGGGTGTTAGTAGTGGTCATGGTTTTATCCCCCTTTTTAATATCTTGTCCCTTCGGACAATTATATTATACTACAATATAATATTTCTGTCTATACTTTTTTTAGATGTTAAACATCTAAGATTCTAAAGGACGCTTACGCGTCCCAGTCCCGAATTTCACCGGTGTTAAGATTTACGTCATAGTTATCATACAATAACTGTTTTGCAAGCTGATAATTATATCCAAGCATTTTCATAAACCATCCGATATGTTTGATTGTGGTCATGCTATACAGACCATTGATGTGTAACCATCCATCTTGGCTAACTGTGATTACAACCGTGTTGTAACTAATCAGTTCAAAAGAACCATCTTCATAGTAGTTGATGCGCGCCGCGGCCTTCTCGTGTCCCTGGAATTTCTTGCTTGTCATTGTTTTTACCCTCTTTCTTTCTTTTCTTGTCCTTCGGACAAGTATATATTATCATAGATTAGCATATATGTCAATGGATTGTTTTAGATGTTAAACATCTAAATATGACTTTCAGCTTAAATAAAGTCCAGCTCGTCTCGTGCCTTACATTCCAGCTTCCAGCTTGTCCAGCTTTTTCCAGCTTGCCTGCGCGTATATAAGCCACTGGATGGCGCAGGCGGCGCACGGCTGAGCGTGGCGACCCTCGACCAATTCTGACAATGTAGGATCTGGTCGCCAGATTTGACAATGGCGAACTTGGAACCAGAATTGACATTTGTTACGGAATTGTTACGATTGTAACATTTTTGTAACATCTTCCTCCCCTCCTCTTGTGTATATTGTACCACAGCCGGCCCGAATTGTCAATTTTTTGGCTTAGATGTTTAACATCTAAACCAGATTATACATTTTTTTGACCAAATTTTACATCAATTTATTACGAAAATATTAAAATTGTAACATTTTTGTAACATATGAATACATGCTCATATGTTGATTGTATACATGTATACATTTATACAGATATACTAAAATACTTATATAATTATATAATTGTATACAATTATACTGATATATAATCAATTACATTTTTGTATATATGTTTTTGTGTATACAATATGATACAATTATATTTTATTCAATACAATTAGCACTCACCGGAAAAGAGTGCTAACAAAAATGGAAAAAATAGGAAAAATTTTATTCATATTTTATTTACAATTTGTTCTCGTTTTTGTTCGCATTTTCTATTGACTTTCCCGCTTTTTTGCTGTATACTTGCATTGCTTGCAAGGAAAAAGCAAGCGCGAAACTTGAAAATTGAATAGCACAGGAAAAGAGAACAAACGCACATTGACAGAAAAGAAAAAAAATAAAAAGAAAAGAGGAAAAAAACAATGGATAGCAAAAAAATCATTGATAAAGCGCTTGCGGTAAAAATTCTCCATTATATGGAGGAAAAAAACTTCAATTACATTCAAGCAAGAAAATTTATTGAATACTTGAAGATTGAAGGCGGCACCCAAGTGAAAAGGGAAGCATTTCCCTTTGTTGCGCGGATCATTGAATTTCTGTATAATCCTGCCGACTATGGCAGAAACGGAAAGATTTCCGAAGTGCAGGAAAGGCTTGATCGCTGGTATGAAAATAACCGTCCCTTGTGCGCTTGGCATGAATTACACGCAAGAAAAAACGGTAAAAGCGACCTGCAAAACAAGAAACAGGAAGAAATGAAAACCGGCGCGGGTGATTGGTTATATAGCAATACAGCAAACACAAGAGAAGGAATCATCGCACAATACAGAACAAGAAAAACCCTGATTTATTGGAAAACAGAATATTTTTCCATCCGTTGCACTTGGGAACAACTTTTTGATTATATGGAAACATATAATCAAAAAGGCGTTGAACAATTTTTCAAGGTCAATATCAAGTACAATCCCCAAGTCAACAAAAGTATTTGCATGTTGCAAGAATGGAAAACAAGCAAAAAAAAGATTGCCTTCTTTCAAGCTTGCCCTTATAATGAAGAATAAACGACAAAAGAGAAGGGAAGAAAAAATCTTCCCTTCTCTTTCATGGGAGGTGAAAAAAAATGTATTTCATTGAATCGGAATATTTGGAAAATGTTGACAGCATGAAAGCATTTTATCATTATGAACAAGCCGTAAAATACATGAAAAAAGCCTATAAAAAAGAAAAGAATTTGCATAGTTGGCAATGGGCTTTTTCCCCGTTCTCTGTCGCTTGTGTCCGTGATGAAAAAGGAATCATGATTGCAAGTGTAAACAATCGCGGAATTATAACAATTTATTCTTGGAATTTTTGAGGGGTTTTTAACCCCTCTTTTTTTATTTATATCAATAGGAAAAAATTTCCAGAGGGGAGGGGGCGTATTTTAGGATTTTTGACTTTCTTTGACCTTCAAAGGCCCGCCTCTCCCAACTCTCAACCGCATTTTTTATTTTAAAACTAACATATTTTTTATTTTGAAACAAACCAAAAAATTTTAAAACTCTAACACTTGACAAATTCAAAAAAGTATGATAATATATAGGTAGAGGGTTATGAAACCCACTGAACCGAGGTGCTTATATGAAAAGAAAATACTCTTTAGATTATTCAATCGACCGCGACATTGATAGAGTTGCCGCCGTAAAAGAAATATTAGATTCATTAGATACAGACCCCTCGGCTCTAGAATTAGAGTAGATGGGGTCTTATATATTATATGGAAAAGACGAAAATGGCCTAAACGCCGTTCAAAGAGGAGAAACTACAGACGGTAATAAACGTTACTCCTCATTCAAAAAAACTGACGATAAATTGCTTTCATTAGAAGAAATTTTAGAAAATCCTTTAACCGATCAGTCTGAACTAAAACCCGCGCATCAAAAGCAAGCTTATACAAAGAAAAAGCCGACAATTGCGCGACCAAAGTACGACCGCAAAGGCAACCTAATAGATCCCGGCGATTCTGACATTCCAGGCATGTAGGAACTATGGGACTGCATTGACCATATGGAACATGTAATTGCCGTAAATGAAGGTAAAGTGCCGCCAGACGAAAACACAACAATTTTAAAAGATAGTTATCGTCTCTATCAACTAAAACACAATTTAATAGATTTGCGCCGTCACCAATATTATTTGAAAGACGCCTATAAGCCAACACTTCACTTCCAAGCTATTGACCATCCAAAAGCCCAATTTTATGATTGGAGCTCTGATTCCTTTTATTGGATTTCACTTCCCGAATGGTAGCATCGTGTAGATGAGGCTCTTTTACATACAATTTCAAAAAACTTAGAAAATTATGAAACAAGATTAAATGAGAAAGGAGAAATTGAAGTAAAATGGGTCGTGTGCGAACACACATTTGATTGGGAGAACCCCCTCCACGTTAAAGCACTTATAAATAATTACGACGCTCTTTATGACTATTTAAAAGAAAAATTGAATACTTATGGCCGTACTTTAATTTTTGATTTTGAACGTTATCGCGCGATGGCTAACCTAACTGAAGTGCGCGAATTCATATTGGATAGGAAGATTGAAAAAATGCCCTATACCGACATCGTTCAAGACCTTTAGTTGAAGTACGGCTTAAAATATAATGAAAATCATTTATGTACAATTTTAGCAAAAGAAATTCCAGAAAAGATTGCGCTTGCGGCTCAAAAGCATCGCTTATTAATAGATACGCCCGCAAGTCAATGTAAGAAATGCCATACATGCGGCCGCCTATTACCACGCGATCCAATATTCTACGTCCGCAATAAAAGTCGTAAAGATGGATTTTCATCAAATTGTAAAGAATGTGAAAGATTGCGCCGTATTGAAAAAGGAGGACAATCTGCTTATGACAAACGAAGTAAAGAGTCGCCGTTGCATTAGATGCAAGGCTGACAAACCAGAATACAATTTTCCGTATTCTCCTTCTCCATATTTCCCGGGGCATCGTTCTATTATCTGCACATCATGTTTAGAGATAATGACATAGCAGGACAATTTGAATGAAGTTGATAGACTTTGCCGCTATCTTGATATTCCGTTTGATTTGAATAAATGGACTTAGTTATATGAATAGCACGGGGGGCATACATTAACGGCATACCTAAACACGCTATTGGACGATAAGTATGAAGGTATATCATGGAGTGATGAAAATGAACGTTGGCGACTTGCGCGCGAAGAAGGCACAATTGATGAAGAGATTGAAGTACTGGACGCCGCCAAGCTTAAGAGATTAAAAAGAGAATGGTCGCCTGCCTATACAAAAGACGAACTATTATGGCTTGAAGATTACTATAATTAGATTCTAGCTACGCAAAATGTTTCAACGCCAATTTTGAAATCGCGTGCGCGCGACCTATGCGAATTGACATTGCGTTCAAAAAAAGGAATACGTCAAGGATTAGATGTTAAAAAAGATATGGACGCAATTGAAAATATTATTAAAAATTGCCACTTCGAAGCTACAAATGCTAAATCCGCGGCTGACTTTGAATCCGTAGGAGAGTTAATGGTTTATTATGGCAAAAAAGGATGGCATCCAAATTGGCATACCGAGCCGCAAGATTCAGTAGACTTTATGATGGAAAATATTCAAAATTATTTAAAGCGTCTTGTCATGAATGAAGGCAACTTTGCGGAACAAGTTGAAGAAAAACGTGCTCGCTATAATATGACTGAACGCCTTGAAGAAATTGAAAATGAAGCTGTTGAATTTGATGAAAGTGCCGATATTGAATATGAAGGAGACCAAGAGCTTGCGGCAGACCTATAGGGCGGGGTGTTGGAACAATGACAGAAGAGCTAGTAACCCGTGACGGCATACCAATTGAAAAAGGTATTGTTCTAACCAAAGAATTTCTAGATACTAATTAGGAATTATTTACTAAATATTTAAATTTATGGATTCTATACCCTGACCTTTTCCTAGATGCTATTCAAGATTCTGCGGATGCAGTTAATTTCCATTTAAAACCATTTTAGCGAATTGCTTTGCGCGCAAGTATGCGGTATCGTTACCATTTCTGGACTGCTACTCGTGCAACTTCAAAATCATTTACAGCCTATCTTAGTGCAATTGTGCGCGCGGTCTTACTACCTGGCTCTACAATTATGATTGTTTCTGATACAAAAGGAACAGTTATTAAAATTGCTGAAGCTAAGTTTGAAGAAATTTTTAGACACTGGCCCTTATTGCGCAATGAATTAAAAACACGCACGGATGATGGGAAGACCGGTATTAAATCAAGTTCTAACTACTATGAGATTTATTTAAAGAATGAAAGTATGATTAGTGTTATTTCTAAAGATACAAGTCGTGGTCTTCGTGCTACTGGAGCTGTACTTGAAGAATGTGCTTTAATTGATGAAGTACCATTTAACGAAGTTATTTGGCCCCAAATGAATATTGCTAGAAAAGAAGTTGATGGAACCACTAATCCTGATGAACCTGCGGCTGCTCAAATTTTCATTACTACCGCGGCTGAACGTACTGTTTTTATGTACTCTAAATTAATCGAGATTACAGTTAATGCGGTTTTGCGGCCAAAAGAATACTTTTCCTGGGGGCTATCTTATGAAGTACCGCTACATTATGGACTTATCAACAAGGCTACCCTTATGGATTAGCGGTATTCTAACACTGTAAGTGAAGATTCATTTGCGCGTGAATCTTTGTCTATTTGGTCTGGTAATAGCAAAGAAGCATGGCTCGATTCTAAGCGATTAGTAAAAAGAAGAACTTTATTAAAATGTGAGCGTAAAGCGCAAGAAAATCCTACTAATCCAGATACTTTTTATTTGATTGGAGTTGACGTTGCACGTTATTCCGCAAATACTGCTGTCATGGTAATTAAAGTTTTACCTAGTGCAAGTGGCTTTAAGAAAAATGTAGTTTACACAGAAGTTATCCATGGCGCGAACTTTATTACTGAATAGGCTCCACGTTTAAAAAAATTAATTTAGTTATATAATCCAAGAGAAATCGTCATTGACGGTAATGGACCCGGTATTGGACTTTTAGACGCAATGGTAATTCCATCTTTTGATGCGACAACCGGAGAACAATTTCCGCCATATTATGCCTTCAATAACGATCATCATTTGCCGCCAGAGAAAAAAGAAGAAGGAAAAGAACCATGGCCTGAATATAATGGAATTATTTATGATATAAAAGCTGGTTCTTCTAATGATGATATTATTCATTCTAATTTCTTTTCACAAGTTAATAATGGTTCTGTATCGTTTTTAGCTCATGAAAGAATTGTTAAAGATAAATTAATGAATACTCGCCGTGGAAAGAAGATGACGCCATTTGATCGGCGCGTCTATCTAATGCCATATGAAATGACTTCTCGGCTAATTGATGAATTAAATAACTTAAAATTAAAACCTACGGGGGTACAAAATCAGTTTAAAGTAGATCGCATTTCTCACTCAATAGAGAAGGACCGTTTTTCTGCGCTTGAATATGGACTTTTCCGTGTAAAATATTATGAAGATATAGCCATGCGAAAGGCAAAAAAGAAAAAAATTGGACAGTATGCATTTTATAGTTCTGGAAAAGGGAGGTGAGAACAATGGACGAAAATAAACCAATAGAAGAGAAAAAAATTAGATATAATTTTAATGATTTTAAATTTAAGGTTGTTCGTCGTCTACCTTTGAATGATCGCGCTTATACGCGTTGGGGATATAGAAATTCTGAACCAGTAGCAAATGATTTTGAATTAGAAGAAATTTTAGAAATTATTCGTTCTGGCGATATTGATTCTATTAGAGAATTATCACGTTATTTTTATAGAACTAACAGCGTTTATCGCAATAATATTGATTTTCTCGCACACTTACCATTATATGATACTGTAATAATTCCTGTATATCAAGAAGGTAAAGGCTCTAAAGCACAAATTATAAAAGCATTTTATAATGCCTGTAAATTTGTAGATAATTTAGACGTTCCCAATACTTTTTCGCGTATTACTACCGAATGGTTAAAAAATGGAGTATATTATGGTATTATGCGAAGCGATGGTATGAAAGTAACTGTACAAGATTTACCTATAAAATATTGTCGCTCTCGTTTTAAGGATTTCAATAATTTAAATATTTTAGAATTTAATTTACATTATTTTGATTATATTTCTGACCCATTATTATAGGAAGAGGCAGTTTCTACCTTTCCTGAGCCAATATAGAAAGCCTGGAAACAATGGTTTAAAAATAAAAAGCTAGTTGATCCATGGGTAATGCTTTCTGCGGCGGAGGGAGGAGTTAGTTTTAGTTTCGCTCATGATCAAACTCCATTATTAATAGCAAGTATTCCTACATTAAAGAAATTGGATGATGCTATTAAAAGAGAAGAAAAGCGTGACGAAAATGAATTGTATAAATTATTAATTCAAAAAATGCCGATTGATAAAGATGGCGAACCAGTATTCTCTTTGGACGAAGTTGCAGACATGCATTCCGCAGTAGCGGCTATGTTACAAGAAATTGATACAGTGGATGTATTAACTACTTTCGGTGAAACTGATTTAGAAAGTTTACAAGAAAATTCTGCTGCTTCTCAATCCGCTGATAGAATTGATAAATATAAGAAGAATGCTTGGGACGCGCTTGGGCGTGGAAATATTTTATTTAATCCTGACGGCAGTTCTGCACTAGCATATATGATTAAAAAAGATGAATCATTAATGCGTGGTTATTTAAATATTTATGAAACTTGGATTAAATTTCATTTAAACCAGAGATTTGCTCGAAAAGAACTTACATTTGACTTTGAAATTATGCCTACAACTGTATTTAATAGAGAAGAATTATAGAGAGCCTACTTTAGTGGAGCGCAATATGGTTATTCTAAAATGTTCGCGGGCGTAGCCATGGGCATTAAACAAATGGAACAGTTAAGCTTAATGAATTTTGAAAATGAGTTCTTAGAAATGTCTTTGAAGATGATTCCGCTTTAGTCTTCTTATACCACTCCTGGCGGCGTAGTAGCTGGTGAAGAAAAAAGTAATTCTTCCGCACAAAAAGCTAGTAGTAAGTCGTCTAGTGGAGACATAAATAATACAGGGGGCCGTCCAGAGCTTCCTGACGAGCAAAAATCTGAGAAAACTTAGGCCAATATTGCGGCCGCAGGTTAAGGAGAATAGTTATGGATAGAAAGATACCTATTTATTTTGATACTATTGTATTAGATTCTCCTGCCCAAGAAATTCCTATGAGTAGCGGCCCTGAACTTGGTAATGGCAGTAGATTAAAGGTCGCTGTATTTACTAAATATAAAAATCGTAATGGTTCTTATATTACTGATGAATATGCAGAATATTTAATTAAATCTGCTACTCGTGGAGATACTCCAGTTGTTGGGTTCTTTGATCCAGAAACTCAATCCTGGGCATCACATACTGGTCCTACATTAGCTAATGGATATGGCTATGTAGAAAGCTTCTTGGGCTGGGAACCCATTACCGATACAGATGGAGTAACCCGTGATTACGCTATTTTTTCTGTGGTACTCTTTTCTAAGTATTGGGAAGAAGCAAGAAAAATTGCTGGATAGAATCAAAGTATGGAGTTAAATATCAGTACAATTGAAGGCGATTGGGCTGAATTTGATAATCAAGAATACTTTGTCTATACGAAAGGAGATATGCTGGGTTTATGTGTAATTGGGTAGCATGAGCCTTGCTTTTCAGTATCTCATTTCTTTTCTAAAAATGATGATACATATAAATCTCAATATGAGAAATTCTCTTCTCTTTTGTTTAATTTAAGAGCACAAGTAGAAGAGGCTGAAAATAATGTAAAGGGAGGAGAAAACGAAATGAATGAGTTAGAAAATAAGGAATTAGAAAATCCTACTCCCGCTGCAGAACCTGAAGTAAATGAGCCTACTGCCGAATTTCAAAACAATGAGGTAGAACCTGCGGTAGAACCCGCGGTTGAACCAGAAGCCGCAGTAGAGCCAGCAGTAGAAGAAACTCCTGCTGAACCAACTGAATTTGAAGTTCTACAACAGAAATTTGAGGATTTACAAAATTCCTATAATGAACTACAAGACAAGTTCAGCGCAACAGAAACTCGCATTAGTGAAATTGAAACTACTAAAAATGCGGAAATTGAATCTTTGCGTTCAGAAAATGAAAAGCTCCAGTCTACAATTGCTACTTACCAAGCAGCAGAAGCTAAGGCTGAAGAAGAAAGAAAAGAAAATTTAATAAAAACTTATGAAAATCATTTAGAAGAAGAAGAAATTAAGCCAATTAAGGATATGGCTAAGAACTTCTCTTATGATGAATTGGAGGGTAAACTAGCTGTTACCTTTGCCAAGAAACAATTTGCTGGCAGTGAAGAAGTAAAGAAAGTACCACTACCAGAAGAAGAAGAATCACAATTTGCCGTACTTATGAAAAAGTATCGTAAAAATTAAGGAGGGAAATAATTATGAAGAGATTTCCATTGACCAATGCCGATAGTTATTCTGTTAAATATCGTCATGGTGAAAAGGTATATGCTACCTTAGAACTAAATCAAGTAGCTTTCCCTAAGACTGGTATGGTAGTTTCTCAAACTCCACTTGGTCCTGAATTTACTATTGACGCTCCTTGCGAAAATGGTATGTGGGTTGTAGCCGATAAGGCTGCTAAAGCTATTAAATCCCCTGCTGCTGTAACTGATACTCCTATTGGTATCGTATACACCACAGAAAAGGAATATGACATTTTCCATTATGGTCTACAGACCTTTGGCCGCAAGATTGCCGGCGATTATCCTCGTGTTGGTATTTTTAGTCTAGGCGATACCGTAACTACTAACTGCTTACAGTATGATGATGAAACTGAATTTGCCGCTGTAACTACTACTGGTAGTGAAAAGACTTCTGATGAAGTTCTATTTGATGCGCTAAAAGCTATTGATACTACTCCTTTATATATAGTTCCTGTAGCTGGCTCTGCTGTTCCTAAAATTACAAAGACCAAGCCAAATGCTGGCATTTATGCAAAAGTTGTAAAATTCTATACTGTACCTAACGGCGAAAAAGGCGTTAAGTATCAGATTGTAAGACTATAATAGGAGGTGCGGACTTATGAATAAAGATTTATATACTCTAATGAATGGCGTATTCGGTCGTAAAGTACCTGCCGAGTTCGCAGCTGCCGATTACGATTATGAAGCTGCACTACGTGACGAACTAGTGAAGCTATTATGCGACGAAAGAGGCCATTTAAGCCGCTCAAAGTATCGTCGTAATAAGATTGAATTATTTGAATTACTCGAAAAAAATCTAGAAGAAGTATTACCTCAAAGCATTCAGGGCGCTCTTGATATGTTCACAGAAGTTATTCGTGTTCCTCAAGGAAGCCGCATTGAATTCCGTGTTGTACGTGGAAAGCAACGTGGACGTCAGTTTGTAACTCGTGCTACTGAATCTGGTAACTATGAAACCTTCAGACTAGACCGTGATCGTTTTGATGTATATCCTCAAGCTATCGGCGGTGCTGGATATGTTGATTTTGAACGTTATCTAGATGGCGTAGAAAATATGAGTGATATTTATGAAATCATTCAGCAAGGTATTGTTGACCGTATTTTTGAAATGGTTCAAGAATGCTTACTAAGCTCTTGGAATTTAGCTGGACGTCCTGCTAAGAATAAGGTCGTTGCTTCTAGTTTTGATCCTGTTGAAATGGTTAAGTTAGTAAATGTAGTAGCTGCTTATGGCACTCCTGTAATTTACTGTTCTCCTGAATTTGCGGCAGAAATGGTAAATGCTATTGTTTATAACAATACTACTAAGATTTCTGATCAAGATATGATTGAAGTACGTGAACGTGGTTATATTGGTAAGTTCCGCGGCACTCCTATTGTAGTAATGCCACAGTCCTATACTGATGAAACTAATACCAAGTTAGCTATGAATCCTTCTTTTGCTTATGTAATTCCTGCTGGAAAAGAAAAGATTGTAAAGCTAGGATTTGAAGGTTCTCCTTATTTCCGTGAATGGGACGACCATGAAGGAGATAATTCTATTGTACTACAAGGCTATCTAAAGGTAGGCGTAGGTATGGTAGGTACTCCTAACTATTGGGGAATTTATTATAATGCTGGTATTGACGCTGGCGGCTGGGAAGAATATAATAATAGTCTTGATACCGCTATTGCTACTGCTTATAACAAAGCACATCCTGGCGATTAATTGATATAATAACACTTACGCATGGGGCGGGTGAGATACTCGCCCGCCCCATTTTTCTTTTGAGATAAAAGGAGGAAGATTTTATGAGCAAAATTACAATTAAAAACATTAGTACTGCTACTGCTGTATTAAGCGTACCTGAAATTAAATTTCATCGTACTTTAACCCCTGGACGTACTATTCCTATTACCCAGGAAGAATATGATAATTTACTATTTGATCCAGGCGTACAAAATATGATTCGTGCGGGTTATATTAAAGTAGACGGCGTGGAAGAAGGCGCTGAATTAGAAGTTAATAAGGCTAGTATTCTTGACCGTACTGAAATTGAGAAGATGCTAGTAGAGCGAGATATCACTAAATTTGCAAAATATATTCCACAAGCATCTCCAGCCGCACGTGAAGCAATTATTACTATTGCAGTAGACAATAATATTACAGATAGTGCTTTTACCGCTCTCATTAAGAAATATTGCGGCGTAGATGTAATTAATGCTATTAGTGTTAAGCATCAAGCCGAAGAAAAATAATGGCAACTCTTTTTCTAAAAGTTTATGATGCTTTTTTGGCCCGTATTACCGCGGATGAGTGGACCCTCGAAGAAGAGCTAGCAATTGTTGAGCGGGATTGGCAAGAACTTCTATAGATGGCAATTTTTAGATTCAAATATCCGCGTGTAAGTTTGGATATAGAAGAAGTAGACTAGAATAATGATGAAGAGCCATTAGATTCTCCTAAACTTAAAACGTATCAGTTTGTTAATGACCTAACGAATGATGAAATTTAGATTCTTGCTTTATATATGAAGCATGAATGGGTAAAACGCTGTATTAATAGCTGGGAAAATATTCGTTAGTTATACGCTGATAAAGATTTTTCACAAGCAAATCATTTAGATAAATTAATTAAATTAGAGGCGGCAGTAAGTTTAGAGATTCGTAAAGCAGAAGGTATTTACGATAGATCTCGTTCTAAGCGTCCCGCAAATTTATTTAAAAAATTGGCAGGTAAAAAGAATGTCGTATGATGTAACATTTGACGGCTATAAGAATAAACTAAAAGGCCGATTATTTGGATTGCTTTGTGAAAAAGAAAAAGATGGAGAATGGGAAAAATTTTTAGATTCAATTATTATTGAATTAGATGGACTTGGTGCTAATTCTATTAATTGGTGGCCATTGCTAGGAAAACTAAAATCATTACGTTATTTGTCTTATGAATATTTTAGAAAGACAATTTTTGAATGTATGAATTTAGTTGGCGGCTTAGAGGAACCCGAGGATGAATTATCTTGATGTTTATTATTCCCGTTTAAATCATTTAGGAGAAACTACTGCGGAACGTATTAAAAATGGTGGAATACGTTCTTTTGAAAAATGGATGGCAGAATCCCCTCATACTGTGCGTGAATTATCAGTAGAGCGAGGATTATATTTTAGTGGAATTATTTTAACTAGTAAAGATAAAGAATATCAAAAAATTATGTTTTTAAATGTAGCTAATGATATTCCTTTACGAGTTGGCGATATAATGAATTGGACTATAGAAGATGGTTCTATAGAAAAATGGCTTCTTATATAGGAAGAAAAGAAAGTTAATGGAACTTATAGAACTTTTTGGATTGTTCGCTGTAATTATCTTATGAAATGGATTGATAAAAATGGGCATATTCAACAATCTTGGAGTTATTTTGTTAGTTCTTTAAGTGATAAAATTAAAGGGAATTTTAGAACGTGGAATTCACTTATAACGCCTTAGCCCAATAAATATGCCGAGCTATTAATGCCTCGTTATCCTATTGAACGCGCAACTAATTTTATTGTAGAATAGGAATCTTGGACTGTGGTTGAATACGATCATACAAGTGTTCCTGGAATAATTTATCTTTCTCTTACAGAAAATAAAATTAATTCTATTTATGATGACGTTGAAAATAATGTCGCGGATACAGATAAATTGGCAAAATATGATTTAATACTACCACCATTAACTTAGATTTTTAATATTAATGAAACCATTAGTCCTATATATACGATTACTAAAAATGGTAAACCATATAAAACAGAAGTAGAATATATTGCTATGGATAAAAAAATAGTTCGTATTATAAATGGAGTTCCAACGGCGGTTGGCGCTGGAACTACTACTCTTATAGTACGACTTAAAGATTATCCAGATATTCAATAGGAATTAATTATTACTGTTGGAAATGAAGAATAGGAGTTTTCTGCTTATATTGAAGGCGCGGATACTATTCGTTTAGATAGGTCAGAACGCTATGAATTAAGGGGCACTTCTGATATTATTGATTAGGTTAATTTTAGTATAGATTCTGCATTAGCTACTATATAGGAAGTAGTTAATAACAAATATGCTGTGGTTCATGCTAATAATAAAAATAAGTTAGGAACTATTACTTTGACTGCGGAATATCAAGGTAATACTTATATCAAAACTATTAAGATTGTTCCATTATGGTGAGGTGAGATAAATGGATTTAAATAATACTTAGAGACGCTTTGCTGTAATGGGTGAAAATACTTTTAGAATTGCTAATAAACTTATGTAGAATCCACGTATTTGTAGATTATTAAAATATCATACTCGTGATCCATTTGAGGCAATAGATCCTGTTACTGGTAAAGAATAGCCAGAAGTTGATGGAGCCGAGTTAATTAATAAATAGATTCTTATTGTCCCTAAGATTTATGATGATAGCACTGAAAAAATGTCTTATATTACTGCTATTTTTGATAATTTTATAGTTAATCAATTGAACCCTGAATTTAAACTTTCTACTGTTAGATTCGATATAGCTTGCCCTTACGATGAATGGCTTTTGAATGGACATTCATTGCGGCCATATCTTATTATGTAGGAAGTAGATGCTATGTTTAATAAATCATAGATGGCAGGAATTGGTACGTTACAATTTTATCGAGCGGATGCTTTAACATTATCCCCTTGGATTGGCGGATATTCTATGGAGTATAAGATTAATGAATTTAACTGATAATGAAGTTTTAAAATTTTAGTGCGGAGTGCCAATATTTTTAGATGATATTTGTGCTATATATCCTGCTACTTTAAGAGAAATCGTTGAAGAAGGTTATGATAACTTTCAACAATACTTAGGTATCCTTACTTCTTCTAAACCAGCTTCAAAAAGTGAAGATAAGGAATTAAATAATTTATTAAATGATTTGAGTGATTTTGAATATTTATTGTTAATGATAACACTCGATCCATAGGTAAATGAAATTGTAAGAAATGCCTTAAGATTTTTTACTCATGAAAATGAAATATCTTTTTCTTTAGATCCGGCACAAATTGTATTAGGCCCTCTACAAGAAAAGCACTTATTAACTGAGGATAAATTTTATGAGTTTTAGCATATTTTAAAGCGCATGTACTTTATTGAAGTTGAAGGAGAGGAAATTATTATTAATAAAGATGACCCTCCACATGTTAAAGCTTTAAAAGAGAAAATGCGAAGAAATCGAGAGCAACTTGCTAAAGCAAAAGCTAAAAAAGCATAGCAAGAACATTCAGATTTAAAATTATCCGATTTAATAGGTAGTATGGCTATTAATCATTGTAATCTTAGTATGGATAATATTTGGAATATTACTTATTATGCTTTTCACGACTAGCTCAAGCGGATGGGATGGCGTGATCAGTTTAATATAAATAATCAAGCCGCATTGGCTGGTGCAAAACTGAAAAAATCTCAATTAAAGCATTGGATGCGTTCCATTGCTAACTCTGAAAAATCATGATTTAGGAGGTAATTTATTATGGCACAAGGTGTTAATATTTTTGATAAATATGGTATTAAAGAAGTTGCCAATGTATATTTTGAAGCCCTAGAAACCGATACTAAAGCCGGTGTATATAAGGGCGATATTGTATTATTCTTAGATTCTTTAAAAGTTTCTACCATTGAAACAACCGCTGAAAACGTAGCTGCACAAGGTGGCTGGGGTAATCCTAAACTAGTACAGTGGGACTATGGTAAGGAAATTAACTTAACTCTAGAAGATGCTTTAATGTCACTAGAATCTTTACGTTTTATGCTTGGTGGTGCTATTCATCGTCCAGCAACAGCAGAACCTGTATATGTACATCATTCAGAAGAAGTAGTATGTAAACAAGGTGGAGTTGTTCCTCTACCAAAGAATCGTGATGGTGTTGATCTTACTCCTAAAGCTACTACAGGGCATCCAATTAAGTTAATTAATTTAACAACTGGTACTCGTACTCAATTAATTACGGAAGGAGAGACTATTGATGGAACTAAACCTATTAGTTTTGTTAATCCTTCTATGATTGGTAAAGGACTTAAAGAAGTGACTAAAGAAGATGATCATATTCGTATTTTTTGGGAGGAAGCAGTTACTGGTGCTGAAGGCGCTACAGAAACTGCTGTAGAAGTAACTATTTCTCCTGACACTTTCCCTGGTACTTATAAAGTAATTGGTGATACCTTTATGCGTTCTGAAAAAACTGGTAAGGATGAAATGTTCCAGTTTGTTATTGGTAAAGCAAAGGTAACTTCTGACGTAACTATTACGCTAGAAGCTGAAGGTGATCCTTCTACTTTTGAAATGACTCTAAATGTGCTACGTGATACTAATGAACGTGGACAAACTGAAATGATGAAACTTATTCGTTATACAGTAGCTGGTGATACTAATGGTAATACTGGTAACGATAATGGCAGTGTCGGTGGATCTGAATAATATAAATAAGAGCCAGGATTAATTCCTGGCTCTTTCTTTTGGTGATTCATATGAAAGATGAATACTTTGGTGTAAAAGAATTATATGAAGTTGTACTAAGAGCGAAAGTTCCAATGCAGTTTGGAAAACGATATATAGAAGAATAGGAACCTGTTTTATATTTTGAAAATATAAGTATGGCATCTTTAAATCAAACAACGCGTCCAGTTCTTGCACGCGGCGGCTGGTCTAATGTTCCACGAGTCGTGTGGGAAAATCGCGATGCCGTAGAATTTTCACTTTCTGAGGGCGTAATGTCTTCTACCAGTATGAGTATATTATTAAGTTCAGAAGTAACTGCAAGAACAGAGAATGAACCATTATATATTCATAAAAAAGAAGGGCCAATTTTATTAAAGAATGGTAATTTATATCCAGAATTTTGGCCCGTAACAAATGATAAAAGAAAAACTTTTATTTTTGAATATGAACGTGATGCTGTTCAAAAAAAAGTTTATGGAAAAAGAATAAAGGGAGAAAAAGATCCCTTTGATGAAAATATTGAACGTCCTTGTATTAAAATATATAAGGATAAGCAATTATAGGAATTAGCGGACACTAGTAAATAGTACATAATTGACTATTATTATGAATATAAGGATGAAGCTCTTATCTATACTATTCAGAAAGAGCGTTTTAATGGATTATTCACTCTTGAGGGTAAGTTTTACTCCAAGGATGAAAACGATGGCATTAATTATACAAATTTAATTTATATGCCGAAAGTTAGAGTAGTAAGTGATATTAACTTACGCTTGGGAGAAAGGGCTGATCCAACAATGTCCGTGTTTAATATTATTGGTATGCCAGAGCACATGGGCGGCAATAAGAATAGTGTAATATTGGAAATAACTCGCTTGGATAGAGATATTGATAGCGATGATATATAAGCCACTTTCCGGTTTGGAAGGTGGCTCTTTTTTTATTATGTGGAAAAGGAGTTGAGGATATATGGCGAATTCCATTGAAGTCCCTGTTAGTTTAGCTCTAAGCTAGGCTTAGGATCAAATAGCATAGTTGCGCCATGCATTAGAATAGGGGGTTAATCCTAAATCTAATGAATTTAAAACCATTATTAGAATGATAGAGTAGGCAACTACTAGAGCAGAGCATTTAAAAGCTACTATGCAAAGTTCTTTTTAGACCTCTTCTGATTCAAAGAAATTTTCAAATGAGTTACAAAAAACTTTCGATTTAATTGCCACTATTACAAATAGAATGAGTAATATTAATGCTAGTAGTTTATTATTTTCTGAGGAAGATGCTAGCCAAATAGAATCCATTCGTACTTAGATAGAAGAAACTCAAAAGACTATTACAGAATTAAAAAGTAATCGTATAGGTACTTTTTTTGACGGAGAGCCAAAAAAAGAATTTGAAACTTTAAGTAGTTTATCTAAAGAATTATTTAGTAATTTATCTAAAATGACATTTTCTGGATTAGAAGAAGGACTAAAAAATACTACTAAAGAAGTTGATGCTAATTTAGATAAAATTCGAGATAAGATTAAATTATTAGAAGGAGTTAATGTAAAAACAGCAAATGGAACTTCATCTGATCCATTTAATATCTTAAAAACTGCTACTCTTACAGCTACAACTCCTACAGTTAATAAATTAATTATAGAAAATTTAAAAAACAATTTAAAACAAACTTTTCAAGAATATAATGATTTATTTGATTCAAATACTTTAACTTCTAATTTTAATTAGATTACTCAAAAAAATGGACCGGAAGTTGCATTAGAATTCTAGGTTCGAGCGATACAGCAAGCAGTTGAGACTTCTATTAATAAATTACAGACGGAAAAAAATAAGTATTAGCAAGCAATAGATGAATTAGGAAAAATTTAGACTTCCGGATTTACAAAAGATGCTAATGGAAATAAGGTTAGTAGTCGAGATGCATAGGCAGCTAGAGAGGGTGCTGCCGCGCAAGCAAAGTAGATTGTTTAGAATTTAGGTCTTGAAGCGCCAGAACGTGAAAATTTTGAGTGGGTATCTGCATATATTTCTCGTTTAATAGGACTATTAAATTCTGAATCTGATAAAGCCACTAAAGAAGCTGAAGAGTTATTAAAGAATAAAGGTGAATAGCTTAAAAATTCTGTATCTGACATGTTTAAATCTGCATTTTCAGAACGAGAGATTAGCAATGCTAGTGCCTTTTAGTCAATTGTTAAAAATTGGTTAAAATCAGATTTAAAAATGGAAGATATTGGTCCTGAATTGCAAGCGGCTATTGCTGGAATGACTAAAGGAACTAATTTAGAAGCGGCATTCTCTAATTTACATATTGCTTTAAAAAATACATTAAATACTTCTTTGCAAGAATTAAATAATGAGCAAGGGGCTGTTTCAGATAGAGCTAAAGCATTAGGTGAAGCTTTATAGCAACTAGGCTTAATAATGAACGATAATGGTACAAAAATAAAATTAAATGAGGAAAATTTAAAAAATCTAGAAAAATTATTGGGAAAAATTACTTCTGATAAATTAGAAGCATTAACTCATTTAATTCCTGAATTTAATCCTAAGCCAATGCATGAAGCAGAAAATGCTTTAACTTAGTATATTAATAAATTAAAGGAATTTGAAAATAGACAAAAATCTTTAAGTAATATTCAAACTGCAATTAAATAGTGGATGGGTTTTTATCAAGTATTAAATCTTGGTAAGAAAGCCATTCAAGATATGAAAACCCATATTCAAGAACTTGATACAGTAATGACACAAATTGCTGTTGTTACAAATATGTCTCAAGAAGATTTATGGGGATAGATTGGTAAATATAGCCAAATTGCTCGTCAATATGGCGTTGCCATTAAAGGTGTTTATGAAGTATCTTAGATTTATTATCAACAAGGTTTAAATCAAGGCGATGTAATGAATCTAACTACTGAAACTTTAAAAATGGCTCGTATTGCTGGATTAGATTATGCCACCGCTGCGGACTATATGACAACTGCTATTCGTGGTTTTAAGCTAGAAATGGCCGATGCGGCGCACGTAACAGATGTTTATAGTGCCTTAGCTGCGACTACTGCATCTAGTACAGAAGAATTAGCTGTTGCTATTAGTAAGACTGCATCTTCCGCTGAAGCCGTAGGTTCTAGTTTTGAAGCTACGTCAGCAATGATGGCAACAATGATTTCTGTTACTCGTGAGTCTGCTACTAATATTGGTACCGCTTTAAAGTCTGTTATTTCTCGTTATGGTGAAATGACTAGCGATCCAAGTAAACTAGTAGATAGTGAAGGCGAAGAAATGAGTCTCAACAGAGTTGATAAAGCTCTTCAAACTATTGGTATTACTATACATGATGTAAATGGACAGTTTAGAGATTTTGATGATGTTATTCTTGAATTAGGAGAAAAATGGGATACTATTGATAAAAATGCTCAAAGATATATTGCTACTTTAATGGCTGGTAATAGACAACAATCTCGTTTCTTATCTTTAGTAAGCAATATTGATGAGTATAAAAAAGCATTAGAAACTGCTCAAAATGCGGAAGGTACGGGTGAATTTCAAACTTTAAAAACTTTAGACTCTATTGATGCTCGTATTGAGCGTATGAGAGTTACTATTCAAGAATTTTATACTAGTTCTGGTATTGAAAATTTATATAAAGGTATTTTAGATACCATTACTAATGTAATTGATGCAGCTAATCACTTACCAAAGATGTTCGATAAGATTCCTACCACTGCATTAGCTATTGGTATGAATTTAATTAATGTCATTAAAAATGTTTTATCTTTAATAATTGCTGAAATAGCTGCTGGAATTGATTAGACTAAGAGTAATTTAAATTTAACTTTTACTAAATCAATAGCAGATTTTAGAGAGCAAGGCAGAAGAGAAGGAGAAGCATTAGCACAAGGCCGAGAAGAAGGCTCTCGTAATTCTGGGGCAAAAACCGGAATTTTTGGTCAAGTTGGTAAATTAATTTCACGTAATGCCGGAGCATTAGTTTCTGCTGTAGGGGCTGGCCTTACAGTTGCAAGTTTAAGTAAGTATGGTGCCAGCACATTAGATACAGAGGATCGGGCAGCAGGACGTTAGATGCTTGGCGGAGCAGGGCTTGGAATATTAGGAAGTACTCTTTCCGGAGCGGCATTTGGTCCTATGGGTGCTCTTACTGGATTAATTACTGGAGTTGTAACAAATATTGGTAATTTGGTTTCTGCTTTTGATATGTTAAATGTTTCTACTGTGCGTTAGGTTGAATTAGCGGAAAAACGGTTAGAGCAAGCAAAATAGCAAGAAGCGGAAGCGAAAAATGAAAGTAAAAATTTAGAAAGTGCTTATAATAAATTAATTGAATTGTAGAAGCATTAGTATGATTCTATTGAAGATGCAAAAGAATATGCAGAATATATGAATCAACTTGCAGATTCTTATCCACAATTCATAGATAGTATAAGTACAAGTGGAGATGCAATTATTGATGCAACTCTTATGGAATAGAAATTGGCAGAGGCTCGATTAGCTGCGGCTTAGGCTACTACAGCAAGTTTAAAAGCCGAAAAAGAAAATTTAGAAGCTCGAATGAAAGTGGCAGAAGATTTATAGAATGCATTAAGTGTAGCGGATACAACTGTTCCTACTGAAAAAAATCAATTAAAACAATATGCTTCTTCTTTATTTAAAGCCACAAATGGAAATTATAATTATAAAAATGCAGCATTAAATTTATTAGGCGAATATGTCGCAACAGTATATAAAGATAAACAGCTTATTTATGACGGTAAAACAACAGAAGAAAATTTAAAAGATATTAAGATTGCTTTAGATACAGAATTTCCTTTTGCTAATCGTGGAGAAGCAATTTTATCAGGAGTTATTAAAGAAAATGGAGAAATTTCTTAGGCTGAAGAAGATATATATGAATGGATTTTAAATGATATTAGTAGTAATGTAGGTAATTGGGATACATTTAGTTCATATTTAACTCAAGATAATGAAAAAGTTTTTAGAATAGAACGAGAATCAATTAAAAACTAGATTTTAAAAGCTATTTATGATTATACTTAGATTGACCCAAATTTCTTAAAACAATTTGATAATTTATCTGAAGAATCTGATCCATATAAAGCAGTAACTTAGTATAGTTACGAAAATTTATTAAAATTGGCTTCAAAAATGCGTTTAAAAATTAATGAAATCTTTAATAATCTTAATGCAACTGAAAAATCAATAGATGAAGTTATTAATAATTTTGAAATAGAAGAAAAAGTTTAGAGCAGAATAAATGAATTAATTAATAATCCTAATAATAAATCTCAAGGACAAAAATTATAGAAATATGCAAAATTTATATCTAGTTTATTTAATACAGTTGATGAAGTTGTTGCTGATGATAATTATACTACTGAATATAAAAATTTAGAAAAATTAATTTTAAGTGATACTACAACTGCGGATAAATTAATGAATTTAGATTATTCACAATTTTCTAGCTTTTATTCAATTGAATCAATATTAACTAATGGCTGGGAAAAATATGCTGAAGCCTTTAAAGAAAATTTTGAAGCTATTCGAAAGGCTGCTTTAGAAGGGATGGAAAATTAGATAAATGAATTAGAAGGATTAAAAAATATAGAACAAATCATTACTTTTGATGAAGAAGGAAATGCTGAATCTGGTTTAATTACTCAATTAATTCCTTCCTTTCGTGCTGGGTTAGCAGAATATAAAAATTTATTAGATAAAGGATTATTTTCTGATGCTAGAATTTATGGAGAAACGCTAAATGATTATTTCGTTGCTTTAATTGGTTTGGGCGATGAAGGTTAGCAAAAAATTGCTTCTATTACAAAAAATATAGATTTTTCTGATTCTGAGTCATTAAGATCTGCGGCAGAACAATTAATAAAATTAGATCCAAAAGAGTATAAAACTCTGGCAGATGAATTATATGCTGCGGCTAATAAATATACTATTAGTGTTTCTACAGCATTGACTTAGTTAAAAGAAACAACTACAACTACAGCCAAAGCTTTAGAAACGGCTTTTGATAATCAAACTAAAGCTTTGTCCAGATCGGAAGCAATGAAAGCTGCGGAAGAATTATTAAAAGATTATACTGGTGATAACAAATCTGAATTAGATTGGAAAGCATTGTATGATTATAATTCTGAATTGGGCGGATATGTAGCTAATTAGACTGCTTTAGAAGTTGCAATTAATAAAGCAACAGGAGAAGCTGATAAAAAATTAGATAGAATAAATACTTAGATTATAAATTAGAATAAATTAATTGAAGCAGAAGGTGGAATAGATAATTTAGGAACCCAACTTGTTAGTTATGGTTAGTTTGAAGATAAAGAATTTGCTTATTAGGAATTTGTTAAAAGATATTCATTTTTAGGTTATGAAAATCCTGAACAATTGACTACTTTATTTGCATAGCTTGTTCAAGGGTATGAATTAAATAAAGATAAATATGATTCTGTAGCTGCTTATCTTGAAGAATATATAACAAATACAGCAACACAATTTGCTGAAACTTAGAAAGAAATTGATTTTGCGACTTAGCAAGCCGCGATTGATTGGTTACGTGGCAGAAAATATGAAGATATTGCTGGCGGTACTTATACTCAGACTGAAAAATAGAATATAAAGACTGCATTTGATAAAATAGTTGAAAAGGCAATACTTAAAGGAGATACTACTGAAGAAAATAGAGATAGAGCATTTGAATATTTATGGCGTTTATTAGAACAAGGATTGTTTGAAAAATTTGATGAAGATTTTGAAGGGATAATCAATCTATTTTATGGAGAAGATAACCAATTAAATGCTTCATAGATTATATCAAATTTATTGTTCCCTAAAGGTAAAGAATCCGAATTAAAATAGTAGCAGACCGCTTTATCAGAAGTCCTTTCTAAAATTTCTTATGAATAGATGTCATAGGCGACCTAGCGAATAGTTGGAGATAATTATTCTACAAATGATATTTTATCAAAAGCTCAAGAAATATTATCAAAAATTGAAGAAGAATCTGGCGGAACAGATACGGCAGAATATAAAGAGGCTTTTTCACAAGTTTTTGAATTTATTCAATCTTAGGACAAATTTGCTTCTCTTGTAAATCAAATTCGGGATGGATATATTTCTACGACAGAAGATATTTTTCATACATTAGTAGATGAGTCTGGAAATTTAACAGAAGAAGCTTAGAAATATTTTGAAATAGATAAGGAAAAAGGCGGACTAAAATTAAAGAAAAATGTAACATTAGTACAAGCATTAGAAGGATTATGGAAAGGAACGATTGATACAACTTCTGAATTTTATAAAGATTTTATCGCTGATAGTATAGAATAGAATATTAAATAGTTAGATGAAAATGATTCTGCTAAACAAGCCTTATCTCAGCTTCAATCTTTAGCTTCTGCTAAAGTTGGAACAAGAGTTCGAGTTGATAAAATTCCTACCGAAATTCTACAAAAACTAGGAATTTCCGCGGTGAAGGGAATTTATTAGATTCAATCTGAATTTTAGATGCAAGCCGCACTAATGGCATTAGAAACTAGTGATTTTACTGATTCTGCTTCTTAGCAATGGATTAGATAGTTTAAATAGGAATATAAAGGTAAAAAACCAGTATAGCAACAAGCTTTATAGAATATAATTGCTTCTAGTGTTTCCATGGATTAGGCTAAAACTTTATTAAAGAGTTTATATCCAGAAACGGATATAGATAATTTAACAGATGATTTAATATAGAGACGCATGAAGCGTTATGGCTTTAATTGGGACTCTTTTACATAGCAATTTACTCCAACTATAAACGCTATTGGCAAAATTAATGAGCTAATTCAACAATATGCTGCTGAAGGGGCAAGTCCAGAAGCAATTAACGCTCTCACTGCTCTTGTAAGACAATTAGAATATTAGCTTGGAGATGGGCGCAAGTATGGGGCTTTATCTACTATAATAGAAAATTCTGAACATGTTACTGAAGACATGTTAGCAGAATTAAAAACTGCTTATTTAGGTGTAGATATAAGTTCTGCTTTGTCTGAAAAAAAAGCAGACGGCACATTTAAAGTTAATATTGCTGTTTTATTAAAACTTTTGGGAAATATCTTTAATGATTTAACTAATCAAGCATTTGATACTTATATTAATAATATTCAATCAATTCTTTCAATGGCAACTAGTGGTACGACTAGTATAGCTCAAATGGAATAGTTTAAGTCTGATTTTTCTGGGGCAAAATTTGATTATGATGAAATTTTGGGCGCTTGGAGATTAGATGCCACTACGTTGAAACCTATATTAAAGGCATAGGCAAAAGCCTTAGCAGAAAATGGAACAATTAAGCCAGAAGATATAAATAGTTGGATACAAAAACAAATTGATTCTTTTACTATTGATTAGATTGATGTATCTGGTATTTTAGCAGCAAATTCAAAAGAAGATTAGTAGAAATATAAAAATATTATTATAGATTATTATAAAACTCATTCTTAGCAATATGGTATATTTGGTACTTCTAAAGCTATAAAAGAATGGGCAGAGGGCCAGGCAGATAATACTATTAACATACTTCGTGCTGGTGGAGAGGACGCGATTGCTGAAATTAAACGAATTAAAGGTGATAAAGTAACTCAAGAAGATATTGAAGCCGCGTTTAATTTTAGAATTAATACACTCCAATCCATTTTTGATTTATTAGATGAACAAGCAATAGGCAAATTTGTTACTGATGAATAGAAAATTGAACTTATAAATGCTGGAATATCAGTAGATAATAACAATATGATAACAGCAGTAGAAAATCTTGTAGACTCTTATATGAAAATATATGAATCTATGACTACAGCTGCTGGTCATACTACTGCCCAATTAAATGCCGCCTACGCTAAAATTTTAACTACTGCGGATTAGAAAGAAATAGATTCTATTGAAATTCTTACTAATGCTATGGGAATGACCTATGATGCGTTAGGAGAATTATTAGCAAGAAATGGTTATGAATTAAAAGATGTAATTGATCGTTAGAAAGATTTCGGAATACAATAGATTGGCGCTGGTAAAGTAAGAATTACTGATTTCAAACAGTTTGCTAATCAAATGCAATGGTCAAAAGGCGGAGAAGAATATTTATCTGCTTATAGTGCTTATAATGATGGCCTTATTGATTTAAATAGAAAGACTGAAAAAAATATTTTCGATGAAGTTAAAAATTTAACAACCAGTGCTCGTGGAGATAAAGTAAATCTTACTTACTTAATGGATAAGTTAGGTGAAGATTTAGGAACTGCTTTAAGTGTAAAAATTAGTCAATATGGCGGCTTTATAAATGATGGCTTATTAACTATTGATAAAAATGCTAATATATAGAGTATTATTTAGGAAATTACGCTTGCGGCAATGGAGCATGGAGATTTATTAACTTCTGAAATTGCTGAATTGGCTGATACAATTTAGTAGATTATTCAATCATTTGCTGATGCTATTACAAAAGGTATTAGTGGTGGATTAAATAATGTAGATAAATTGAATTTAATGGCGGATGCAAGAGACATTTTAGGAATTAATTTATCTAATGCTGATTTTAATACTACTAAGGAAGGACTAGAATTAAGTTAGGCTGCCGCAATTAAACTTTATTTGGCATTAAAAAATATTAATAGCCTTCAAAGTTAGATTGTATTTGAAGAATTATCTAAATCATTAACAGACAATAATGAAAAATTTAAAAATAGTACTGGTTTATTAGTTCATATTAAAGATTTAGAAAAAGCAATTGCTGAAGAAAACTAGAGAATTAGTGCGGCAGACGGAAAAGTTAGCGATGCCAGATTAAATCAATATAATGCTGAACTTGCTGTTGCAAAAGAAATTTTAGCAGTTCGTTCTACAACAGAAGATTCTTCATACAACTTTATGTCTAATCCTATCCCTAGTGGACAAAATAACCCCATTAATTATATTAATAATGCAATTAAAATGTTTACAACAATAAGGGATGCAGCGAGTCAAATTACTACTGATGCTAAGGGTAATAAAACCGGTGGATTTATTAGTTATCAAGATTGGTATAATATAGCTAATGAAATGAATCGCATGGCAGGTAAAGTTGGTAAAGATTTTGAATTTGCAGGAGTAAAATTAGATGGAAGTCTTGAAGCAGCGTCAAAATTAGTTAATAAAGGAATTGCTTCTTTTGATATTGATACATCTACTAATGAGTTAAAAGTTTCATTAGGAAAAATGTCTATTGACTTCGAAGCTGGCGCAGATGCCATGGGGAAAAATGTTGATGCTGGCGTAAAAGCTATAGCAGAAGCAGAAATATCTATGCTTGATAGTATGATTTCTGTTTTAGAAACTATCGTAGCAATGGAAAAACTTGGCGATATTGATGTTGAAGGTAATGGCATTGATTTTAATGACTTATTTAAATTTGAAGGATATGACGAACAGGGTAATATTATACGAAATATGAATGAATTTAGTCAAGGATATGAAGATGCTCGTCAATATCTTTTAAATAAAATTACTAAAGGAAACAAAGAATTTAATAAAGAATTAGCTTAGAATATTAATGATACTAATATAAATATTAATGGGTCAATACTTAATTTTGGTAAAATGCTAGAAATGACCCCATCAGAATTAAATTCAATTAGTGATTAGATGAAAACCGCATATGCGACGATACTACGGGCATATTATGAAGCGGCAAAATCTGATAATTTTAGTGAAGATGATATATGGAATTCTGTTAAAGAAGTTTTTGCTGGAATCAAAGATATTGAAGGCGAAATTCAAGTTGGAGATATTAAATTAGGTATTAGCAATGGTATTGTAGTAGAATGGGATGAAAAAGCCGGTGGTTATAAAGTAGGTAATTTAACAATTACTAATTTTGAAGATGCTTGTAGAGCCGCTATGCTTGAAAAAGCCGGAGTCAAAGGATTGGCTCCGATTAAGGGCGGAAAAGAAGGCTCGATAGATTATGAAGGCGTAATAAAAATTGGTAATAAAGAGGGAATACCAGTTATTACTTCTGGAGATAAAATTTAGTATTTAGATTCTAAAAATCATCCTTGGGACAGTATTGACGAATTAATTGCAAGTGAATATAAATTAAATAATGGTAAAGAAGGAACTGCTTAGGAAATACAAGAATATGCTTATAAAGTTGGATATAAAATCGCTCCAACTTTTACAGAAGTAGATAAATCAAACATATCACAGGCTCAAATTAATAATTTAGTAGGAAAAACTTTTGATCAATTAAAAACTGAATGGGATAATGGGAATGGAGCGGAAACATTCAAAGTAAATTATGGCTTTGAATTTGATCCTAATATGTCAGAAATAGATTTAGAGCAATTGAAAACTAAATTAGGAATCGAAAATAAACCAATTGAAATGACAATTAGTGCGAATGCCCCAACTGGTGAAGGCGCGGATGTATTATCTAAAATAGTAGCTGGCCCAGATCCATTCGTAAAAGAAGTTTAGACTAATATTACTAGTGAAGTTAAAAATAATGTTTTAGATAATGATACACCTGCTCCAATAACTGCATCTGTAGGAATTACATATGGTAATGATGGAGTTGCTAAAGAAATATTAACTGAAGAAAGCATTGAAAGAGATATTAATTTTACTACTAATTTAGAAGAAGTTGGTAATACCTTATTAGAATTAGCTAAAAAGATTTCTTCTTCTATCTCTGAAGCTTTTTCTTCTATAAGCACTCCTACTGGTGCTCCACAAGGAGAAACTCCAGAACCTCAAGGAATTATTGCTCCACCCATTGATTTTACACATCTTTCAGATGGATTGTAGCCTGCTCTTGAAGCTATAACTGAAGCTATTAATACTACTATTAAATCATTGAATCCTAAGATAAAAATTGATGGAGATAATAAATAGGCTATAAATAAAGCTACTGGTGCAGTATAGGCAATTAACGGAATGCGACCAGAAATTAAAGTAAGTAGTAATACCGATGAGGCATTAAAAATAGTAAATGCTGCTATTAAGATAATTAATTCTAAGACTGCGAAAATTACCGTTACAACAGAATATGTAGATGGTGGAGCTGGGGCTGCTGGAAGACCTAATGGGGGATCTGGTGGAAGACCTGGTGGAAGACCTGGTGGAAGATCTTTCTCTGATAATTATGTAGTAGCTACTGGCAATGTAGCCTTAGCAAAAGGTCGTCGGACATTAATGGGCGAATTAGGTCCTGAGCTCTATGTAACAAATGGACATTATTATGTCGCTGGACAAAATGGTGCTGAATTTGTTGATTTACCTGATGATGCTATTGTATTCAACCACTTACAAACCGAAAAACTTTTGAAGAACGGTTCTAGTGGTCGTGGAAAAGCTGTAACTAATGAAAAGAAAGCTACTTCATTAGCAACAGGAAACGTACAAGGCCCAGCCATGGCTTCAGCTAGTTCAGCATTGGCGGCGTTGAAGCAATTGCGAGATATGTGGAAAAGTATAGCTGGAATGTCTATATAGGATTTAGCTGGTGCCGGTGGCGGCGGAGGCGGCGGTGGTGGAAAGAATAATAAAAATATGGCTGCTTTTGTCGCAGAAGTTGAACGCTGGTATAATTTACTATAGAGAATTGCTAAATTAGAAAAAGAAATTAATCATGAAGAACTTCTACGTTAGAAATTACAATCTAATCATGGTGAATTAAAAGATGGTGCAGCTTATTATGAAAGTCAGCGTCGTTCTATTTAGAAAAGTGCTCAAGAATTAAAAGATTTACAAGAATTACAGTTTTCAATGGTAGCTTGGCGTAAACATCGTATTGATGAATTGAATACTAATGATTTATTTTCTAAATTTTATACTTTTGATGATTCTGGAATGCTTCAATTTAATGATAATGAAGTAGGATATAAAGGGTTAGCAGATTTAGTTGCTAAAGGATTAAATAATGCTCCACTTCACACTTTAGAAGAATAGTACTAGCAAATGCTTGATTGGGGACTTGGGGATTATATGAAGTATAATTCTGAAGGATAGCCTATTGTTCCAGAAGGAGAAAAAACTGAGGATCATTATGCTGATCTAATTAAAGCAGGCTGGGATTACTTAAATAGTGGAAAAGAAGAAATTGAAGGATATAATGATAAAATTGATGAAAATGCAGATGAAATAATACAAAAAGAAATTTCAATTAATGAAACTGTTCAAGAAATAACCGATAATCAATTAGAAGTTGAAAACAAAGTTCTTGATGCTATTGTAGATATGCGAGAAAGTCAAATTGAAGACGCTCAGAAAGAACGAGACGCTTTAGAAAAAAATTCAACGAAATTTATAGACGGATTATAGAAATCTTTAGATAAAGAACGTCAAATGTATGAGAATTAGCAAGATTCAGAAGAATTGAATAAGATGCGTCGTAGACTTGGTATCTTACAGCGTTCTGGCGGTTCTGCTTCTTCTATTCGTTCTTTATAGGATTAGATTTCTCAAAAAGAAAAGGATGCTTATTTTAACGCCTAGCAACAATAGATTGATGCTATTCAAGAAGCTTCTAATATGGAAATTGAAAGATTGGATGCTCAGATAGAGCTAATGACAGAAACTCTTGAATATCAAAAAGAAAATGGATTACTTTGGGACCAAGTCGCTCAAATAATGCAAGGCACTCCTGAACAAATTAGTAATTTTATTACAGCTAATTCTAAAGAATGGGCTACTAAATCTACTTGGGCTACTACTAACGATCTTAGTACATTAAATAGCTTAATTCAACGATGGGTTGCTCATCGAGATGATGTAAAAGCGGTTTTAACAGATGTTAATGGTAAAGGAGTAACGGTTGAAGATCTTCGTACTGGTGTGGCAAATGTTGGAGCAGACGCGGCTAAATAGGCTATAAAAGAACTGTACGGTGAAGATGTCTTTAAGAAATTAGATAAGTTTGTTGATGATTGGTTACAAAAGCATGGACAGGATACCGGAGGGTTAGCTAATGGTATTACCACAGATGAAAATGCTGGATAGATATTAAAAGATGCAACAGGCAATAATATAGAAAATAATAATAGTAATAATAACAATAATAATAGTAATAATAATAGTAATAATAATAATAATAATAACAATAAGAATAATAATAATACTAATAATAATACTTCTGAACAAAAGCCAAATAAAACAGAAAATAAAAAAGGAACATTGCGCGTAATTCCATATTTAACTTCCGGTGCTCCTGTTCCAGGAAATGGGCCTAAAGATTTTTCTGTTAGACCCAATATGTATGCCGGCCCTTCTGATGCGCAATATAGAATTTCAGGATATAATATGGAATATTCTGTTCCTGCTTCTGTATATGTTCCAGAAGGACAAACTGTTACTATTAATTATTATTATAAGAAAAAAGAAAATAAGAATAATAATAATAATAATAATAATAATAATAAAAATAATAATAATAATAATAATAAAAATAATAATAACAATAAGAATAATAATAACAATGCTAATGATAAAGACGTATCATATTTAAAAGAAGCTGATAATCCAAATGAAACTCCTACTAAACCAAAAAAACAATATTTTTTAGGTTGGGTACAAGGGACTTATAATACCGGAGCAGTAAGTAATCATAAAGATAAATCTTCTGTCTCTGCGATAGACGCTTTTAAAAAAGCAAAAGGTCGTTTTACTAACACTAAGAATATTGTATCTTATGTAGATAATGGTCGTAATACAACTAGTATAGATGAATATAATAAATGGCCTCAATTTAAAAAAGGCGGATTAGATGATTATACTGGCCCTGCAATACTTCATGGTACTAAAACTAAACCAGAAAGTGTTTTAAATGCAGAGCAAACTCGTATGCTAAGAGAAGATATTTTAGGACATACGAATAATTCTTTATTGTCATTATTAGTAGATTTCAAAAATGCAATAAATGGAATGATTTCTTAGAGTCAATATAATAGTATTAGCAGCTCTTCTAATAATACAGTAACGATAGAAAAGGCAGAAGTAAACTTACAAATTGCTTCTATTGCTAATGATTATGATGCCCGTAGAGCAGGCGACATGGTAATGGATGAAATGGTTAAAATAGCAAGAAAAAATGGAATTCAGAATAATATAGGGAGGTAAAATGAGTTATGGTGATATTACAAGGTAGTGAAGTTGAAAGTAGTAAAAAATATCGTACTTAGGTATTTTTAGCAACGCATGATAGGGAAGACGCTCGTCTTCCCTTAATGCATCGCTCTTTTATTAGTTTTTTATATGGTGGAAAAAATATAGAAGATTTTAATTTATTGGCAATTACTGAAAATAATTCTATGGATAGATATATTTATTCTGAATTTAATGACCACATAACTAATTCAGAAATTATTGATGGATAGCTATATTGGGGTACTCATTATAACTAGAATACTTTAGAATTAGCTTTGTTTACAGACGAAATTACTGAAAAATAGTTAACATCTTTTTCTCAATGGTTTAAACCTGGATTTGCACGAGAACTTATTTTAGCTTAGCATCCTAATCGTGCTATTATGGCTCGTGTAGCTGAACCGCCTCAATATCATATGTTACCTTTTGAAAAGAAATTTACTAGTCGTGCTTATGGAATATAGACAAGTACAACTGTATATAAAGGAAAGATTGATTTAAAATTTATTATGGATGATCCATTTTGGTATTCAGTAGTAAATTTATTAGATGAAAAATAGGCAAATTATTGGTATAATCCTAGTACAAGTTCATTTGAACCTTTAGTTAGTAGTGCGGAAGCTATGAAAATAATGGAAGAAGATGGGGTGCCATCTGGTAATACTCTACGTGGAAAAGTATTAACAGGAACTGATATAATTGTAGATACAGAATCAGAAAATTTTATGCGTCCAGCGCGTGTAGCTACAGCCGCAGAAGTTAGTAGTCCTCCGCCAGAAGCGCGTATAGGAGCAATTATTGGTGGACGTGCTGAATTAACAACAATTATTAAAGATGGCGTTTCAACTATAGGAATGGCAAAAGATGAGGTTATATACCTTTATTATGCTGGAACAGCTCCTTGTGCTCCTACCTTAGAATTTACTGTTACAAATCCTTTAGAATTAAAATGTAGAAGTAATGTTGGAGAAGGAGAAAAACCTTATAATATTATTACATTTGAAAGTATTAATACTTAGGAATTTGGTATTACTACTCCCAGTATAATAACAGCTTATTATTAGGCGCTTTAGATTAGTGAAAGTGATAAAGAAGAAGAAGAAAAAATGGAATTATATCGAGATAGAATTAATCATCGTTTGATTAGAAATTATGTAGTCAAAGAAAAAGGAGTAGGAAGCTTACAAAGCATATTGTCACAAATGCCTATTACATTTAAAATTAATTGTAAAACAGGAGAAACTACTATTAGCTATGTTTTTAACGGCGAAAAAATAGAAGAAGATGGTGGAGATGCTATTAAGACTAGGTACTTAAAAATTGAAGATAGAAATTATCCGGGTGAAGATGGTTATATTTATCAATGGACAAATGACCATCCAGAATATTCATATAAGGTATATCATGATATATCTTGTGGAATTACTAATGTAAACTTCAAATATAGATATATGTACCTATAAGAGTAAAAGGAGGACACATAATGAGCGAATGGGAACTTTTAAAATGGAATAAATCTAAAGATGAATAGCTTTGGTTAGATGAGCATGAAACTATTCGTAGTTATGAAGTCTCTGTTTGGACGCTTTAGGACGATTTTATAACCGTCCTAAAGCATTCAGATTTAGAGAGTAAAGGTTAGATTTAGGAACCAAAAATGATATTGAATACTGATGGAACTTAGGAATTAACATTTAGTATTCCAATGTATTTATATGATTATAATGCTAATATTTTAAAAGAAAATCCTATATGGTATAATACTACAAATGGTAATCTTGCTGTAGATATGAGAAAAATTAAAGTAATTTTTAATAAGGCTACAGAAGATGAAGCCGTATTTGAATTTTTGATTACTAAAATAAATGAAAGTCATTCTAATGATACTTTAATATGTAATATTAGTTGTGAAGGATTAGCATTTCATGAATTGGGTAAAATTGGATATAAAATTTCTTTAAGTTCAGATGATTTTTTAGATGAAGATTATAAATGGTTTAAAGATGGTCCTAATGCACCAGCTATAGATAAATATGGCGATGAATAGGTTAGTAGAGATGAAGATGGAGAGCCTATAATAAATGAAAATGGTGAATAGGAAGTAATAGAATATAAATATACAATAGATAAATATGCTTTTAGACCGATTTACGAAGGATAGACTTGGAATGAAAAAAATGAAGATGAATCTACAGAAGAAAATGATAATACATATGAAGGATTAACAGAATTTGAAAAACGTGAATAGGCTTGGAAAAATGCTAGACCAATTGCTAATATTAATTATTGGTTAGATAAGTTTTTATAGCCATTACCTGAAAATGAAGCGGAAATTAATCCTACTAAATGGTATTATTCAATAGAAATGAATTATGATGCATATACTAAGGGAGATAAAAGATATAGTTATATTATATATGAAGAACCTTATGTTGCTTCTTGGGAAATTAAAAAAGATGAAAATAGTTAGGTAGAATCATTAAAAAGTTCACGTATTGAACCATTTTCTGAAAAAGAAAGATTAATTGATGAAGAAGAGAGTAACATTTACAACCTAACTTAGAATTTAGCTGAAGCATTTGAAGTATTTTGTCGCTATGAATATATTCATGATGACAATTATCATATTATTGGTAGAAAGATTGTTTTTTATAATAATTTTATTTATGAAAATGAAGGATATTTAGATTTTACATATCCTTATTCCACTTCTGAAATTACCCGTGAGATGGATAGCGCAGATTTAGCTACAAAAATGTTTGTTAAAGCTGTTGAAGATGATACAATTGCGGCGGGAGCGCTTACTGTTATTGACACAGAAGCTAATAATAGTGGTGAAGATTATTTATTAAATTTTGAATATCTTTATAAAATTGGTACTATTTCTGAAGAACAATATAAAGAAATTAGTATTTATGAAAAAGATATGAAAAAATTAAATTTGACTATTATACCAATATAGAGTCGTTTAAATGCATTAGAGGCTTAGCTTCCTATTTTAGAAGCAAAATTATAGGTAGCAATTAATGGTATATAGTTAGATACAGAACGTATTTCTTCAGCATCAGACTTATATAATGCTTTAACTGATGGAGACGGAGAAATTGAGATTACTCCTTGGAATCCATCAACAGCTATTTTATTAACTTAGAATGAAGATAAAAATAGTGATGATGATGAATTAGAAATTCCGCATTATATTAATATTACTAAACATGGAGTAGATGCTAAATCAATTCGTATTTTTAGAACATTTAATGTGACAGGGACGGTCGGATACCCGGAAGCAGCAACAAATGGAAAAGCTAGTAGATTATAGGATGAAATACGAGGACATGCCGAGTATGATGAATTTGGTGACGTCATAAAAGTTACCAACTTATATTTAGCTCAAGATAAAAGAAAAACGGTTTATTTAACTTTTAATTATACTCCTAAATTATATTATGATAGAGTTATTTCTACTTGGACTACAAGATTAGAGAAAGATACTAAAGATAAAAATGAATATAGTCTTAAAATTAAAGAAATTAAAGAAAAAATTAAAAAGATTAAATATAAATATAATAAATTGTTAAAGAAAAAATAGAAGAGAATTTAGAAATTTGAGCATATGATGGGACCTGCGCTTCGTGAAGGATATTGGAATCCAGAAGATTATAAAGATTGCGGTGATAATTATATTGATGAAATTAATATTTTTAAAAAGTTTGAAGATTCTGACCTTACTGCTTTAGAAATAAAAAGCGAAAAAGAAGATAATATTAATCATTTTATTTGGGATGATGAATCATTTGAAGATGAATTTAATTGTACTTATACCGCGGGAGTTGCAGGAGAATTAAAAAAACATTATCCATATATTGATTTGTCTTCTTCTAGATTTTCATCAATTTTTATGCCATAGTTAGTACCAAAAAGAGACGCTAATGGGAAAATTATGAAGGATGAAAATAATCAAATTATTGAAAAAAGAGAAACTATTAGTGACGTTAAAGCTCGTATTAAAAATTTAAGTTTCTTTTTCTGTGATTATAATGGATTAGAAAGTTTATATTCAAGTGAAGGAAATGTAAATACTAATGTCAATGATACTTAGCTTTATTATTTAAATAACGCAGAAGATGATAAAGAAGTTAAGTATGGATCATTTACAATAACAGATCATGCCGGATAGCCTACCTCTTATGGTGATTCTATACCTCCAAATGAAGTTGATTTAATAACAGTTGAAAAGCCTTATACTAATTTTGAATCAATTTAGGGTAGTGATAATAGTCAATTAGATCCAGCAGATATGCGCGCATTCGCGCTGGGCTCTTAGTGTACTTTTGGCTTTGTAAAACGAATTATAAGTGAAGATGATTATAAAATTGTTCCAGCATTAATTTTAAATGGATTTGATAGTATTCCTGAAAAAATACAAGTTATGCGTCGTATTACAGAAACTAAATTAGATAGTGATAATAACCCTATATTAGATGCAGACGGAAATGAAATTAAAGAAACAAAAATTATTGGAACAAAAGAAGTTTCAATGATAGATTTTATTCGTTCTCGTAAAATGGAAATTGGCTCATTAGAAACTAAAACTGTAATCGAAAATGAAAAAGAAGTTAAAAAACTTTATTTTAGTTCTTGGTCTGTTGAAGTTCTTCGTGAGGATTGGCATGATGCAGAGGATGAAACAAATCCTGAAAATTATATTAGCGTTTATCCCCGTATGGTTATTGAGTCTTTAGCTGTTAAAACTAGTTCTGATTAGTTAGCTGTTACTTTTGCGAAAAAAGATTTAACCGCAGTTGAAGATTATTACTGTTTAACAAAAATACCTAAATATTTATTAGATTTGGCAGAAGAATATGATGAACGAGAAGAAGATGACGCTGATGAAATTAAAACCGAAGAAAAAGATGAAGAAAAAATAAGGGCTAATTATTATATTACTTTAAAGCCTGAAGTGATTTTAAGTAGTGGTCATTATATTGATACAGATACAAAAGCTATATTTGGAATTATGTATAATATTTCCAATGCTGATACTGCAATTTATTTAGATGCGAAACAGATACTCAAAGAAAATGCTTATCCAAAAGTTTCATACACTATTAAATTAAGTTTAGCAAATAAATAGTTTTTACATAATGCTTATAATAGATTAAGATATATTGCTCATATAAACGATAGCGGTCTTAAATTTGAAAATACTATGGGATATATATCTTAGATAGCATTGAATTTAGATAAACCTTGGGAAGATGAAGTTGAAGTTAAAAATTATAAAACTAAATTTGAAGATTTATTTTCTACTATTTTGGCTTCTATGAATGAAATGAAAAAAAGTCAATATGCCATTCGTGCGGCGACTGCTGCTTTTTATCCCGGTGGCTCACTTAAACCTTGGGCTATTGAGGGCACTATTTATAAAGCTGATTTAGATTATGCTTTTAATCATGGCAGACTTACAATTGATGAAAAAAATGGCATTTGGGGTACAAGCGAAAGTGGCGTCGTAGCTATTCGTGGTGGCGGTATTTTTACTTCTACCGAACAAGATGGTGACGGCAATTGGAGATGGAATACTGGCATTACGCCGGAAGGTATTAATGCTTCATTAATTACAGCTGGACAGTTAGATACTAATAGAGTAATGGTTTATGCCGGAGATAAGCTTCGTTTTTAGTTAAATGGAGAAGGTTTATTTGCTTATAAATCTTTCTTTGAAGATTTATCTACAATAGATCAGTGGATAAATAAAGAAGGATATATTCCTAAAACTGGTGAAAATGGATTAACTGTTAAAGACGTTGCTATTAATATGATAAATGCTAAGTTAAATGAAGATGAAAATTCTGATTTAGATGCCGCATAGTTTGTTAAAATGGATGCTAATGGTTTATTCTTAATAGTAAAAGATGGGGCATTAGTATTAAATAATAATAAAAGTGATTATATTAATGTCGGAAAACATTTATTCAGATGGTTAAATAATAAGAATGAAGAAGTAGAAAGTTGGGTACCTAAAGAGGGCATTAAAAGAGTAGCTATTACCTGGGATGGATTTAGTATAAAAAATTATTATAATCAACGTGTTTTTTATGCTGATGCAGATACTGGTAATTTAAATGTTAAAGGTACTATATTTGCTAATGAATTAAAAATTGGTGGTAATGATGAAGAAAGTTCATTATCATTAAATGAATATTTAGAAAATCCCGATGCTTTAATTTGTAATGGTTTAACTTTAGAAAATATTAAAAAAATATGGCCTAAAGAAGGGGACAAAGATTTTGATTCTATTACAGTATATTATGATACTGAAGAAGAAATGATTAATTATTTATGTAAGGATGGCACACATAAACGCCCAAAAGCTGATGATGAAAGTAATGAAGCTAAAGCAATAAGAAAAAGATATAAATTAGGAAAACGTGGAGATATTTGGTATAATATTCGCGCACCTAAAAAAGAATTAACTATTTTTTCTATTTTTCCAGTAACTGGTATTGAAAATAAAGTGATAAAGACTATTAAAACAACTGTAACTTAGAGTGAAGGAATTAAAAAATCAGTATCATGGTAGAATGTTGAACCTAACGAGTATGACCAGTGGTGTTTTAAGGCAATAGAAAACGATAATTCTGATTATAGTTTTGCTAAAGCATTATTAGGTATTTATCAATCAAATATTACTGGTTCAAAATATACTACTATATATAAAGTTGAAGCTTGGAAGGAAGAGGGATGTGAAAAGCCAGGCACAAGAAAGGCTTCTTCAATTATAGAACAGGGTAGTCGACTTTTAATGTATGATTCTTCTGGAACTGGTTATTATCCTGTTAATTTATAGGAAAATTCAGATAAAATAAGAAAGCAGCTTGCCGAGGATGAAGACGCAAGACAAAAAAGAAAAGATTTTGAAAAAGAAGGAAATACTACTACTGTTGGAACGAATTCTGTATTAGATCCTGAAGCTGGTTCATTCGTAGTTTAGAATTATACTAATACTTACCCCCCAGAAAAAGAAATAGAAACAATTCCATTAGAAGATTAGACTCCTAATTTAACAGAAGAACAAATTAAAAATTTATAGTATGGCGATATTTGGATTAACCTTGGAAAAGATGAAAATAGTAATGATATTATTCAAGGAATTTATAGATGGGAACCAGATTATAATTTAGAGGAAGAACTTTTAATTCAAGAAGAAGAAGCTTTTGAACAAGAAACTGATGAAGAAATCGACTATGATTTTGCAAAAGCTTCAAAAGCTCAAGGAAATAATGAATAGTAGGGAAATGATGAGGGAGAACCTACGTAGGAGCCAGGAGGAAATGAAGGCCAAACTTCAGAAGAAACCGTAGAGAAAGAAAATAAAGGAAAATGGGTTTTAATTCAAAATATATCTAGTATTACTGCAGGAGATAGCTATTTATATGATTTAACTGCTGCGGAAGGAAAGGTTGCTCGAATTGCTCATGGAGAGTATGGACTAGTATTTACAGATTCTAAAAAAATTACTGATATTCAATTAAATAAAAAAGTTGGATTATAGATTAAATCTGGTATTAAACGGGAAACTACAGAAGAATTAAAAAAATATAATAGTGGAGCCTATTTTAGAGTTAATTCTTCTCAATTTGGCTTTATTAGTCAATATAAAGATAAAAATGGATATAGTATTCCATATTTATATTATGAAGATGGTAACTTATTTATTATGGGTACTATATTCGCTAAAAATTTCTTTGTTATGGATAGACCTGGCGGCGGTCGTTATGACTTTGATGAATATTTACATTATACTTTCGAAGATCATGTAAAAGTCAGTGAAAATTTAGGAGAAGTTTTTAAGATTGCTGGTAAAATTATTGCTACCACACGTACTTCTTTAAGTGATGTTAGCAAGATTATTAGCAAAGATTTTAAGATTTTAGATGGATTTAGAGAAGACGTAGAAAAGAATTTAACTCCAAATGGTAGTAAGGGGCCATATCATGAATCTCATTTTAAAGTAGGAGACATTTGGGAAGAAACAGATAGTATTAATTTGGGGACTACTGATACTACCAAAGAAAATTTAGTACTTATTACAGAAACTCTTCAAACATATAAAAGAGACGAGAACGGAAATATAGTTTATGAAAATGAAGTTCCAGTTTTTGTTAAAAGCGAACATTTAAAATTTGTTTAGCAAAGTGGCGTTGGTGGCTATAATGCTTCTAGTGTTAAATCAAAGGCTACATATGTTGCTATGTATAATTGGGACGAAATTTATAAAGATGATTCTGATTTAACTGCTACTGGAGCAAAAAGTGCTGATTAGAAAGCAAGAGAAGCAGTGGCAAGTAAGGATGGCTGGAATCGTACTTATGATGGCTCATTGGCTGAAATTAAAGGAGCTAAAATTAATGAAGATGCTGTTAATGGAGTAATTGAAATTTTAGGAGAACATCGTATAGACGTTAAAAGTGGTGGCACATTATATTTAGCAGCGAATGATTCGGTAGATATATTAAGTAATAATGAAGTTAATATTGGTGGTAAATATATTAATATTGGTTCTGCTCAAATTATTGAAAAGCGCCAGGCAGTAGATTCTAATGGCAATTTAAAATATGATGATAATAACAATCCAATATATGAAGAATTGGATGGCGCCACTGGTGAATTAATTAAAAATGATATTACAAAAATAGAGGGTGGTATTCGTTTAGTTTCTAGTGTTATTCTTAAAAAGAAAATTACAGAAGCAACAGTAACGGATATTGGAATTGAAAATGCACAAGGCTTTTCATCTCCAGAATTATCAGAACATATAAAAGAAGATGGAACTGAAGACTATACTCCTACTGGAGCAACTTCTAAAGTATATATTCTTCCATCTGGTATTGAAATGGCCTCTAAAAATGGTATTTAGATAAAATCTGGCGCGGGCATTAATATTTTATCTAGTGCAGGAGATATTGAATCTGGACAAAATAAGACCGCTGTAATTTCAATTGATAAAGACAAAGGCATATGGATGGGAACTGATTAGACTATTAGTTTATTTGCTGGGAAAAGAATTTCTGGGGTAGAAAATGATGGTTCAATTGCTGCCGGCAGCTCAATAGAAACTATACGACAAGGCGCAGCAGTAGAGATTTCTAATGAGCGCATTTTATTTGGGGTTGCGGCATTCCATGCTATGAAAAAATTAAATAATGAAGAATCAATGGACACCGGAGAAACTACTCAAAGTTTATAGAATAGTCTAGTTAATGCAACAGTAGTTGATTTAACTAAGGATTAGCTTGTTTTTGGGGCTGGCTCTAATATACAATATTTAGAACAATTAAGTTCAACTGATGTATTATTAACTGGGGAAAATGTTGCTGGAGTTGTTATTAAAGCTGATTCTATTGGAATGGCGGTTGGACAAAAGACTGAAAAAGAAGATGCTCGTGTTTTAATTTCAATGGATCAAGAAGGTATTATTCTTGGTAAAGCTGCAGATTTACAAAAGCAGGGAGTTACTAATAATTCTGAATTAGAAGGTTCTTTTATTAAACTAACTAATGATGGAGTATTTTTAGGTTCTAAAGGACAGTTTTATATAAATACTAAAAATGTTTATATTGATGATTCTACTGCACACAAAAAGACAGAAGCGAATCCTAATGGGCCATGGAAAGGAGCGGCATTTGGTTTAGGACAAGATGTTCAAGATTGGACTAAAATGGGATTAGCAATAATTTAGAAAGATAATAATGGAGAATATCCTGCAGCGATTACAGATATAATTGATGAAAAGACTAATAAAAAGACTGGAGAAAAATTTGAAACATTAACTGTAAATGGCGATGGAACTCCATAGTAGGGTAATGGTTCTTGGGGCTTGTTCTTTGATGGAGAAAATTTACACGTTAAAGGATATATATATGCTCAAGGAACAAGAATTATTGACCCTAAAGGAGGAAATGGCTATTCATTACCTGATTATTTAAGATATAAATTTGAAGATCATGTTAAAGTAAGTGATACTTTAAAAGAAATATTTAAAGATGCAGGTGAAATTTTATCTAGAGTAACTAGATCAATAACTGACGTAAATAATTTAGTAGTAGATGATTTTGGTATTTTAGCTGGTTTCCGCGAAAATGTTGTTGCTAATTTAACTCCTAATGTTACACGAGGACCAGCTCATGTGGCATTATTTAAACCTGGAGATATTTGGGAAAAAACCAAAACAACCGCAGAAGGAACAGCTACTGACGAAGGAGAAAGTACAGAAGAGACTACTGATAATGGAACAACTACTAACGAAGGAAATGATGTCGAGGCGACTTATATAGCTATTGCTTATTGGAATGAGATATATCCTACAGAATCGGTTGCAGAAGAGAATAAATCTAGTACCAGTGGCTGGTCAAGAACACATGACTATAGTTTAGCTGCAATTAAAGGCGCGAGTATGGACATTGATGCGGTTGCCGGAACTATTGAATTTAAAGCAGAAAATCATATTAATATCAAAAGCGGTGGAAATATTTATATTGCCGCAAATGAAGATGTTGAGATTGTAGGAAATGAAAGTGTAAATATTGGTGGTACGTCAATTAATATTACTGCTTCTAAAGATAAATCGGGATAGTTTAATCAATTAGGTGGTATTCATTTAATTAATACTGTTTATGATACTATAAATTCTATTGATGATACTACTTCAAAAATTGATTTAGATGCAAATGGAATAGTAATGGCTTCTAAAAATGGTATTGAAATTAAATCTGGAGCGGGAATTAATATATTAGCTAGCGCAGGAGATATACCTTCTGGTCAAAATAAGACCTCTGTTATTTCTATTGATAAAGATAAAGGAATCTGGATGGGCTCTGATTAGAAAATTAGCTTATTTAGCGGAAGTAAAGTAATTGCTACTTCTAATGGAGATGCAGATGGATTTACAACAAGTGGCGCTGCAGTTGAAATTAGTCCAACTAGAATTTTAATGGGAGTTTCTGATTTAAAAGATAATAATAAGACTACCGCTGTAGATATTACAAAAGAAAATATTATTTTAGGAGCAGGTATTGTTAGAGAAGTAAATAAAAATTCTAGTTCTACTACTACTACTTCTGGAGAAGAAGTTGCTTCTGATCCTAATGAAAACACTAATAGTTCTAGCTCCAATAATAGTTCTCCTTATGATTTATTACAAACCGATGGTGAACTTTCGGGAGTAGTCATTTCAAGAGAGTCTATTGGAATGGCAACAGAAACTATTATAGAACAACGCAAGATTCGTAATCTATTACTGATGGATGAAGAAGGAATTATATTAGGGGTAGCTTCTGCCGTAAATAATTTTCGAAGCAATCCTGATAATATTGCTGGTTCTTTTGTTAGTATAGCTAATGACGGAATAAGAATTGGTTCTACTGGTCATTTATATATACGTTCTAAAAATGTACTTTTAGATGATGCTAATGTTTTAACTAATAATAGTTCTTCTACTAATAATTCTTCTTCAGGAGAATAGTCTGCTAGTGGCGGTGATTAGATTGCCAGTGATGATGATGATCCTGCCGGTGGCAATAATTAGTCTGCTAATGACTAGGGAACAAGTAATACCCCTACGGGTAATCAAAACATTAATACTAGTGGAACCGGAACAGCATTTGGATTGGGTTAGATGGATGGCCCAGAAGGCTGGGAAAAATGGACTACTGATACTTATGATAAATGGGGTTTAGTATTTGATGGTGTAAATCTTCATATTAAAGGAAATTTATATGCTAATGGTATTAGGATACATGATACAATTGATGGCGAAGGATTTACATTTTATGAATATTTTAATGATTTATTCAAAACTGCTGCAGAAATTATTGGAGATATTAGACATTCTGCCTCTAAATTAGGTGAACTTAATAGTAAAAATAATAAAATTTTCAAAAATTTCTAGTAGGAAGTTTCTAAACGATTAGAAGTAAAAACTTATCCTGCAACTGGGACCGGAAATCGTACTGGAGAAGATAATGGTGGCTGGGATTTTAAGCCTGGAGATATTTGGAATAAAACTGCGACTGAAACTTATTTAGCTATGACCTCTTGGTATGAAGTTTATAGTGATGCAGATACTGCTAAAATGTCAGATAATTTAGCAAGTACAAAAGGATGGGTTATTTCAAATCCTGAAAAATCAGTTGGCGGATTATAGGGCGCTAAAATTTATGAAGATGCAAATTTAGGTATTATTAGTCTTTGGGGAAGTAAAGGTATTCATTTATTTTCTAGTGAGAATAGAGAAAATAGTACTGGGGATGAATCTTCTTCAGAAACCAAAACTTCTTCTGTAGATATAACTAAAGATGGTATTAATTTAGCTTCTTCTACTGTAATTAATTTAGGAGTTTATGGCACTGTTACTAATGTTGAAGGAACTGGATATTAGGAAGGATTTTCTGGAATTAAAATTACTCCAGATGAATTATTTTTAGGTTCTAATACTAAAATTAGTTTATTTAGTACTAATTCTGAAACCTCTACTGCTGCTAGTATGACAATTTCTCCAACTGAAATTTTATTTGGAGTTGTTGGAAATAAAACTTCTGTTGTAGATATTACTACTGATAAAATAGTAATGGGAACAGTCGCAAATATTACTTCTACTTCTGGAATTGAAACATTTAAGATTACTGGCTCCGGAAATAGTTATAATATTTCTAATGCTCCAACCGCGGGATTAAGAATTACTTCAGATAGCGTTGGATTGGTAGCTTCTCAAGATTCAATTATTTTATTAGATAGTGATGGAATTGGAGTTGGAAGTAGGAACACTTCAGGAAAATTCTCCGGTATCATAATTCGTCCAAGTGATTTGGTTATGACAACCGCTGGAACTGTAAGATTATATGGAACTAGTGGAGAAATATTATTTGGAACTAGTATGGATAGGGGTAATGCTAATTTTTATGTTGATATTGATGGTAATTTATATTGCAAATCTTTAACCGTTGAGAGCGGAACAATAAGCACTACTGGTAATGTAGAAGGTACTGCTAATATTGGTACATATTCAATGGGAATCTGGTCTGAAATGGCTGAAGGGGATACAGACAGGTATTATTATGCCGATATTCCTGCAAATACTTTAAGAACTGGTCCATATTATATAACAGTTAATTTTTATAATAGCGGTTATATTGTAAAATCTACTTGTATGTCATATAAAAATAGTTCTGCTGGTGCTTCAGGAAGCCGTGGTAAATTACTTGGAACTGCTTATGGCAGTGGTCCTATTAGTAGTAGTGGAGGACAAATTACATATCTTATACCATGCGATCCAGATGTTAATAAAATTATTTTAAGATATTCAAGAGAAGCCGGTAATAAGACTTATCCTGGTTCAATTACAGTTAAACAAAATTTTAAGCCGGGCTCCACTGAAGAAGATATGAACGCCGGGTGGAGCGGGACAACCTATACGGCGGTCGATAACAATACTAATATAACATTAGGAACAACAACAATTTCAGGTAATTGGGATATTGATGTTTAGTCTGGAGAAACTTATAAAAAGTATAGAGTAACAGCAAATGATACTAATAATACTGAAGTTTTAAATACATATGTTACTGGCAGTTGGGATTCTTCTACGCATAAATATAATGTTAAGGCAGAAAATGGAAGTAATATATTACTTAGTTCTGATTCAGTTGTTGGAACTTGGGATTCCGGTACTTATACTTATTCAAATTCTACTACTGGAATGAGTACTAAATTAAGTGGAAATTGGTCTAATGGAACTTATACTGTTTATGGTACTAACGCAGCAGGAACACAAGTTATTACTGGATTGACAACTTCTGTTTCTCCTTCATTAACTGTTAATATAAATTAGACTTCAAGTAATGGTGGAAAATATGTAGGACAAATTGAGTCTCCAGATAGCGGATATGAATTTGTTAATATTAGTACATCCGCACGAGGGGCTTCAAATAAACAATATATTGTAGTTAAAGCTAAGGCTGCTGTGGATAATACTAAAACCGTAAGTTCTATTACTGCATCATTATATAATAATTCTATAAATGATTTTTATGATCCTAATAGATTAGATAAAATTGGATTAAGTTGTATTGCCTACTATTCGAATGGTGGAATTGCTAAATCAGCTTATAATGATATTTCGTTTGTAGATTTATTTAAAGATATTTTAAAACACAACAATTTTACTATTGGGAATAAATCATTCAAAAAAATTACTTATACTTAGAATTATTCTTAGGACAATTCAAACGAACTAAATATTTGTACTATTAGATGTTATATAAAGAAGGATGATACTACTCCTGAAGTTACTTTTACTTTACCATTTGCATTAAGTGATACTATTAGTATAAAGGAACAAATAATAAAATCAATTGATTAAAAAAAAAGACCCGGTCTTTCGACCGGGTCTTTTATTTTTTACTTATCATTCCTTCATAAAAGGAGCAAGCAACATCATATCCGCAGGAGTGAAATCAGCATCACCTAAGTCTTCAATAGAAATAGGTTCAACATTTAGTGACAGAGTTTGATCAAGCATTTCTTTTAGTTCTTTATTAAATTCTTCAATACTTTCTTTTGGCACAGTATAATTGCCATTTTCATCTGCTTTAGGCGCTCCATTCTCATCCTTGTCAGCATACTTATCAATCAATCCCTTACGAGATTCTTGGAATAAACTATATTCCTTTTCAATTTCACGCATTAGGCGCGCGGTTTGAAATGCCGCCTTGGTTTTCATAGGTTTCTTAGCTAGTTCTTGCATTACAGATGCGCTATCCATTAGTTCACTTAAAGTAATTTCAATCATATTATATCTTCTCCCCATGTTGATTTATTATTTTTTAACAGATGAGCAAAATATTTTCCAATACATATAGCATCGGCTTCATCTTGCGTACAATTCTGATTGTACCATAATTTAACTTTATCTTGTGCTTGCTTTTTCTTATTTTCGCGGCCAGTTCCTTGCCCTACATTACAATAATTTCTCCAAGTATTTACTGATACTAAGTCATGATCTATACAGGCTTCAAATAACGTGTCAACTAAAACTCCTTGAAGATTTGCGAGAACTCTATAGGTTTCGACCTAATATTGATTATTTCCAAAAGACTACAATTGAATATTTTCAATTCCTACAAAATCTGGCTCCCAGGCGGCAATTGCTGCTTTCAGCCATTCTTTTACTTCATGTATTCTTTCTTCTGCTTTTTCTCCGCTAGTTTTAAATGTACCATAACTTACTAAATCTCTATCATCATAAATAGAATAACCAGTTATGTTAGTCGCCGCGTCTAAAGCAAGTACTCGTACCGTGTCAGCATCTTTTGCTGGCACCTTATTTTTTTTGATTTTATATGGATCACCAGCCATACATTGCTCACAAATAGGATGTTTGCGCCAGTTTCCATAAGTCTAAAACTATCGGTGCCCTTCTGGGCATTCCATCTCTAATTCAGTATTTAAATTTTTATAAGAGTCGCTAACCAGCTTCCATCCTTCAGTTTCTAAATGATTAGCGACTGTATAAACATTAATTGGCATTACTTACCAGTTGAGCCAAAGCCGCCGGAACCACGTTCAGAATCTTCTAAAGATTCTACTACTTTAGCTTTAAATCTATAAGATGGCATTACCAATAGTTGTGCGACACGATCTCCTTTTTTAATAAAAGTATCATTATCAGAAGTATTATCATAAAGAACACCAAGTTCTCCACGATAGCCGCTATCAATCAATCCCACACTATTACTTAGTCTAAGTGAGGTTTTTGCGCCAATACTGGAGCGAGGGATAATTAGTGCGAGCCATCCTTCTGGTAATTGAATATGAACTCCAGTATGAATTCTATTTCCATAAGTATTAGCATTTAGATTTGTATCTTGTAAAGCATATAAATCTGCGGCTGCATCATCATCATGAGCATAGGTAGGAACAATAGCTCCTTCTTCCAGTTGAATAGGTAATTCAATGCTATAATTATGATACTTTTCTACCGCGGCATCAAGTACCTCATACAAAGAATTAAAAATTTGATCAATAATTTTATGCTTATTTTTAGAAGGATTTAAGCTATTAATATAATCTTGAATAGAAGTTTTAAGATTTACTACATCTTCAATTGCTTGAGCTCGTGTATAATTTTCATTTTCTAAATTTTTAATTAATTGATCTACTGATTCCTTCATAATTGCTGGAGTAATTGAATTTTTAATAGCCTCATTCATGGCATTAATAAATTCCTCGTTAGCAAATTCTTCTTCGGGAATTTCTATAATCTAATTAATTGCGTCCATAAGATCTTGAAGTTGTTTATTATTTTCAGCCATATCAGCCATATTTAACATTTCAGACATATATTCACCTCATTAAAGAATATAATTAATTGTGATTTCTGTTACCCAATTTTCGTCAATGATTTCACCAGTTTTTCTATCCTTTTTATTCTTATAATCAATTTTGGTTTTAGTTACGGTATATCCTTCATCATACTGCTTCTGCTTAAATTCTTCTACTGTATCTGCGGCTTCTTTTTCATTATCAATGTTGTAAGTATAAGTATGCTTAACTAATGTTCTCATTTTCTTCATTCTCCTTTTTTTCATTTAGTTCTCGTAATTGTTGAATTAAATTTATATAATTAATTTTTTTACTAAAATCTGTAACTGTTTCTGCCGTGCCTTTAATAGTTTTTTTCGCCCGTTTCTGCTACTTAGCCATAGCTCGTCGTTGCGCTCTATTCATAGGCCGTGGCATATTGTCTTTAATACGTTGTAGTGTATATTCTTCTATTTTTTTGAGAGTTTCTTCTTCAGTATTAGTACCAACTAATTGTTCGGCTTCTTCGATCGAAAGCCCGTTTACTTCAGCAAATTTTTGAATTATTTCTACTAACGAAGGTTTATCATTTATTTGTTCGCTCATAATAAAGTCTCCAAAACAGAAAGTACTGTATAATATTCATTTTTATCTGAAATTAGTTGTATATTAGTTAAAGCTCCATGTTCAGTTGGTATAAATGGAATATCAATAGTTAGTTGTTTATTTTTACAAAAATTTAGAATTTTTTCATTGTATGCGCCAAAAACATCTACATTTTCTTCTGATTGATTAATTTTAGCCTTTCCAATTTTTCCATATACTAAACAATACTATTCATTATATTTAGCAAGGCCAATAAAAATATTTTTAAATCCACGAAATTCAATAAATTCCATCATTACACCTCATTCCAAAAAGTTAAATGCCATTGAGTTGGATCTTCAATATTTAAACAATTTTGAATAGAAAAATTAGTAAAAACTCGTGCAGGATTTTCAATCCATTCATCTTTTCCAGTTTTTTGATTTCTCCATGTATTTTTTCCTTCTATAATATATTTATCATAAGTTTTAGAAATTAAAATATGATAAGTATTAGGATTCATTATACATAATGTTACATATAATATATCTTTATTAGTTCCATACTAATAATCATATTTAATTACACCATTATTTTCAAATGAGAATACAATTTTATCATTTTCCATAAGAGAAATTTTTATATTTGGTACTTCTTTACATCCATATAAAGTTTCAATATCCATTAACCGCCACCACCCGCATTTTTATTATATCCAAAATCTTGTGTTTTAAAGAAATCAATATAATATTTTTCTAAATCATTAAGTTCATCTTTATCACAATAAATTATATATTCAATTGACCAGTTCCAAAATCCAGTTTCTAATATAGCATGATGTACTGCCTAATCAGCTATTGTTTTAATTCCAATTGAACTTTTAAAATGATCGGCAATTCTTTTTTTAATATTAGTGCTTTTTCCAATATAGGCTTTGCCGCTATCTAAATTTGTTAATTTATAAATACCAGGTTCATCTGTAATACCAACTCGTTTAAAAGTTTCATCTATATATGGCTTAACATATTCAGCCCAAACTAATTTATTAATAATATCTGGATGTTGTACTTTCTAAGATACAGTAGTCAATAGAAAATCTATATCTTGCTTATATTCGTCAGGTACTTGAATGGTATAAAACAATTTTTCTTGTTTTTCTTTTTCATACTATTGTAATGGCGCGAGAAGTGCTTCATATCGTTCTTCTTGATGAAGAGTTACATTAGCAATATCTTGCTATGCCTATTTAAACCTTTCTATTTCAGCATTAGCATCTGTCTCAGCCTTATTAATACGTTCTTGCGCCTATTCTGTAAATATACGCATTCTTGCGTCAAGACTTTCCTTTCTTTCACGCTCTTGACGCTCAAATTCTGTATCTAATTCCAACTAACGAAATTCTTTTTGTCTTGTGAAATAATTATCTAATTCTTCTTGATTTTGAGCAGTAGCTTGTCTATATTTTTCAATAATAGAATGATATTTTTCTTCTGCTTCATTAGCCTTCATTACTTCATTCGCGCAATCTGCTCTTGCATTTGCTAGTCTAGCAACTACTTCATTTAATTCTTTCTAATAATTTTCATATTCAGTTTTATCTTGTTTATTTTTTCTTAATAATAAAATTCCAAGTATAACTATAATTCCACATAATACTATATATATCACATTACATCACCATTCACTCCTTTTCTTTATACTTTATTATATCATGATTTTTTAGAAAAGTCAAATAAAAAAAATAAAGAGGACGAACATTATTGTTCGTCCTCATTATGCTCTAAATAAATGATTCGTTGATTAGAAGAACCGCGAAGCGGTAATGTAATATCTCGTTTATCTAATTCAAAGCGCCCATCAATTATACAAGTAGTTTTATTTAAAATATTAATTAATAGTCGTGCGGAAAAATCATTAATTTTCTGCCGCGCCTCTAATTCTTCCATAGTGTATCCTGTCCAAATATATATTTCTAGTTCAGGAAATTGATATTTACAAACATCAATTAGTTGTGATACAGCTAATAAGTTTTCATCTGTTAGTGGCTCACCACCAAGAATGCTTAGTCGCCGCATAACATTATTTTTATTTAGTTTGAAGCATATCTCATATGCTTTCTCTATATTGAATTCTTCACCATATTCAAAGTCTTGTGCTTCTGGATTATGACATCCGGGGCAATGGAAGTGACATCCAGAAAAATATACTGAGAGGGAGATACCGGGTGCTGCCGCGGTATCATCCCAATATATGCCAGCAATTTTACTCATATTAGTGTATATGCTCTACGCGAGCTTCTGTTTCTTTTTGTTTGCCCCAATTAAATGCTTTTTTATATGAGCCGGTTAAATAACCAGTAACTCTGCGTAATTGTGAAATGTTATGACTGCCGCATTGAGGACAAGTATCATTCATTTCATCCTGATAACCGCAATCATCGCAACAATCTAATTTTAGATTACAAGCAAAATATGGAATGTCGTGGTCCATAGCATAATTCACAATTGTTTCAAGCGCTTCAAGATTATTTTTAACACCAGTTGGTAATTCAACATAAGTAATACATCCAGCACTTGAATATCCCGTTAGTTGGCTTTCAATATCAATTTTATCGAATACAGAAATTTCATGCCATACTGGAACATGAATACTGTTGGTGAAATATTCATGGTCAGAGACATTGGGGATTTCTCCGTATTTGGCTTTGAATTTTTTCATTGCAGTATAGCAGAGATTTTCAGCAGGAGTATAATATACTCCAAAGTTTAATCTATATTCTTTTTTGAATTCTGCGCAGCGGTCTTTAAATAACTGCTCAATGCGTTTTGCTAAAGTCATTCCTTCTTCTGTTGTATGGTCTTTGCCAATTAGAATTTGAAGTGTTTCTGCTAATCCTAGTTGGCCGATAACAATGGTACCATGCTTTAAAGCTGAACGAATACCTTCTTCTGGATGGTAGCCAAGCATTGTACCATTTTCGTACATAAATTTAGCTGATGAAGGAGACTGAGAACAAATCCATTCAAAGCGTTCAAGGAGCATGTCTTTGGCTTCATGAATTTTTTTATCTAATAATGCCATAAAATAAATAACTCGCTCTTCTTGATTTTGAGTTGCATTATTAGCAATCATTGCGAGTGTTGGCATAATAATTGTTACTGGACAAATATTGCCGCGGCCATCTTTGGTTTGAGGATTAGTGCCAGGTTCGGCATTTATATCCGCGCCATTTGCTGTGCGGCAGCCCATAGTTGAAAAGTAAGTCTTAGGATCATTTCTATCATATCCAGCATTACCACTCCAGTCAACATTAGCATAATTAGGATAAATACGCTTTGCAGTTGATTCAAGCGCCAATTTAAACAAGTCATAGTTTGGATCACCTGGCGCGCGATTTACACCTTTCATACATTGAAAAATACCGCAGGGGAAAATTGGAGTTTTATGGAACTTACCTACGCCTTTTATTGAGCCTTCAAGTAATGCTTTTATTACCATGCGGCCTTCAGGTAGGATGCAGGTTCCGTAGTTAATGGATGTGAAAGGTAGCTGATTTCCACTTCTAGATTGAAGTGTATTGAGATTATGATACATGCCTTCAACCGCTTGTTGTAATTCACGTTCAGTCATTTCCATAGCATACTTATATGCCTTCATATCTTGAGCTGTCTAAACTATTAATAATGTTTGAGGGTCTGTTGATGGATGATTATATGGCTCAATGGGCATTTTTGTAACATCTGTTCCTAAGAAAAAATGTGCTCCATTTGAATCATTATCTAACCATTTTAATCCATCTTTAAAATGTTTCCAGAAACTTTTTCTAACATAAGGCACCATAGTCCAATCTAAATGAGTAGCTGAAACGCCGCCAAATTGCATTAGAGATTGAAGTTGGAAGATAACGGCAACAAGCTGAAATGCCGTATTGATTGAGTTAGCTGGCCGCACATCAGTTTGTCGTGTATTGAAACCTTCTGCTAATAATTTATCAAATGGAATACTTAGACAATTATGCATTCCAACTGCGTAAGCACTTAAATCATGAATATAAATTTCATTATTTAAATGATTATTTTTCGCCATATCTGACATGCAAAAATCAAGAGCATATTGCTTCATCATTTCATCAGATGCTTCACCTACGCGGCCGCCAAATGAATGTTCATCAACATTAGCATTTTGATTTTGAACATTTTTCGCTTGAAGCTTTTCACTAATTGAGCGAATAAACTCGTCAGAGCAAGAACGCATTACTCCGCGTTTATATCTATATCTTATATACGCTTTTGCGACTGTTTTATCATAATCAGAAAGATAATCTTCTACAAGTTCTTGTATATCTTCTACTGTTAAAGGATTTTCTTCCTCAACTGCTACATCATATACTTCATTAGCAATAGTTGAAGCATACCAAGGCGTTGTATTTGTATAATTTACATCATTATAAGCTTTTGTAATGGCGATAATAATTCGTTCTTTATCAAATTCAACCATATCGCCATTACGTTTTATGACTTTAATCATAATATTCACTCCTTAAATATGAGACTTTCCACAATATGGGCATTTTCCATCTGGAGAAGTCCAATTAAATTCTTGACTAAAATGCGGGCAAATCGCTTGATTCTCTTTTATTTCGCGGCGAATCCTCTGAACCTTATCTGACTTTTCCATAGTAGAAAGGGCCATTTTAAGTTCTGCATCTAATCGCTTACGATTTTCAATTATTTCATTAATATTCATAATTTCCAAATTCCTCCTTTTGCTAATATCTCATAGTTTTGATTGAATAATTCTTTAACTGTAGGATAGAATTGTAATAATAAATTTCTTTCTTCCCGCTCGATAGGAATATTTTTTGGATTTTTTATAACCATTCGATCGTTTAAAGTTTTTGTATTTTTAGTTTTTCCGCAAGTCCATTGTTCAGTTAATATACATAAATGTTCTATTGGATTTGTAGCCCAAGATTTGGGATAAATATACTTAATTTTTATTGGAATCTTTTTGCTCCAAAAAGCATATAATAAATTTAATTTATAAATATAATTTTTATAATATTGGAAACTAGTGTCTCGCGTATCTCCAATTGTTAAGTAGATATTAGAAGTAGGAGTAATATCTGCTAAAAGTTGATTTTTATATTTTTTTAACATATAATTTACTTCTTCTAATGGAATATCTAATTCAAGAAAAACTGCATTATTTCTACTTAATCTTAATTGATTTCTCATATTAAAATAATCTGTAATTGTATGACAAACAATAGGGTGGATTCTTATAATAGTAGAAGGCTTCCTATTGGCAATTTCATTCATTGTGTCTTGCCAATCAGGATAAAAGAAATCTTTATCATATAAAAATACTCGCTGTTTCGCACGTATTGGTGGGATTGGAAGTTTATCTTTTCCGGCATAGTTTCTATAATAACTATCATCAAGAATATGATTAATTACTTTAAACTATACTCCATCTTGATATTTTTTCTTTAAAAAATCCTTATAAATACTAGGGCTTGGAATTGTAAAATCTATAACACTATTTTCAAAAGGTTTATAATTATCAGTAAAAGCGGTGCCGCCGTAAATAATATTATTAGCTCTTTTAAAAGCTTCAGGAATTTTTATTTCTTTGTCGCTTTCACTGAAAAAATAAATTTTATCATAGCCAGTTAGTTCAGTATCTTGTAATGAAACTAGGCGGCAAAAAGTATTTTCTTCTACTTTATAATACCGCGCTAGTTTCATTATTTCTATATTTGGCGGAGTAAGATTTACAGACGTTGTTGTCTGTAAATCATAATCAACTAATCCTATCATTCTTCTACCTCCGCACGCTCATATTGAAATACTAATTCTCCATCATCTTTTACTTCAATAATTTTAGAAATAATTGGATAAATTGAACGCTTAAACTTCTTTGGAATAAAGTTTTCTCCACGACGAATGCCTTGAATCATAAGTTTGTTTCCACGTTTAAACCAGCTTGGCTCAATAACATGCTTTTTACCATCGGCACCTTTTTGAGAAAGTTGCTTATCGTACATAGCAAATTGATTCTTATAAATTTTAACTAATACAACTCCAGTTGGAGTAAGTAAAGTTACAGTATTATGCATCTTATCTTTATCAATTACTGTTCCTATAATTTTATGGAGTTTATAAACTTTTATTTCTTGTCCATTATTACTCTGGAAACTATATTCAATCTCAGGTTCTTCTGGCAATGTAAAGAAATTATCATAACGATCAGCCGCGCATGCGAGTTCGTGTTCATGAGAATAAAAACTAATACTATCCATTTCCCATTTACTAATATTTCCTTGACTATATTTGTCTGCCATTTCATTATATAATGCCTGATTTAATTTATTCAGCATTTCTTCTTTATGCTCTTTTAGATATTGACGCATAGGTTCCATAGCTTTATCATAAACTTTATCCCAGGTTTTCTGTTTAATTAGTGTGCCATTATCTATTATATCAGCATCAAAGTTATTACTAATAAAATTAATTGCGGCATCATTTAACTCATAATAAATTTCATGCTTACAAGTTTTTAAGAATTTATTAAACAAAAATAATTTCGCATAAAAACTCATTTCATCTGGAATTAACTCTTTAGTAATTAACATTTGCATATTCTGTAATGTTAATCTTTGTTTCTTATCAGCAATAGATTCAATATATTCATGCATAATTTCTTCACGAGGTTTATCTTCTACTGCATCAAACGCTCCAGATTTGATTAGATTAGTTATTTGAATTTTATTTAATTTATTTTTGTTTAAAAAGTCTTTCAAAGATAAGTATGGACGCTGTCCCATAATTTCAGTAATTTTCTCACCAGATATACGTGCAATTCCTCTAAGTCCGTACAAGATGATGTTATCTTGTGCAATAGGAGTAAATGTAAAAGAAGATTTATTGATGTCTGGCGGCGAAACCTTGATTCCATAATTTCCTAATTTGCCAATAATTGAAGCTACTCGTCCATAATCAATATTTTTTTGCTTTTTCTTTTTCTTATCTTCTTCGTCATTTACAACAACTTGATTAGCTTCTTCCCATTCTTCAAGTTCTTCCTCTTCTTCTTCAGCAACTTCTTCTACATCATCATCTGGCGCCAACTCTACTTCAATTACATTTTCATCATCATTTTCAGAATCCATATACTGAATACCACCACTATCTACAATTAAATTAGCTGTATTCCAGTATACAATTGGATATTTATATGCAAGATTCATTTCTTGTAAAGCAATAATTGAATAGGCGAGCGTATGACTTGCATTGAATCCATATCCACGGCTTAAGGCAATTTGAACATCCCATACATAATGACAAAATCTCTTGTCGCATCCCTTTTCTTCAATTCCTTTGAAGAATTTTTCAGTTAATTCTTCATATTCTTTTGGATTTTTTTTCGCAATACTTTTACGAAGCTTATCCGCAAACTGTAGATCCCAGCCGCCACATTCTGGCAGTTGAACTAATTTCATAAATTGCTCTTGTGTAATAGATAATCCATTTGAAATATCTAATTCATGATGTAATAACTTCATTTGCTCATCTGTTAATCCATAATCACGCATTTCTTTGTCCCACATCCAAGGATTGGCACGAAAACGCGCATATTTATCCAATGGAGCTTCTGCGCCTTTTTCTGTTGCCATTAGACGAATTACTGAATTTAAAGTCGCCAAATCATCTACTGATTGAGGATGAGTTAATGAGATTCCACGAGTTCCACTGGCCTGTTCCATTTGAAACAAACTAATAATTTTATGAGCATTGACCATTTTCCACATTTCAGAATTATCTCTGTCTATATCATAAACATTTAAAACATGTTCATAAGTTTCTCTCAATGTTGGATATTCTTTTACATATCCATCTTTTATTAATAACTCTAAGCAAGTTTGAATTTTGTCCGCGGCTTCAACTGAAAGTAAGTCCATTTTAATTTCTGAAACATCTTCTAAGTCATGTAACTCAAATTGAGTTACAATGGTTCCATCTGGAGCGCGCATTAAAGCAGAAGATTCTGTAAAATCTTTATCTTTAAATACAACGCCACCCGCATGAATACCCATTCCACAAATTAGTCCTTCAATACGATTAGCTACTTCCCATAATTGTGAATATTTATTTACTTCATCTATAAATGTTAGATTAGGCTTAATGTCATTTTCCTCATCACCATAATACATTTGTTTTAATGTATAAGCTTGACCACGTTCGGTTGTAATTAATGAAGAAATATATTGAGCATTATCAACATCAATTCCTAAACCACGACATGCAGTTAAAATTGCAGACTTTGATTTCTCAAGTTTAAATGTTGCTACATTAGATACACGATTTTCTCCATAAAATTTTCTTAAATGTTCCAATACTTGAGCACGTTTAATACCTGAAATATCAACGTCAATATCTAATACTGATACACGAGCAGGATTCAAGAAACGCCATGGATACGTAGCAGTTTTTTCTCGCAAACAATTGATTTGAATAATATCTAATGCATATAAAAGTAAGAAGCCGCCGCCAGAACCACGAGCCGGCATAACTAATGTTCCAGCATTCCAGCATTCATCAATAATTTTTTGAAGATTTAAAAAGTAAGCTGACCAACGCGCATTGTTTACTTCACTTGAAGTCCAAGTCATTTCAAGACATTCATTTAGTGCGTCATATGCTTTTTGATTTTGTAAATCTTCATGTTCATGAATGCCTTCAATAAGTGCTAATACTAATTGATTATCAGCATAATATGGTGATTTAATAAATTTCTCTAATGCAGGTATCAGTCTTGTGAAAGCGAAAACTTCATCAGGTTGTCTTTGTCTAAATTCTCGCCAAGGGAGCTGAGGAATTTCCAATGGCTTTAAGATACTAAAATCTTCACATTTATCCTTTATTTCTCTAATAGTTTTATATGCTGCTTCAATTTGTTCTTCTGTTAAATATTGAAAGAATGAACGAATTTCTTCATCATTCATCATATAAGTGGTTTCATAGAAACTTTTTACTTCACGTTCACCATCTTGCGCGTTTAGAAACGTTTCATGGATAAAAGCATCTTCTGGCCGCAAATAATGACTATCTGTTGTAATAATATATGGAATATTTAATTCTTGACTAATTTTTAATAAATACTTATTAACAAAAGTTTGTTCTTTATTATGTGAAGGCTGCATTTCAAGATAAAAATTACCTTCTCCAAAAATATTCTGAATATATAGACACCATCTTTTCGCAGTTTCATAATATTCTTCATCTCTGGTATCCATATATTGAAGTAAAAACTTATCTAATTGCGAACCTAAACAAGCAGAAGAAGCAATTAAATGCCCCGGATTTGTTCCAACTATTTCTTTCAAATCTCTGTAATAAGTCGGACGACGACGTAATCTGCGGCTTACGTATGAACGCTTCCATGCTCTTGTAGATAATTCACAAATTTGATGATAACCTTCTAAATCTTTACATAAAAGAATAAAGTGAAAATATTTATCCTTCGTTTTATCGAAGTTCTTTGCATTTAAATCATTTCGTGTTAAATAAATTTCATTACCACGAATTAATTTAAAATCTGGATTTTTTTCTTTAATTTTTTTATAATATTTTTCTGCCTTAATATAACTTGAAATAGTCTCATGATCTGTAATTGCTACACATTCATGACCTAAACTAATAGCTGTATCAATAAGAGCATTTACCTTATTGATACAGTCGCGTAAAGTTTCATTACTATAATCTGTGTGATTATGAAGACTGCCTGGATATTTACTCACACAATCACCTCTTTCTATTATTCTATAATAATTATAGCATAATTTTTATTATTTGTCAACCTCTAATATCCATATGTGCCATATAGTCCCATTCGATCTATTCTTCATAATCCTCTTTAAGCTATTTAAGTGTTTTAGGTTTCTAAATAGTTATACACGCCGCGTTTAAATATGACCGCTTAACGGGACAATTTTTTTCATATTTACACTCTATACATTTAAGATATTTCATTTTCTTTCTCCTTATGTTTATTACATACTGATCTGCCATCTATTTTAACCTCCCATAATTTACAAAAGTCATAATACCAATTATAATATATACAAGTATCACAACACTTTTTCTTAGAATTCATACTTACTTTCATCTTTTTCAAATTGATAATCATCGCAGAAAATTTGAATAGTAGTCCTTCCAGCAAATGTATTCAAATTTGCGCGCCCATAAACAGTTAAAGTATTTAAACGATTATTCATTACTTCATCTACAAATTCTGCATCTTTAAAGCGAACATAGTCTACATTATTATAAGAAATTTTCATACTATCTTTATTCGCGCCCATAGCCATTACATTAGCTAATGAGATATTTTTTATAACGAACTTAATTTCATCAATATGATTACCAAAACATTCTGGATGTGAGGCTAATGCCGCAAGTAATGTTGAATTATCTTTTCTCGCATCTAAAATATAATCTACTGTGTAGCAGTTTTCAAAGTCTGCCGCATTTAATTTTTTATTAGCATAGTCTAATAAACTATCTACTTTATTATACTTTAATCCCCAGCCTGCAGCGGCGTCATGCCCGGCAACATATGTCATTAATCCGCTATTCTCAAGAAAAGTTTTAAAACTTGGTAGCCCAGCAAAATTGCCATCACTTCTAATACTACCTTGAATTTCATTTTTATTGTTTCTGCGGCCAATCATACAAGGCTTATGATATTTAGATACAATAGCCATTGCAATTAAGCCAGTTAATTCTTGTGGAATGTTATCAGTTGGATCAAGTTCTACTAAAATAATATTATTTTCTAATAAATCATTCTTTTGGATTTTAAAATCAATTAAATCAATTGCTTTTTCTTTTAGTTTATCTTGTCGTGCTTTTGCGTTTTTACCTACGCGCGCAGTTTGCTCTGCGGCAGTTTCTGTATCTCCTGATTTAGCCCCACGTTTAGTACTGGGAACAATCTTATCTGGCTCAATAAAGCAATAAAACATTATTTCTTTTTCTGAAACTGACCCTACACGAGTAATAGCATTAATAAGCGGAGCGATATAAAAGGCAATATCAATTGGCGTTAGTCCATCCCAAGGATATACAGCCTTTTCTTTTAATGAAAATGACTGCGATTCTAATAGCGTTTTAAATCCTTTATTACTTATATTTTGTAATCCTTCTAACATTAAATAATTAGTTTCTATATTTGTTCTATCCATTACATCAGCAATTTCACCAAGTGCAACTAAGTCTAAATAATTATGTGATAATTCTACTCCCAATGTATCATCTAAAACTTCACAGAATTTATATACTACGCCTGCGCCGCATAGCGATTTATTATGATATTTTTCTGACAACTGATTATTAATAATAATTGTATTTGGAAAATTAGAAATTACAGGATTACCATTATCGTCATAAAGCTGTTCGTGATGATCTAAACATAAAACATCACTGCCAAGCTCCATTAAACGCTCATGATACTCTATATCATAGCTTCCTGCGTCTGGTACAATTACTAAGTCATAATGGTCATTAATATTTTCTAACCATTCAATTTTATCACTAAGTCCATGTTGCTTATGTTCATGAACAGTAAAGTTTAAATTAGCAGTTGGAAAAACACTTTTAATATATAACCAAAGTATAGAAGAACTTGTAAATCCATCTGCATCACAATCCACAACAAATAAAATATTACTTTTATTATGTAAATGTTTTAAGAGCATTGCAACTCCATCTTCAATATTATCTAAATCATATGGATTCAATTCACAGGAAAATGATGGGAATAAAAAATTTCCCACATCCTCCACTCCACGATCATGAAGAATTTCTTCTAATGCGTAGTCTGGATCGGTTGTATAATTATTTCTTAGTTTATATTTCATATTAAGTCTCCTTATCTTATTTTAATTCTATTTTTATATAAATATTCAAAAACTTTTTTACCTTTATCAAAGGGAGAATCTTTTTCTTCTAATACATTATCGAAATCCCATATATATGAAAAAGTAGCTTGATTTTTATATTTTCTACACATATTTTCTAATTTTTCTCTGTATCTTTTAGCTTTATCTGTACGCCAATCAGTATATTCTTTATCTAATGCTACAATTATTTCATTTGCGCCAAGAATATCTGTTAGCATACTAATATGATATTTATTAAATGTAGAACCGCAACAAGCTACTGTATTACTTAAATCTCCATAAAATCCGTCATCAAGTAAAACTGACTTTTCTCCTTCTACTATAATAGCACTTCTACGACGGCGAATACCATTCTGATGCTCATAAATTCCATATAAATTAAATTGAAGTTGATGTGTATAAGTTATATTACCAATTTGAATTGGACGATATTTGCCATATTCTTCAGCTTCTTTTTTTTCTAATGTTCTGCCGCGAATGCCAACTAATCGTCCGTTAATATCAAAATGTGGAATAATAATTTTATTTTGACCTATACTAAATTTAATTTGAAATTTATCCATAGCTTCTTTTGTAATACCTTCTTTAAGCCATATTGGATGATAATAAGAAGTAAAATATTCTAAAATACTTTTAGGATATTCATTTAGAACAGGAATATTCTTATCAAATTCATATTTACTCATATCTAATTCATTATTCACTGTTCTTTTTTTACTAATTTTAATCTGGCCTAAACAGTGCTTTACATAATCTTCTGCTTCATCATCACGTACAATTCTATCTTCATTAATTTCCATAAATTTTTGATATAATTTGAAAATAGACATTGCTTCGTTACATTCTGTATAGCATCTAAATATTTTATTATTTTGATACCAATATAATTTCATACTTTGCGCTTCATGTAACGGATTATGACAAATAGTAGGACAAACTAAATATCCTTTATCCTCATAAACTGCTATTTGGTCTACGCCTAAACTTTCTAAAAAGATTTTTACATCTTGTAATGTAATAGATTCTATAATATCTTTTTTAGAAACTTCAATTAAGTCTAAGGCTTTATCTTGTCCACTTAATGTATCTAACATATTTATCCTTTCAAATCATCACGCCAAAAATTAATTGGCTTTTCTGAGGCTGAATTAAATAAGTCTGGAATTTTATCAATAGGCTTATTATCAGCGGTTGTCATAAATAAGTCAACTCTACGTCCAGTTCCTAAATGAAGATTAATCCAAATTCTAACATTTTTATAACGCCCACGACGCATTTTATAAATATCTAAAATATGAGTTGGCTTATAATCTGGATTTTCAAAAATAATTGGGTCAATTATCCCATCGCGTGCGGCTGCGCGTAATGATGGCATTAATGACTCCCAAGTCTTTTCTCCTATTCTTGTCATTACATATCCCATATCTGCCTTATCTGCCACAGCTTTGCTGCCACGAATACAGGATTCATTTTTAAATTCCCCGTCATCTGTCATTGCCATTGCGTTGACCTACGTTGCAGAAAAAATAAAAAGATTATAATCTTTTGCTACTTGTTTCAATTGATTTGCCATAAGCATAAGTACTACGTCTTCACGTAGACCATTCTTTGTGAATTGACTCATCATACTTGCAGTTGTATGAATATAATCAAAAAATACGTATTTAACATGGTCAATAGTGGCATATTTTTTTATTGTAGCCTCGACATTTGTTAAGTTTGGATCACTTATTTCCTCTATAATAAAATTACCGCTATATTTTTCCATAATTTTTCCCGCGTACTTGACTCTACTTAATTCTTCTAATTCATAAGCGCCAGTTAATATATGATCTTCATCAACTCCAGAAAGATAAGCTAACATAATTGTTTGTAGTTCTTCTCTATCCATTTCTGTTACAATAAATAATACCTTTCGTGGTTCTCTAAATTCTCCTGTTACCTTTGATACTTCTTCAATAAAAGTTCCTTGATCATGTGACCATCTAATTGGATATGCTAATCTACAAGCATCAAAAATTGAAGTTCTTGATTTACCTGCATTTGTACTTGCCGATTTTAAGAAAAAGCATCCTTCTCTTGCTCCACGACAAGCCGTACTAAATATTTTCCCCTCTAAGCTTGGCCCTATATTTGGAGTTTTTTGTAAACTTTCAATTAACGTAAAAATTCCTTCTGCGGGGTCTCCTTTTAATTTTCCGCCATTTAAAAAATCATTTCTAATTAAATTATATCGACTTTCCACCGAATTTAAAATTTCTTCCAGAGTTGCTTTATCAAAATGTTCTTGAATAGCAACCGCCTTCATTGGATCGTCAATATCTTTATCATCTATATAAAATTCACTAATATCATATTTTTCTTTTTGTAATCTTCGTAATAGCGAATATTTTTTAAAACGATCGTGATAAAATTCAAAATTTGCTAATTCAGCATATTCATATGCTGTTTTTAATAAGTCTAATCCGCCGTCTTGCTTGTATGCGAGAAAACTATTTTCGTGATTTTCTATTTCTTGGTCAATTTCAACTGGAGTTAGTTTTTTCGCGCCTTGCTCATACATTTTCTTTATTATTACAAAGCAAATACGTGCCACCTTATTATCAAAATCTGTTGGCACGATGTCTGGATACTCTAAAAACAAAAGAGGATTATGCATCAAGCAACCAATAATCTGACGAGCGGCTTGATTATCCGATAAAGTCAATCAAATCTCTCCTTAATCTATGTCTAACCAATCATCTGGATTCCACTTACTTTCATATACTTTTGTATTTTCTTGGACTGGTACGACATATTCTTTAAATTTAGATTGTGCTATTGCTTGAACTATATTTTTATTTCTTTGTTCTTCTAATACTTTTTTCT